CACTTGTTGGTACATATTCAGGATCTTCGCTGTCTAATCATGGACCTATTGTTTATGATATGTGTACATCATTTGACTCAACGAAGATGTATATATTATTTAATGATAATATTATATACGAGTATGTTATGGTAACACCAGGTTCTATAGCAAGTATGTACTGGACAGGTGTATCATTTAATGCTGTTATACTTGATTCAGGGCCAAAAAATGTTCAGATATCAGATGATGGTACAAAAATGTTTGTCTGGGGTTCTAGTACTAATAGAGTTTATCAGATAGATATGGCAACTGCATTTGATTTAGAAACTGCTACCTATAATGGTGTAAAAACAACTGGCATTAGTCCTTTTTATGATAACAATACTGGTGGTATGTGGATTTCAGCAGATGGCAATACAATTACTGGTAGAATAGATACAACCACAGTAGGTTCTTATAACATTGATGGTACAGTAGTCAATTTGCCTACTGTTAACACGCCAGTTGGTTATAATACTACGTGGAACTTTGATTTTGATAATATTATTGACGATAAGAAAGTTCACAGTAGTTCTTATCATACTAAATTTGTTTCAAATGATGGTACAAAGTTATATCAAATCCTCAGTACTAGTAAAAGAGTACATCAGTACGAATTGAGTATTCCACACGATATAAGTAGTGCGGTTAGTGGCACTAATGGTCAAAGTTCAACGACACTTAGTAATCTAACTGATACCTTATACAATGTATTTGTATCACCAGATGGTACTAATTTGTATGCTATTGATTTTGATAGTAAACTTTATCATTATGTAATGAGTACGCCTCACGATCTTTCCACTGCAGTTTACACAGCACTGACTACTGCTACCAGTGGAATTACAAGCCTGAGAAACATTGAGTTTTCACCGGATGGCAAGATATTTAATGTATATTATGCCACTGGCCAAACGGTAAGACAGTATATATGTGGAACCCCATGGGATATTACAACTTCATACTGGACAGGAAATTCTCATGTATTTGAAACAAGCAATATTCCTCATTCTTTCCAAATTAGTGCAGATGGCACAAAAGCATATACATTTATGCGTGAGGACGATACGGTACGTGAATATACAATGTCAACAGCATGGAATATTACTACAATGTCTTCTGCTCCTAGTAACACACATTACTTCAAAAATGCGTGGGAAGTATTTATTGGTCCAGATGGAAGCAGAGCGATGGTATCAACAGGTACAACACATGAACACATATATAGAACAGATGGTACTGCTCACACTCCCGTGACTGCAACCGGCAGTTCGATAACTTGGGCAGCAGATATAACAAGTCTTGTGGATGCTAATAAGTCTTTTGACACTGGATATCCTTCTTCCAGCGCCTGGGTATTAAGTGATGATGGAACTAAATTATATACGATGAATAGTCTAAGGGTCGATGAGCATACACTTTCTATTGCTCACGATATAAGTAGTGCATCTTTTGACCAGCCAAGGCAACTGGGTGAGTCACCACTAGGCGGTGCAGTCGGTTGGGCGCAGAGTATGCATATTAACTCCGCTGGTACAAAAATGTTTGTTCTAACCGATTACTCAAATCAGGCTGATATATATCAGTATGATTTTGGTACGCCATTTGATGTATCCACTTTAACAAAATCTACTTCACCTCGTCCAGATTCATACCTTAAAGATATAATAGGTGAGACTAATGTTACTGGCTTTGCTATGTCTTATGATGGTAAGAAATTATTCCATACACGAGGAGATAGAATTGTTGAAAGAGTATTAGAAACTGCATTTGATATCACTACTGAATATAAAACAGGAAATGAATATTGGACAGGGGATATTGACAGTACACCTGCATCACTACAATTTAGTTCAGATGGATTGAAACTTTATATGTTTGGGCAAGTAACAGATTCTATGTATGAATTCACAATGACAACTGCATATGATATATCAACTATGTCATATTCTGGTACAACAAAACGTGTACGTGGTGGTTTTTCCGGCTACTTGTCATCTGATGGTACAAAAATGTATGTTAAAATTGGATCAACACTGCATCAATATAATATTAGCTAATAATCACTGATTATTTAAAATAATTAAAAGCGCCCTCCGGGGCGCTTTTTTTGTGCTAAATACATATACAAATTAAGTGAGTATATAATTATTATGGCAGACCTAACAAAGCAAGCATACAAAACTACAGAATTTACTGATGAACAACTAAGTGAGTTTAGTCAATGTATAGACAACCCTTCCTATTTTCTGAATACATACTTCACAATTCAGCATCCTACCAAAGGTAGTATGATATATAAAGCGTATGATTATCAAAATGAACTTGTTAATTCGTATCATAACTATCGCTATAGTATTTCGATGCTAGGCAGACAAATGGGTAAGTCAACTACTGCAGCTGGTTATTTGTTATGGTACGGCATGTTTGTCCCAGATCAAACAATTTTGATTGCTGCACACAAATATAGCGGCGCACAAGAAATTATGCACAGAATTAGATATGCATATGAATTATGTCCGGATCATATTAGGTGTGGCGTTATATCATATAATAAAGGTTCGATTGAATTTGATAATGGGTCTAGAATTATAGCACAGGCAACAACAGAAAACACGGGGCGTGGTTTGTCTATTTCGTTGTTATACGCAGATGAGTTTGCATTTGTTAGACCTACAATTGCCAAAGAATTTTGGACATCCATTTCGCCTACTCTAGCAACAGGTGGTAAAGCAATTATCACATCAACGCCAAACCTGGATGATGACCAATTTGCTCTTATTTGGCAAGGCGGTATTAAAACAGTTGATGAATTTGGAAATGAAACAGAAGTTGGAGTTAATGGGTTTAGAGCATATAAAGCAGTTTGGTCACAACATCCCGACAGAGATGACAAATGGGCAAGTGAAGAAAAAGGACGTGTTGGAGTAGAACGTTTCTTGCGTGAACATGAATGTGAATTTGTTGCGTTTGATGAAACATTGGTTGATAGTGTGAAATTATCACAGTTTAGAGGTATTGAGCCATTGCGCAAGACAGGACAGATACGATGGTATGATTCTATAAAGAAAGAAAATACCTATGTCGTTGGACTTGATCCAGCAATGGGTACCGGAGGTGATAACGCAGCCATACAGGTCTGGAGTTTACCAGAGATGAACCAAGTAGCAGAATGGCAACATAATAAAACTGATATGAGAGGGCAAGTAAAGACCTTATATGATATACTACATATTCTCAAAGCAGAATTGAAAGAATTAGGAAATAAGTCACCAGAGATATACTGGAGTGTTGAAAATAATTCACTTGGTGAGGCAGCATTGATACTTATTGAAGAGATGGATGAAGATAAATTTCCTGGAGAGTTTCTACATGAACCTAAGAAGCGAGGTGCTAGTCGGGCTATACGTAAAGGGTTTACTACTACATATAAGACTAAAATTACTGCGTGTATGAAAATGAAGTCATGGATTGAAAGTGATAAGATGACACCTATCAGTAAGAACTTAATAAGAGAGTTCAAGACATTTGTTGCAAAAGGTAAAAGTTATGAAGCAAAATTAGGAGAGACTGATGATCTTGTAAGTGCAACATTGTTATGCGTGAGACAAATACAAGTTATATCACGATTTGATGAACAATATGAAGAATTATTAGGTGAAAGTTTAGATACGAATGATGATTATGATGAACCACTTCCTATGGTATTTTGATAAATAGTTAAAAGGAACAATATATTATGGCTATAAATTATGAAAATATTTCTGAAAAAGTAATGAGAATATTACAAGGGATTGGATTAACACCTAAACTTTTCTCTAATGAAGATGGTAAAAGTGTTGCGGTGCCGTCAGACGCCCGATATTTTTATGTACGTGAACCTAACCTGATGATATTTGTAGATGATACTACAACTGAGATAAAATTACATATAGGTGAAAATGTAGAGATCAATGAACCAAAAATAACTAAAATAATAAAATTGATTAAAAATTTAGCACGTAGTTATATGTTAGATTTTGATATACGAACATTTGGCAAACATATTGAACCTAAGAATTATACATATAATATAGAAAATAGTAAGAATGATAAGGAGCAGAAAATGAATGATGTATTGGAGGAAGGTTTAAGTCCATTAGAAGGCTCTACAAAAACAAGTAGACAGACGTTGGAAAATGTCAGATTGATCATTCGGCATAAAAAGCCAGTCAATGAAGAGCAACGTGGATCAAGATCACGTAATATTTCCGCTATATTTGTAGAAAACTCAGACGGCGAACGATTTAAATATCCGCATAAACATTTATCTGGTGCAAGAGCAATGGCTAGACATGTTAGTAATGGTGGAGTACCAAGTGATATGGTTGGTGAAGCAATTATTGAACAAACAACAACTCTAGTTAAATTGAAAGAATTTATGAATATTGTAAATAAGCAGAGACTTGTTAATGAAGAAAATCGTGATGTAGTTCTTAATGTTAAAAGACAAATACAATCAGTTAAAGAAAATATGAATCGCATTCAAGGTGCAAAAGGTTACACCGCATTTGTAGAATCACTAGCATTGAATGAATCAGATGTTTCTGAAGAAATTTCTGAAGAAACGGTAAACGATTATGTTCGTAAGTTTACAAAATCTACATTTGAAGAAAAACTAACAGATATTCTACCTCTTATACATCGTGCTAACACAAAGGAATCAGAAAAGCAAAAAATAAACCAAGTGGAACGTGTTAGCGATATAATTGAGGCATGCAATGAAGATGGTTCACTAGTCAATACTATCTCGTTCAAGAATAGTAAAATTGATATTAGTGGTATTAAGAAAACAGAACTAGATGAAAATAGTGAAACTCCCAATTTATCACAGATGTTTTCAGATTTGGCGAATAGAATACAAGTTGAATCATGTGATGATAACCACAGGCATGATAGAAGTAATGACAGATCAGCAGAATTATCTGTATTTCTAAGAAACATCGCTGAAGAAATAAAAGATGCACCTCAATCCGTAGATCGTGAAGCATTAGAGTTGGGCGCAAGACTTGTAAAAATGTCAAATTCTGAAATTTCTGAAGAGGTAGTAGAAACTACAATAGAAGATAAGATCGATGATATTCTATCAGAAGCATTCAAACCATTCAATAATTTTGAATAAAAAAATAAAAATTTATTTTAAAAAAGGAGGCATTATGCCTCCTTTTTCACTTGACAATGATAAATAAATATTGTAATATGTATATATGCTCTAGGGAGAATGGGTACATATCACAACTAAAGCTAATAAAAAATCTAACAAGGCTAACATGGCTAATATAAAGGAAAACCAACAATGGCAACACTAGCAGAAATTCGTGCAAAATTACTTGCACAAGAAAATAAATCACAAGACAATTCAAATCAATCACGTGGCACAGATGCAATTTATCCATTCTGGAATATGGATAATGATAGTACAGCAGTTATTCGGTTCTTGCCAGATGATTCACCTGATAACGTATTCTTTTGGCGTGAACGTCAAGTAATTAAGATTCCGTTCGCTGGAATAGCAGGTGGTGAACAGAAACCACTACAGGTTCAAGTTCCATGTGTAGAAATGTGGGGCGACACATGTCCAGTTCATGCAGAGATTCGTCCATGGTTCAAAGATCCATCTATGGAAGATTTGGGACGTAAATACTGGAAGAAGCGTTCATATATTTTTCAAGGATTTGTAGTAACAGATCCAATGAATGAAGATGGGCCCGAGAATCCTATCAGACGTTTTGTAATCGGTCCACAAATCTTTAAACTACTAAAATCTGCCCTTATGGATCCAGATATGGAGAATCTGCCAACTGATTATGATGCTGGCACAGACTTCCGTCTTGTCAAAACGCAAAAGGGTCAATATGCAGACTATTCAACTTCAAATTGGGCACGAAAAGAGCGTTCACTTAATGAATCAGAACGCCAAGCAATCGAAACTAATGGTCTTTTTGACCTGAATGAGTTTATGCCAAAGCGTCCATCACAAGATGAACTTCGTGTAATCATGGAAATGTTTGAAGCATCAGTAGATGGTGAACTATATGATCCAATGCGTTGGGCTAACTTTTATCGTCCGTACGGCATGGATGTACCCGAAGGTGCAGATACAAATGGCGGTTCATCAGCATCGTCGGTGCAAGCACCAGAGAAAGTTGCAGAACCAGCAGTGAAACCTGCTGCATCTCCTGCACCAGCACCAGAACCTGAACCAGCACCTGAACCAGTGACTGCTGAAGCAAGTTCATCAGGAACAGATGCATCTGATATTCTTGCAATGATCCGAAATCGTAAAACTGATTAATAGTAGATCAATCGGGAGGGCAGTCTGCCCTCCCACCAATACACATATATTATATATAGGAGTCTATTATGGCAAAAGCATTTGATGCGTCCAAGTTTCGTAAATCAATTACAAAATCAGTTCCAGGTATGTCTATGGGATTTCGTGATCCAGACACGTGGATCTCTACAGGTAACTACTGTCTAAACAAGTTAATCTCTAATGATTTTCACAAGGGTATTCCACTGGGAAAAGTAACTGTTCTTGCAGGTGAGTCTGGTGCCGGTAAATCGTATATTGCATCAGGTAATATCGTTAAAAATGCACAGGATCAAGGTATTTTTGTTGTTCTTATTGATAGTGAAAATGCACTTGACGAATCATGGCTACATGCGCTAAATGTAGATACAAGTGATGATAAACTATTAAAATTAAATGTAGCAATGATTGATGATGTTGCTAAAATCGTATCAGATTTTATGGCTGATTATCGCAAGGAATATTCAGATGTTGAAGATGCAGAACGTCCAAAAGTTCTTTTTGTACTTGATAGTTTGGGCATGATGTTAACACCAACTGACGTAACACAATTTGAAAAGGGTGACATGAAAGGTGATATGGGTCGTAAACCTAAAGCACTGGCTGCATTAGTCCGTAATTGTGTAAATATGTTTGGTGATTTTAATATCGGTATGATTGCCACAAATCATACATATGCATCACAGGATATGTTTGATCCAGATGATAAGATTAGTGGCGGCCAAGGCTTTATCTATGCATCTTCAATTGTTATTGCTATGCGTAAACTAAAATTGAAAACTGATGCAAATGGAGTCAAAACATCACAAGTACATGGCATTCGTGCTGCATGTAAAGTTGTAAAAACACGATATTCAAAACCATTTGAAAGTGTACAAGTAGAAATTCCATATGAAACTGGAATGTCACCTTACTCAGGACTAATTGAATTTTTTGAAGCAAAAGGTTTGCTAGTAAAGCAAGGCAACCGCTTGCGATATATCACCAAATCGGGCGATGAAATCATTGAATTTCGCAAAAACTGGACAGATGAAAAACTTGACATTGTTATCAATGATTGGAACAATATTGACATTGATGATGAATCTAATGGTCTTCAATCACTTGAAGTTGATTCAAATGGAGAAATCGTTGATGAAAACACAGAAGTTAATGAAGTTTAAAATTTACTAAGTATTATTTTACAAGAGGCATAATAAATGGCAACTAGCGATACAGAAATACTACTTGATGTATGGGACACTCTTAAATCTTTTATTCCTTCAAAGGATAAGATGGAAGCAGCAGAACGTATAATTAAAATTTTTGATGAATTTGGTATTTCGAAACAGGATATTTTCGAAATGACAGAAGAAGATAAAATTTTACAAACTGCATATGATCGTTATTTTTCAAATGATGAAGAATATGATGAAGATGAAGAATGGGATGAATACGACGGATGAGTTGGTATCGTAAAGTTGTTGCTGATTGGAATAATATTCCTGCTTTTTTAGACCACTTTGAAATCGAACTTGCCGAAGCAAAAAAAGAAGTAAAAGTAACAGGTAATATTGAGAAAGCATCTACCCAACTACCTGGCTATGTTGAACATAGATTTGGGCAGTTGCAAGAATTAGAAGCTATATTAGAACATCTAAATATACAACTAAGAAAGAAACGAAGTGAATATTTACGTAAATACCTAGAAAACTATAATAAAGCATTATCAAGTAGGGATGCTGAAAAATATTCAGATGGTGAAGCAGAAGTTGTTGCAATATCTGAACTAATTAATCAGGTAGCACTTATGAGAAATAAGTTTCAAGGAATTACTAAGGGATTTGAAATAAAGCATTTTCAACTTAGTAATATAATAAAATTACGTGTCGCCGGTATGGAAGATGCGGACATAAACAATAGATATTAAGTGAAGTTTAAAATGTGTAAATACATTGCGATTTCGGAGAATGAATAGATGGTAATTAAAGTAGCAAAACGAGACGGTACAAAAAAAGAATTAGACCTTGATAAAATGCATAAGGTCGTATTTTTTGCGTGTGATGGTATCGCTGGCGTATCACCCAGTGAGGTAGAAATTAAATCCCATATACAGTTTTATGATGGTATAACAAGTGCAGAAATCCAAGAAACATTAATCAAATCTGCAGCAGATTTGATTAGTGAGGAAACACCTAATTATCAATGGGTTGCTGGAAATCTTATCAACTATCATATTCGCAAAGAAGTATACGGTTCGTTTGATCCGTGGCATGTAAAAGCGATAGTAGAAAAAAACACCGCTGATGGATTTTATGATTCTGAACTATTAGGTTCTTATAATGATGATGAATGGGAAAGAATTAATACCTTTATAAAGCATGAAAGAGATTTCAATATATCATATGTGGGCATGGAACAATTTCGTGGCAAATATCTTGCGCAAAATCGTGCAACTAAGCAATTGTATGAAACACCACAAGTTGCATATGTCCTTATCGCTGCTACTCTTTTTTCTAACTATCCAAAAGATACCCGTATGAAATGGGTAAAAGACTACTATGATGCTGTGAGTAATTTTGACATTAGTTTGCCAACTCCTGTAATGGCTGGTGTCAGAACGCCACAGCGTCAATTTAGTAGTTGTGTTGTTATCGAAACAGGAGATTCTCTTGATTCAATAACAGCAACATCAGGTGCTATTGTGAAGTATGTTTCACAAAAAGCAGGCATCGGCATTGGCGCTGGTAGTATTCGTGCTATCAATTCGCCAATCCGAAACGGTGATGCAACACACACTGGTGTTATTCCATTCTATAAAATGTTTCAAGCAAGTGTAAAATCATGTTCACAGGGCGGGGTTCGTGGTGGCGCTGCAACTCTACATTATCCATTATGGCACCTTGAAGTAGAAGATTTACTTGTTCTAAAAAACAACAAAGGCACAGAAGATAATCGGGTTCGTCACCTAGATTATAGTGTCCAGTTCAACAAACTTATGTACGAGCGTCTAATGACTGGCGGTGATATTACATTATTCTCACCAGCAGATGTTCCAGGTTTGTATGAATCATTCTTTAATGACCAGGACGAATTTAAACGATTGTATGAACTTGCTGAGAATGATAGTTCTATTAGACAAAAATCTATTTCAGCAAGTGAACTATTTTCAGCATTTATGAATGAACGTAAGAATACTGGTAGAATTTATCTTATGAATGTTGACCATGCTAATACACATAGTTCATTCGTTCAAGAGGTTGCACCAGTTCGTCAATCAAATCTATGTCAAGAAATTAATCTTCCTACTAAACCATTGAACAATCTAAATGATCCTGATGGTGAGATTTCATTATGTACACTAGCAGCAATTAATTGGGGTAATATTAAAACACTTACTGATTTTGAACGGGTTGGACGTTTAGCAGTTCGTGGTATTGATGCATTACTTGATTATCAGCGTTATCCAGTACTAGCCGCTGAATTATCTACATTAAAGCGTAGACCTGTTGGCGTTGGTATTATTAACTTTGCATATTGGATGGCAAAGAATGATATGACATACACAGATCCAAACTTGGATATGATTGATGAATGGGCAGAAGCGTGGAGTTATTATCTAATCAAAGCAAGTGTTGAACTTGCAAAAGAACAAGGTGCTTGTACAGGCTCTTATGAAACAAAATATCACAGTGGCATTCTACCAATTGATACACGTAAAATTGATGTAGATGAATTGGTTACATACCAAGAGCGTCAAGATTGGGATGGATTACGTGCTGACTTGAAAGAATATGGTATTCGTAACTCTACGCTAATGGCTCTTATGCCAGCAGAAACTTCTGCACAAATTAGTAACAGTACTAACGGCATTGAACCGCCCCGTTCACTGGTATCAATCAAACAGTCCAAGCACGGTGTACTAAAACAAGTTGTGCCAGGAATCCACAAACTAAAAAACAAATATGAATTGCTATGGGATCAAACATCTCCTGAAGGTTACCTAAAGATTGTAGCAGTTTTACAAAAATATATTGACCAAGGCATTTCAGTAAACACAAGTTACAATCCTGTGTTTTATGATGAAGAAAAAATTCCAATGTCTACAATGCTCCAACATCTTATTATGTTCTATAAGTATGGAGGCAAGCAATTGTATTATTTTAACACATTCGACGGACAAGGCGAAATTGACATTGACAAACTAATGGACGAACCACTATCAATATCACAAGTAGATGATGATGATTGTGATAGTTGCGTAATTTAAATAAGGGTATATAAAATGAGTGTATTTAATTCACAGAACAAAACAGATCATACTAAAGCATTGGCCTTCATGGATCCTGCAGGTGGCGTTGCTATTCAACGTTATGATATGTTAAAGTATAAGCAGTTTGACAAACTAACAGACAAACAACTTGGATTCTTTTGGCGCCCAGAGGAAGTTGATGTAACTAAAGATTCAAACGATTTTAAGAATCTTACAGACCATGAACGTCATATTTTTACATCAAATCTAAAGCGTCAAATTCTGTTAGATAGTGTACAAGGCCGCGCACCAGTAGAAGCATTTGGGCCACTAGTAACTATTCCAGAACTAGAAGCATGGATCCAAACTTGGACATTTAGTGAAACAATCCACTCACGTTCATACACGCACATCATTCGTAATGTATATTCTGACCCATCAAAAGTATTTGATGGCATGATGGATATTGAAGAAATTATGGAATGTGCTGATGATATTTCAGAATGTTATGACCAACTGATTGATATGACATCATATTTCAATCTATTGGGCGAAGGCACTCATACTGTTAATGGTAATAAGGTTGTTATTGATAAGTATGAAATTAAGAAACTACTTTATAAAACACTTATGAGTGTCAACATTCTTGAGGGTGTTCGCTTTTATGTTTCATTTGCATGTTCTTGGGCATTCGCAGAATTGAAGAAGATGGAAGGCAATGCTAAAATCATCAAGTTGATTGCACGTGACGAAAATTTACATTTGGGTTCAACGCAAACACTTCTAAAACTTCTACCAAAAGATGATCCTGACTATATTCAAATTGCAAGAGAAACAGAAGCAGAATGTATTCAAATGTTTGTTGATGCAGTTGAACAAGAAAAAGCGTGGGCAAATTATCTATTCAAAGATGGATCAATGATTGGTCTAAACACACAATTGTTAAGTGATTATATTGAATGGATTTGTTGTAAGCGTATGACTGCTGTAGGTCTAAAATGTCCATATGCAACACCGCAAGCCAATCCTTTGCCATGGACACAAAAGTGGATTGCTGGTGCAGAAGTTCAAGTTGCACCACAAGAGACTGAAATTTCATCATATGTAGTTGGTGGTGTTAAACAGGATGTTGATAAGAACACATTTGGTGGCATGTCACTCTAACTTAATATAAACTATTTTATAGATTATTAAAAGCGCAGCATTTTTTGTTGCGCTTTTTGCTTGACAAACATGACGAATCACTATATAAAGTATGTATAAGTTAAGAAAAAGAGGGAACCATCATGAAGAATATTTTTACAACATTCGCTGCTACAATTGTTTTATCATGTGGAAGCACACTATATGCAGATAGCATTCAATGGAACAAAATTAATGATAACTACCGAGATGATAATTATGATTGTCGAAGTAATCAACGTGGTGTTGTTCCTATAGATAATCAGCAAACCATAAAGGCTGATTGGGTTTTAAACAATGATTTTGGTGCATATATCTGGAAAAAAACCCCTGCGCTTAAATCATGTTTGTATCGTGATGGTACGGGATGGGAATTTAATTCTGGCAAGGCGTATAGCCCAGATAAATTACCAGGTCCATTGCCGTGGTTTGCTCCTGCAGCAGTAGTTGGTGCAAAGGGGTTTGGTTCGATAGGCAATATGTATAACAGGAAAAGAGAGTTTCCTGTACAAGTTAGTAGCATAAAAAGCCTAGATTACAGTGTAAATTATACATATGAACTAAAAGGCGTAAGTAACACACATATTGCACTTTGGTTTTCACAAGTCAACAAGCCACGATTCAAAGATGATCCCGATGCTGGTCCATGGGCATTATTTCGCCAAGTGCCAGAACTTGAAATCATGCTGAAAATAGGTGGCAATTTCAAAGATGATGAAACTTGGATGAGGAAATGTAAAACAAATAATGAGTGGACTAGATACTCCATTAATACTGAGTATGGAAAAATGCCCGCGTGTATTCAATCAAAGGAAACAAATACAGCAACAGCAACTAATAACGGACAATTTGCAACTAGCAGTGTTTGGTTTTCTGATGGCTGGTATAAAAATCAAGTAGGAACAAAGAAACGCCAGTTAGATTTGAAATCAATCATTGCACAGTTGACGAAAAAAGGATTTGTGAAAAATGAGTGGTATCTCATGGGTATCGAATTTCAAACTGAAGTTTCATATGGCAAAGGTAACATGAAAATCCATAGTTTAGATTATAACCTTAAAACAAAATAATGCTTGACAAGCGTAACGAATCAGTTTATAACTAAATAGTAATCAGCGAAAAGGACTAACAGTATGGCTTATATTTCTCAAGACCGCAAAAAAGTAATTGCAAAAAATGTTAAAACAGTGTGTAAATCATATGGCTTTACTGGCAGAGAAGTAACTGTTGGCATTGATAATCATAGTTCATTAGTTGTTAATCTTTGGGGTGGACCGCTTGACTTAATCGGCGATATCAATGCTCATAATTGTAACGTTGCACAACGCTGTGGTGAGCAGGTTCGCTCTACTACTGGCAACTATCAAGTTAATCCTTACTGGTGTGAGGAACATGCTGTTGATCCTGTTATCAAACGTTTCTTTGGTGACTTGCTTGCCGCTATCAAATCAACTGGTTACTACAATAACAGCAATTCACAAATTGATTATTTTGACCACGATTTCTATATTGATATCAACTGTGGCAAATGGGATAAACCATATAACTATCGCAATGAAATGAAAGAAGCCGCATAATGAATACTCCAATCACTAAAAGTTTCCGAATGGAAGTGCAAAATTTTGCCCAGCAGTTAATCAATTCTGGCAAAGATGTTGAAACAGTGTATGACAAAGTAAGAGAACGATATGGTGATCTTGCTATACAACTTGTTGCAGACTGTTATTTCGAATTATCTAGGGTTTAATAATGAATATTGAAAAACTACGAACCGAAGTAAAAAAAGGTTATCCTATTTTTGTTGTATATACATCTGATACCAAAGAATTAGTAGACTGGTATCCTTTTGGCGAAAAGATGGCAAAAACTGCCGCCGAATCAAGAAACAATAAAGTTGGACCCAACACACATACTTATGGATCATGGCAGAATTATACAGTTGCATATAATAATCATCAGCGCCATCTTGCAGATTTGGCAGAACCTTGGAGACATCGATAAAAAATACTTGACATTACAAACGAATCAGTTTATAACTAACTAGTAATCAAAGAAAGAGAATCAAATGTCAGTAGTTCAAATAACAAACGGCTCATATCTTAATCAAGAAGTTACAGGTATTTTTCCTGTTGTATCTGAAATGAAAGTAGGCAAAGACGGCACACATTTTATTACAGTTGATGCTAGTGAAACCGAATTCAAACGTTCAAAAATTCGTGTCAAAGTTCAGCCTGAAAATGTAGAAACTATCTCGGTACACAATGAAACTGATGATGAAGTTATGGATCGTATCGCAGAGCGTTTCTCTATATTAGACGAAATGACCGAAGCAACATGTGATGGTATTGTTCGCGGTATGGTCGTCAGTGGACCTCCTGGTATTGGCAAAACATACGGTGTTGAACAGATTCTTGAGAAAGATTCACTGTTTGATGTTATGGCTGATAACCCATTGCGTCACACGTTTGTGAAAGGTACAATGTCACCTATCGGACTGTATGCAATGCTTTATAAGTATTCAGACTCGAAGAACATTGTAGTCCTTGATGATTGTGATAGTATTTTGTTTGATGAAAATGCACTAAACATTCTTAAAGCCGCTCTTGATAGTGGAAAGAAGCGTTACATTTCTTGGAATTCTGACTCTCACTTCTTACGGCGTGAAGGTGTTCCAGATCGTTTTGAGTTTAAGGGCAGTGTAATCTTTATCACGAACTTGAAATTTGATAATGTTCGTTCAAACAAAATCAAAGATCACCTCGAGGCTATCATGTCACGGTGTCACTATCTTGATTTGACAATGGATTCAACACGTGAAAAAATCTTGCGTATTCGTCAAATCGCACGTGATGGCGGGTTGTTTGACCAGAAAGGGTTGACCAAAGAACAAGAACGTAGTGTAGTAGATTTTCTTGAAGAAAATCAGGCAAAGATGCGTGAAATTTCATTGCGTATGGCCCAGAAATTGGCAGACTTATGTAAAATGAGCCCAGGCCGCTGGCAGCGACTAGCAGAAACAACCTGTATGAAACGTGTATAGTGTGTATATTTAAATTTTTAAAACAGGCACCTGTGCCTGTTTTTTCTTGACTCGAACCAGTAAAAGTGTTATTATGTAAATATGAAAAAATGTACAATCTTAATTAAAGACGAAGTGAATGTGAAATTAGAAGGTCTTGATCCTGCTACACGCCGCAAGTGCAGTGATAAACTAAAGTTTTTCTTGCCACATGCATACCATATGCCTGCTTATAAATTAGGACGATGGGATGGTACAGTACGTTTCTGTGATGTAGGTGGTAGAACTTATTTAAATTTATTAGATGATCTTTTGCCTATCATTATGAGTTCTGGATATGAGATTGACATTGATGATAGGCGTGAACATACTACGCTAGAATTTGATACAATCAATGATGAATTTTGGGGTGATACATGTTGGCCCGAAGGACATCCAGCAGAAGGTGAACCTATTCGTCTTCGTGACTATCAGGTTGAGGTTGTTAATAAGTTTCTAGAATCACCACAAGCATTACAAGAGATTGCAACTGGTGCTGGTAAAACCATTATGACTGCTACACTATCCAAACTTGTAGAGAAATATGGAAGATCAATTGTTATTGTACCGAACAAAGACTTGGTACGGCAGACTGAAGAAGACTATCTAAATTGTGGGTTAGATGCAGGAGTTTACTTTGGTGATAGGAAAGATATTGGAAAAACCCACACCATCTGTACATGGCAATCCCTCAATTCCTTGCTAAAGAAAACTAAAAAAGGTGAAGACAACATCATGGACTTTATTGAGGACGTGAGTTGTGTAATTGTAGATGAAGTACATCAAGCAAAGGCGGATGTATTGAAAGATTTGTTAACAAGTGTATTTGCACGTGTTCCATTACGCTGGGGATTAACAGGGACTATTCCCAAGTCGGATCATGAGTTTGCCACTATAAGAGCCAGTCTAGGAGATATAGTTAATAGACTAGCAGCAAAAGATTTACAAGATATTGGTGTATTATCGAATTGTCATGTAAACATTGTTCAAACTCAAGAACCTCAGGCATATACAGATTATCAAAGTGAACTTAAATTTTTATTAGAGGACAAAAAACGACAAGAATATTTAGCCAACTTAATTAAAGAGATATCAAAAACAGGAAATACCCTAGTTTTAACTGGGCGTATTAATTCAGGACAAGCATTACAAGAGCTAATTCCAGAAGCAGATTTTGTTCAAGGAGCAATGAAATCTGATGATAGAAAAACAGCATATAAGGAAATAAATGAAGGTACCAATTCAATCACTATTGCTACTTACGGTGTTGCCGCCGTTGGTATTAACATCCCTCGCATATTCAACATGGTTCTTTTGGAGCCTGGCAAGTCTTTTGTGCGGGTTATTCAGTCTATCGGTCGTGGCGTCCGTGTGGCAAAAGACAAAGATTTTGTTCAAATCTGGGACATCACAAGTAGATGTAAATTCTCAAAAAGACACTTGACAGAAAGAAAGAAATTCTATAAAGATGCTGAGTATCCATTCAGCATAGAAAAGGTAAAATACTAATGAAAATACTGACACCAGAAAATCACTGTTTTGAAATGAACAGTCTTCCAGAAGAAATAGAAGATATAAGATATTGTGTTATGGATGTAACTGATAAGAAAAATCCAGACTTCTTTTTCATTCCATTAGTATTTATTGAAACATTTAATGCGCCGAGTATTTCAATGACTATTGGCAAATTTAAAATTGAAATGCCACTTGACTGGAATATTCTAATTGGTCACCGAGAAATTGGTGATTTAGAATTTGTTCCATTAACAAGTATTAATGAACGTAGTTTTGATACAATCTTAACAAATCCATTAAGTGATTTTATGATGCAATGGGAAGAAATTAAAATCAATAATGTATTTGCAGATGTAAAATGGTTCTTTCCTAAACTAAAGTATGGTCACATTCTTGCAATTCCGCTTGAGCATGGTGACAAACCAAAGTGTGCGTATTTTGTTAAAGACCTGAACCGCATACCAGATGTATTAAGCAGTTATGATTTCTTTTGATACATTACATCGTGTATTAATTGTTAATTACCAACATACAAAAAATGCGGTTGTATGGTGTGAGCAATCTTTAGAACCAGAAGAATGGAGTGTAGAATATTTTGAAAATAATGATTGTTTTTACTTTACATCTAAGACAAAATGTGGTATGTTTATGTTTGTGAATGGTGGTAAATATATTGCGCCACCACGAGGAGTAGAGAATGGCTGATAAACTTCCATTGAATGATGTTCTGAATGCTATTGATCGGCGTGATTATGATTGGTACTCTAAATTATCAGATGATGATAAAAAGAAGTGGAGTAGTTGGTTATTCTTACGCTATGCGAGTAGTGTGAAGGGATCTGGAGCAGGTGAAGCATTACTTGCGACAAATGACTTTGTAAATAAGCATTATACCGATTTGTATAAGCATGAAGAATTGATATGGAAGTTAATGTGCCTAACGGGTTCAGGTAAGAAGAAATACCATGAATGGATTAAACCTCCCACTGCGATTAAAAAGAAAGATACTATTACAGAGTTCTTATCTGAAGTAATGCCACATCTAAAAAAAGATGAAATAGAACTATATCGGTCTATAAATTCAGATGCAGATATAAAACGTCTTGCAATTGACATGGGAATAGATGATAAATCGATAGATGAAATTTTTGGTAAGAATAAAAGGAAAAAGAAATGAAGTGGTTCCATATTGAAAATAAACAAAAATGGGGAATTAGTGAAATACAACATTTTATTAATGAAGAAACCAATACTGGATTGAGAATTGATACCAATTGGAAATGGGGTTCATTTGATATTGGTCATCACACACACATTGAAGAAACAAGTGAACCTACAAATGTATACATGAAGTTTGATGAACCAATGGTTAATGCGTTGGATAGTGGCACGGATGAACTTATTTTTTATAATTTAAAAACGGGCGAAGAGTATGATGCAAGAGATTATCAAGAGTTTATAAATAATTATTATGATGAAGGTATCAACTATTTATTTGACAATGGATTTGATGATGGAGAAGATTCTGAATTTTGGATAGAAGGTGGCTTTACTATAGAAGAAACAGAATGCCCTTATGAGTTTTGAATGTCAATACTGTAAACGTTCTTTCAAGCGTGAAAAGACTTTATCTGTTCACTTATGTGAACCAAAGCGCCGCTATCTTAATAAGGATGCTAAATATGTTAGACTAGGATATCTTGCATACAATAGATTTTATGCATTGACACAAGGATCTAAAAAAGATAAAACATATGATAACTTTGCATCAAGTAACTATTATACTGGATTTACTAAATTCGGAAGATATATATTAGATATTAATGCTATAGATCCAGAAAAGTTTATTGACTTTGTTATTAATAACAGTGTGCATTTAGATAAATGGTGTAGCGACTCTGTATATGAGACATATATTAGAGAGTTAAATAAAAAAGAAACTGCAGAACGAGCAATTGAACGTGGTATATTATTAATGCAACAATGGGGAAGAGAACATGATAGACCGTTTAATGTATTTTTTAGGGAAGTCAGTAAGCCGCGTCTTATTCATTGGATTAAGTCAGGACGGATTAGCCCTTGGATTATTTTTAATTGCTATAGTTGCAGTGAGGCAATGGCAAATTTTAATGAACATGAGTTAAATTTAATAAATGAGAATTTAGAACCAACGTTCTGGTCTCGTAAATTCTCAAAACAATCAGACGATGTAAAATTTGTTAATAGTATATTAGAAAGAGCAGGATTATGAGTACTACAAAAGTATTAGGCAAATTAGATGAATGGAAAACTGGAATAATAGAGGATCCAGATACAGGTGAGTTAATTATACATTTGCCCGAACACATGCTTGCTACATTGGGATGGAATGAAAATACTGAGTTGGAATGGTATGAAGATTCTGATGGAGCAATTGGACTTAGAAAAGTAAAAAATAGTGGGAAAAATATATGAAACTTATTACATACGATTGGTCAAAAATTAACTCTGCCGTGCAAGATATTGCAATGGATATGTACAAAGACAACTGGCGTCCAGACTATATTATAGGAATTACACGTGGAGGTCTCGTTCCTGCAGTTATGCTTTCTCATATGACTGAGATACCAATGCATACATTATGTGTGCAACTGGCAGCAAATGGACTAGAAGAGAATACCGAAAGTAATTGTTGGATGGCAGAAGATGCATTTGGGTATGAAAAAGATCCAAAGAATATCTTAATCTTAGATGATATAAATCGTGGTGGTGATGCGATGGAATGGATTATGAAAGATTGGCAAGCAAGTTGTTTGCCGTCAGACGAAAAATGGGGACAAATATGGCACAATAATGTTAGATTTGCAGCATTGCTCAGTAGTCCCAATTCAATTGTAGACACTGATTATTGGAGTCAGGAATTTTCAGATTCTGAAGAACGTTGGGTACAATTTCCATGGGAGACATGATATGATACCAGGTGCAGGAAAATATCCAATTGGCGCAATTACAGACTGGGATAATGAAATTAAAAAACATATACCAGAAGAAAAAATAACTGAAACTGTTATTGATGATTTTGATGAATTTGTACTAAGTATTCAATCCGAAGACGATATCAATATGCAGACCACTATTGATAGTATCACATATAATACTCCATATATTACATCCAATACACAAAGTATATCTGGCACAATTGATGTTGGATTAGATTTATTCAGTTTCCATGATAACATAGAAACATATGAACAGAAGACAGAGCGCCGCCTTGAAACAATTGAAAAAAGATTATGTATTCTAGAACCAAAAAAAGATATGCTAGAAAAATACGTAGTATTACAAGATTTGTATAAGCAATACATGGCGGCAGAAGCATTGTTACAAGGTGATGATGATAATGATGCCAATGACGAGGATTTAGCATATTGATGTCTGCCCTAATTCCTAAAAAAAATAGAACAAAAACATTACTAGATAAGTTACGAGTTCTCAGAGGTGAGATTAGAGACAGACGTAAATTCTTCTCAGACTTTAATGACGGAGAGTTTCTTAAATGGACTCCTGTTTCCAAAGATGGTATTATATTTGAAAAAGAACTTGTGCCAGGTAGTGGGATGTTGATAGAATTAATTGACTGGTGTAATAGCAATTGTGACGGATACTATGTAGCACATCGAGGCAATATATATTTCGAAGACAAAGATGATGCAGCAATGTTTATAATGGTATGGAAATGAGCGGACAAAGACGTTGGTTAAAAATATGGGCAAGAACAGTTGGTATGCCGATTGGTCTTACCGATGAAGACAAGCCTGAATTTTTACCTATTACACAAACAGATGTTCGCCGAGCATTAGCATTCAGAACATTCTGGATTATCTTGCATATTGTCACATGTTGTGCTATAATAGCAGGTAACGGAAAAACTCTAGGAATTTGGTAATGAAAATTCAAACTGATATTGATATTGATATTTTGGATAGAAATGCTATTCTGAGCCTAATTAAGCATGTTCCGGCTAGTATTAAAAAGAATGGCATCTATACGAAACATAATAGTGGTGTATACGTATCTGCAATACCATATGATCCGGTGAGTAATCTAGCAAGTATTGAATATAAAGAAGCAGAAGAACGTGGTTACTTTAAATTAGATTTTTTGAATAATAGTTTATATGCCGGAATACATGATGAAGAACATTTATCTATATTGACAAATAGAGAACCAATGTGGGAATTATTAGAGTACTCTGAAATTGTTGAACAGTTAGCACACGTACATAGCCATATTGATGTATTACGTGTATTAAAGCCAAGAAGTATTATAGAACTTGCAGAAGTACTTGCTATAATTCGGCCTGCAAAAAGATATTTATTGAATAAGAGTGTAGATATTATTAAAGAAAATGTATGGACAAAGCCAGTAGATAATAGTTACTATTTTAAAAAGGCACATGCAATTGCCTATGCCGTAAGTATTGTTGTGCAACTTAATCTAATTTGCGAACAAGTTGAATCGACCGTCGTTTAATTCTTTTTTGTACAATATTATTTAAACTTGTCTCAGGACCCCACATAATCTGTACGTCTTTTGAGTTCATATTCATTATCCAATTTTTATATGGTAGAATTTGTGAACCTAAAAATAGATTAATTGGAATCAGTCTATTTGATTCCCACCACCATTGTTCTCCCAATTCAATAAATCCTTTTCTCAGTTCTGGTGTTGGTATATCTTCCCAGTTGTACAGAGATGTAATTACATTGTCTGTATTAATGAGAATACCAATATATTCTTTATAATCTTTTTTTCCATAGCGAACACAAGAGAAAAACGGGTAGTTCTCTTGTATCCATTCAATTTTATCTGTATCCATATTTATATTTATGTCTAATAAAAATTGTCGCTCTAAAGATAAATACAAGTATGATTAATGTAAATGTATTTCAGTATTATAGAGAAATAGAAGTGGTGTGCGTGGATAGCGTCGGCACTGCTGCAATGACGCCCTACCTAGGAAATATGCCAATGTATGATGGACAACACAAATTACATAAGGGTATTGACAATACTCTTAGATTCAAAATAAAAGACACTGATAGGAAGCCTATTGATTTAACAGGTAAAACTATCATTTGGAAAATGTATGACAGAGAAAGCCGCGAAAATGTACTATTCCGATTTGCAGATATTACGAATGCAATTAAGGGACAAGCCTCTCTATCAATATCCACCGCTGATACCATTATGCTACCTGAAGGATTCTATCAATTTGCAATGTATACAGTTGATGATGGTGTAGAGCAAATTATATATACTGACACATACGATAATGCAAAAGGAACTATAGAAGTTATTGATGATATATATCCTCAATTTGAAGACTCGCAAGAAACAACAACATTCTTTCCATCTACATTCGAAGAAAATGGCGAAACAATAGTTAAATATACTACAACCACATTTGATGGTAGTGGCAATACAATAAAATCAAAGTCACTGCATACAATCGCATTATATTTTGATGGCATGACAGGAACAGTGAATATACAAGGTGATCTTTCAGTTCAGCCATCATTAAATGACAATGATTGGTTTGATCTTACTCCACAGTTATTTTATGATAAAAATATTACTGTTAATAATGAAACAGGAGTACAGGCATATATGGTAAATGCTAATGTAAACTGGATAAGAATACGTTATACTGCTGCAAGTGGCTCTATATCTAAAGTCATGATACGGAATTAAAAGAGAGAGACAAATGAAATATAATGAACTTCAAGAAGGACCTCTTGTAAAAGGAAATTTAAGAGATAATCCTAATAGATTGCAAGCATTAATTACTAAGATTGAGAAAGGTGATCCTTTTGTTCTTGCTGGACAAAGTGAGCCATCTGTGATAATTAAGAAGAATTCAGAAGTTATAGATAATCTTAAAAATGGTATTATTCCTGATACATTTGAACTAGAAGACGGTCGCACAGTTAGACTTTCAGGTTTAGAAAAAACTGGTGAGTTTGGTGGCAGAGGTGCAGGGTTTTCCACACGTGACGAAGATGCTGCGCTTGCAACAATAAATAAAATGTTAGATCAAATGAAACAAGGAAATGTAGAAATTGATCTTGTTATCGGTAATAAGACGGTATCGGTCGCTAAGTTTGTCTCTACTCCAGGTACTCCTAAATCAGATTTTCATGCAGTTGATACAAGTGGCAATGCAGTTGCTTGGATTTCACATAAAAAAGGTTCTAAAGCAAAAGACTTTGGACAATGGGGCGGAGTTTCAGATAAAGAACTTGCGGTTGTTTATAAACGTATACCTAGTATTAAAGAAGAAATAGATTCATTTGTACAGGCAGTTAGAGATATATCACCTGATGGACAAATGATTAAAGGCTCAACATTTGCTAGAAAACTAAAAGATGGCAGACTGCGCGGCATTGCAATTTATGGTATAGGATGGGGCGGTGCCACGGGACCGCAAAATGTTGATTTGGTATTACAGGGTGAACCAAAATTTGATGGTAACAAACTTGTTGCAACCGGTTCATCTCATGCAAATAAAGAAAGACTCGAAGGCGACTTTGAACCAGTATTAATGGTAAGATACTCAAAAGATAGAAATAACTTTGGTATTAAAGGTGCCAGATTTGGAGTATATCCAATGGGTGGTCGCAAAATTGCAAAGTGGATTTAAATTTTAAATAATACTTGACAATTATTGTATTATAGTTTATTATGAACTTATGAATCTACAGGAAGTTATATATTCGAGTCTACCTAGACCTCAGAGGCCTAGCAGTGGTGGCTGGTTATCATTTAATTGTCCTTGTTGTATAGAAAATGGCGAAGCAAGAAATGATACAAGATTGCGCGGTGGTATTAGAAACGATGTAGATAGTATATCGTATCATTGTTTTAATTGTGGATTTACGGCATCACATAAGTTAGGCAGAGTCATTAATAAGAAAATGATTTTGCTAATGCGTAATTTAGGCATCTCTGATTCTGAAATAAAAAGAATACAATTACAAGCAATTAGAGACAAAGAATTAGCCGACGGTCCAATGGTGTTTGCCAGTAAGAAATCAAGTACCATCATACCTAAATTTAAAGAATGCGAATTACCAGAGGATAGTGTTTTACTAGATGATATATTACAAAGTGAACATCCAGATAGACGGGCAATTTTAGGTGCTAAATATCTAGTAGACAGAGGAATATACGATCACATATCTAATATATATTGGAGTCCACATCCAGTATTCAGAAAACGTATTATTATTCCCTATCTACAAGGTGAACGAATAGTAGGATATACTGGCAGAGACTATACTGGTAAAGCAGATTCAAAATATATGATGAAGACACCCAAAGACTTCATCTATAATATTGATGTTATTAAGAGTAGACGTAAGTATTTAATAGTAACAGAAGGGGTGTTTGATGCAGCAGCATTAGATGGTGTTGCTATAATGAGTAATGAGGCAAGTAAAGAACAAATAGACTATATTAACTTATTTAAAGGTGATATCATATTAAGTCCTGACAGGGATAAGGCTGGCGAAAAATTAATTAAACAGGCTATTGAAAACGGTTGGAGTGTTAGTTTCCCAAGATGGGAAGATGATATAAAAGATGCTGCTGATGCAGTGAATAAATATGGTAAGTTATATACTCTAAAGAGTATAATTGATAGTAAGATAAGTAATAGTACCAAAATTAACGTAAAAATGCGTTTAGGATAATATAGGAAATACAAATACATGGCAAAGAATCCAGTCAAAAAGAAAACAACTAAAAAGAAACCAGAGAAGAAACCAGCAGTAGAAACAAAAGTAATTCCATCGCCGAAAGAGCAACCGGCACCACCTCAAATGCAGATGCCGCAGCCTCCGGCGCAACCAAAAAAGCCAGGTGAAATACTATACGATAACGGCGTTTTATTCATGGATAAGGAATTCAATCAAGAAAATTGTATGCCATTAGTCAAAATGATTATGGAATATAATATGATGCCCGAAGGCCAAAAACCTGAGGTAATTCATCTTTATATTAATTCTCCCGGTGGCGCAGTAAATAGCGCACTACATCTAATTGATACAATCAAACAAAGTTCAATTCCAGTATATACATATGGAATGGGTATGATTGCAAGTTGCGGTGTTCTACTGATGATGGCAGGCGAAAAAGGCCATAGGTATCTAACACAGAATACTAGTGTAATGTCACATCAATATAGTTGGGGGTCGAAAGGCAAAGAACACGAACTAATGTCAATTGTTAAAGAGTTCGAATTATCAACAGAACGTATGCTTGACCATTATAAAAAATGTACAGGCAAAACAGAAAGTTATATTCGTAAAAACTTGCTTCCAGAAAGTGATATGTGGTTAACTCCAGAAGAGGCAATTAAACATGGAATTGCTGATAAAATTATTCAAACATACTAGTATATTATAGTTGACATGTTACTATAATTTGTGTTATAATTACCTTAAAAGTTATAATTTATTGGATACGATATGACAGAAGAAACAAATATACCTACATCAGAAGTAAAAGAATCTGGTGAATATGAAAACTTGATGGACCTTGCTGCCCAAAATAAACAGAAAAAACTAGAAAATCCTGATGCGTTTGCAAGTTTATTTGATGTTGAAGAAGTAGAAATTAATCCAGACCACTGGACACAACATTGGAAAGAAATGCCTGAATTTGTACAGGAAGATAATGGACCTTGGAAAACAGTTAGAATTCATTTTCGTAATGAAGAAGACTATGATGAATTTGCAAAATTAACTGGCAATACACATCTTACAAAGAAAACAAAAAGTGCATGGTATCCTAAGTTAGAAATTACTAAAAATGCATTACTTCGTTGGATAGAAGATGATGATGATGAAGATACAGCAATCGATGATGACAACAATGAAGGCTGGCAATGAGTAAACGAACTGATCCGAAATATCCAGTATATATTATATCTAAAACTAGACATGAATCCATGTTTACTTCTCGTTCATTAGCACGTATGGGAATAAAACATTATATTTCTGTAGAACCACAAGATTATGATAATTATGATGCTGCATTAGATGAATTTAATATTCGGCCATATGTTACATTGCTAACATTACCTTTCAGTAATCATGGTGATGGACCAGGAAGAGCAAGAAATTGGTGCTGGGATCATTCTATGGAAGTATTGAAAGCAAAAAGACATTGGGTACTAGATGATAATATTCAAGACTTTTATAGACTACATAATAATCAGCGTATTCGTGTAGAGTCTGGTTTGTTCTTCAAGATTATGGAAGACTTTTGTGATAGATATGAAAATGTAAAAATTGCTGGACCACAGTATCGTTTTTTCTGCGCAGCAGATCAATCATATCCTCCATATGTAAAAAACACTCGAATATATTCAACACTTTTAATTGAAAATGATTGCAAGTATAGATGGCGTGGCAGATACAATGAGGATACTGATATTTGTCTTCGTGTTCTTAAAGATGGCGATTGTACAATACAATTTAATGCATTCTTACAGGGAAAGTGTGCAACTCAAACTGTTAAGGGTGGGAATACAGAAGAATTTTATCATGCTGAATATACGGACAATGAAGACTTTCAAAAAACCAAATACAACAGTGATGGAACAATTAATAAATCACAAATGTTAGCAGATATGCATCCGGATGTTGCGAAAGTGGTATGGAGATATGGAAGATGGCATCATTATGTAGACTACTTGCCATTTAAAAAGAATATGTTAAAACTAAAAGATGGCATTACATTATCAACAAACACAAACAATTATGGTCTCAAACTAAAAACATATAATAGTGTTAATGAATTTGAAACTGAACAGAATATTCAAACCAAATAGATGTAATACTGCTACACTTTATCGCATGTGTTTTACTTGAAACTTGACAAATATACACTATATTATTAATAAGTATTATTGAGAAGATGAAAGGGAAAGAAAATGAAAAATTTAATTGTTGCAGCAATTGTGGCACTATTTGCTACTAATGCATATGCAGAAGATACAACAGTAGAAATGTTAAATAATCGTGATGATGGTGCAAAGATGGTGTACTCAGAAGATATCACACGTATTGACGTAGGTGATACAATTACTTGGGTACCGACATCAAAAGGTCACAATGTGGAATTTATTGCAGGTCCAGATGGTTGGAAAGCACCACGTAAATCAAAACTCAACAAAGAAGTTGAAATTGCATTTGATACCCCAGGCGTCTATGTATATCAGTGTTCACCACACAAGTCGATGGGCATGATTGCTATTGTTGTTGTAGGTGACGGAGACAATGATGTATCCAAAGCCAAAGTAAAAGGCAAGTCAAAGAAAAAACTAAAGGCATTGTTAGCAGAGTTATAAGTTATGTTTAGAAACTTTGTAAACAAAATTCCAGAGTTTTGTATGACTCATTGGCTACTTCGTATTCCACTTATTGTTGTATTTTTTCAGCAAGGAATGAACAAGTGGCCAATCAATATCGAAGACTCGCCAGTAGAACTTACACTATTAGTTTGGTCGGTTGTTGTACTAGGAGAACTTGGAGCCGCTGCAGGATTATTAGTCGGCGGCCTATCAGACTATATCAAACGACTAAAAGAGTTTGGTGATGTTATTACACGTTTCAGTGGCATTACTATTGCCAGTATTATGACAGGTGTTATATGGACAGGCGAACCAGAAAGTTTCTGGGATGTGATCCTATACGACCACTTTCATGTTCTACTATGGGTAGGCGGAATGTATTTTGCTCTAAGAGGAAACAGAACGTAATGCACGGCGATAGAGGCAATTATAAAATAGTTATATTAATGCTTGTCTTGTGTGTTGTATTACATGTAGTTGTTATACCGATTTGGATGTGGAGATTAGGACTATGAAACCAAATGAAAATTTTAAGTTATCAGTTAGGGATTTAGAAATTATAGAAAACGCACTAAGTGCAAAAGTTTCCAGAAGGGCAAAACGTTTAATGGAAGAACATGATGATAAACTAGCACAAGAGTTGAAAGAAATTCGTGATTTGCTAGGAAGATTCCATAATCAAAAGATTTTTTATAGACCAGCAAACAGATTTGGTAGAGGAAAATAAAAGGGCGCTTCGGCGCTCTTTTTACTTGACAAACAATACGAATCATTATATAAAGAACGTACATGCTAATAAACAGAGAGCCGATTTGTTGGATATCTTTAGTAATATTGATGAAACTCAAATAGAACCAGAAGACTATTGGGGAAATTTTGAAATTTTAGGAAACACTACAATGAAAACTTCTACATATGCTACTCAATTAAAATCAGTAATTAATTCACAAGTATACAGTTCGGTCGTATATAGTTTAGGATCACAATTAAACGACCGCAAAGATAGATTTGATAAGGCAGATATAATTGAACAAACAGTTGAAGCAGCAACAGATGGGAGATTAGTTTGGATTGATGATATTGGCAGAGATCATCGGGACACAATAGAAAATTTAGATATCGAATTTAAATATATGACTGACGGTATGTTTACCAAACGTAACAAGCAAAAAAAGACAGTCAAAGTAAAATTAAAAAATAGTTTAGGCGAAAACAAAGGCACTACAATTGAAAACCCTGCTGATTTTTATATGCTTGGTCAGCAAAATGCAATTGCAATTATTAGTTCAGAGGATGTAAAACCGTATTTGGTTGGTGTTTCTGACGGTATCGAAGCACATATTCCATTCGATGCATTAGAGTTCGTTTTTCGACCAGAAGATATTTCAAATACACAACTTGTAGAAGTTAATTACAAAGATGCAAAACGTAAAGCACAACGTGCGGTAATTGAATCTGTTAAACAAAGTATAGAAAATGCTTGATATCTTATTCGAATTATAGTATAATTGACAGATATCAAGGAGAGTAAATGACCTATACAGTTTATAATCAAGATTGCACTAGTGGCATCAGTGAACATATAGAAGATGGAACAGTAGATTTGATATTTACTGATCCTCCGTATGGTATTGAGGGTGATAAACTTGACACACATTATAATCGTGATGAAGGCAACGTAGTTCCAGGTTATGTAGAAGTTCCATTAGAAACATATGGTGAATTTTCTAAGCAATGGATCACAGAATGTGCAAGAGTTTTGCGACCGGGCGGTAGTATGTATATTGTCAGTGGTTATACAAATTTGCATCATATACTTAATGCATTGCACTCAACAGACTTAAAAGAAATTAATCATATTATTGCACAATATAGTTTTGGTGTATCAACAAAAAACAAATTTGTAAGTAGTCACTATCATGTTTTGTTTTGGTCAAAGCCAGAAACAAGCAAGCAAAAGCGTACATTTAATACCAATGCTTATTACACTGATAGTAAAGATAGTTATCATGACCGATTGACAGTACAGACAATGCCGCGTAGTCATAAACCTGGACAAATTAAAAACAAGAACCAACTGAATGAAGATTGGATTGAGAAGTTTATACTATATAGTAGTAATCGTGGTGATGTAGTAATGGATCCATTTTGTGGTGGCTTTACTACGCCTAGAACTGCATTGCGATATGGTAGAAAATTTGTTGGATTTGAAATGAATAAAAACGCATATGATGCTTTCTTACCAACACTTGATGAAGTAGAAGTATTACCTGACCCGGATCCTATTTCGCCATCTGCAGGAGAACTGGCAAAACGAGAAAAGCAGCGCGAAGGATGGAAGAGAGATAGATTACGCAAGAAAGAAGAAAACAATTTAAATCCAGCACTGTTTGATTAAAAGTGTTGACCTTTACACATAGAAATGATATACTATACAAATGTCAGAAGTAAAAAATTATAGCCCAGACTTACAGAAACTATTCATTCAATTCATGGTAACTAATCCTGAACTATATACTAGAATCAGAGGGATTATCAAGCCTGAATATTTCGACCGCAGTGTTCGTCCTGTGGTCAAACAACTTATTGATTATAGTGAAGATTATTCTACACTGCCAGACACTGCAATTATTAAGGCAGAAACGGGGCAAGACATTGAGAAGTTGGACAACATAACCCAGCATGAAGAATGGTTTGTGGATGAGTTTGAGACATTTTGCCGTCACAAGGCTATTGAGAAGGCTATTATCGATAGCACAGACTTACTTGAGACTGGCAAGTACGGTGAAGTAGAACTTAGAATCAAAGAGGCCGTTCAAATTGGACTGGCACGTAGTTTAGGAACAGATTATTTTGCTGATCCTAGAGGTGTGCTTGAACGGATGAAAGACAACAATGGTCAGATTACGACTGGTTGGAAATCTCTTGATGATAAGTTATATGGTGGCATTAATCGTGGGGAGATTACGATTTTTGCAGGCGGCTCCGGGGCAGGTAAATCCCTTTTTATGCAAAATATGAGCCTGAATTGGGCGGAGGCTGGGTTGAATTGTGTCTACTTCACATTGGAGTTATCCGAGGAACTTTCAAGTATGCGTATGTATGCAATGCAGACGGACCGCAGTACTAGACGCATTTTTAAAGACCTAGACGATGTTGAACTACAAGTTAAAGCGAAAGGCAAACAGTCCGGTATGCTACGTATAAAGTATCTTCCGAGTGGTTCAACAATCAATGATCTACGGTCTTACTTGAAAGAACTTCAGATACAAACTGGCAAAACAGTAGATTGCATGTGTATTGACTATCTAGATTTGTTAATGCCCGCAACTAAAAAAGTCCAAGCAGGTGATACCTTTACCAAAGACAAGTATGTCACAGAAGAAATGCGCAACTTTTCTATGGAAACGCAAACTGTTACGGTGACTGCATCACAATTAAATCGTAGTGCAGTTGAAGAAATTGAATTTGATCATTCTCATATTGCGGGTGGCATTAGTAAAATTCAAACTGCTGATAATGTAATTGGTATTTTCACATCGAATGCCATGCGTGAACGTGGACAATATCAATTGCAACTATTAAAAACACGTTCATCTTCTGGAGTTGGTAGCAAAGTAAGTTTATTATTTGATAGAGATAGTCTACGTATATCAGATGATCCAGATCAGGATAGTACTGGTGCAGGTACACCGAGCAATGGTGGCGGTACCACCAGTGTTGTTGATCAACTTAGAAAGAAAACAACTCTAAATAAATCAGATGATGATACTCCTGTATTTGAAAAAACAAAGGCAGCAAGTTCACTCCGAGCAATGTTGAAAACTAAAAGCAGGTCGGCTTTTGACGAAACTTGATAAATACACTTAACGGAGAATTGTTATGAAACGTAAAAGTCTATTTGAAGAATTAAACAGCATATCTTATGACAAAGATAATAAACGTTTAGTTGAGCAAAAGGGTGAACATCTTATTGCTGGTGTAATACATCTGATGGAATTTATAGAGTTAAATTTTGATGAAGACACATCACATGATTTACAAAAGCGTTTAGTTAACAGTATTCGTACAAAAGATCCTCGGAAGTTTCGCCGTGGTATGAATAGTGTAGACAAATAATGGATTATGAACAACAGTTAAATAAACTAAAAGTTTTAGCAGGCATATACAAACCGTATGATGTTTCTAAAGACCAGGAAAACATATCGCATACTGGGCAAGAAAAAGGTGAGTATCAAAAAAAGAACAATATTGAGCCAGGTACACCCGAGTGGTTTAAGTTGTGGTTTTCTAGACCTCAACTTACGGGCGAGAATCCATTTGGGGATAAAAAATGAAAATATCAGACATAATTTTAAATCAGGGAATTGAACGTCGATTTAGAGGTCCAAGAAAGCCACGCTTAAAACAAGTTGGTCTACATAATCGTATGAAGAACTTACTTGATGATACACAAATTAACGAAGGTGGAAAAATGCCTGGCGTTGGTGTTATTCATCATTCTGAAATTGCTCCTACATTAAAAAAATTAGAAAAAGAATTAGGTATACCATTATTATCTAATGCACTAGGCAGTGTTGGCAAAAAAGAATTCTCTGGTGACATTGATATTGCAGTGCAATTAGACAGTGATAAACGTGATGAATTTGAAAAAAGATTACAGGCTTCGTCAATAATACAAGATATAAGAAAATCAAGTGTGTTTATGACCGTAGTAGATATTGTTGGCTTTGATGCTAACAAAAAAGATGGAGACAAACCACGCACAGGCAAAGTACAAATTGACTTTATGCCAGGTGATGTAGATTTTATGAAGAATTATTATCATTCACCTCACTCAAAATCAATGAGTAAGGACGGCAAACATAGTAATTACAAAGGTGTTCATCGTAATATTATGATAGCATCTATTGCCGGTGTGTTAGATGTCGTGGCAAGTAATGATAAAACTAGTGATGGTAGACCTCTAGAACTAGAGCGTTGGATGTTTTCCCCTACTGATGGCATGGTGCGTGTAGTACGCAGACCAGTTAAAAAGAAAAATGGATTGGGATATACAAAAGCAAATAAGAATGAAGTCATTAAAGGACCATTCAAAAGTCCTAACGACTGGGCCAAGATACTAAAATTAGATAGTGTTGATGATTTGTATAGTTTTGAAACGTTATACGCTGCAATTAAAAAGAATTATCCTTCTAATATAGCCGCAGATATTTTTAAAAATTATAAAGATAATCCAAGTATACAAAATGCTGGTGTTCCAACTGAGTTAGGTGAAGGGGCTAAATCTTCGTTACGTGAATCAGATGCACGTATTCAACACGTTGAAGACTTTGCTATTTGGCATGGTTCAAAAGGTGTTGCAAAATCGATTGAAACATTAAAGAATTTAGAGAAATCTCCTGAAAATGTTACTGTTAAATGGGATGGTTCGCCTGCAGTAATCTTTGGTCGCAATGAGAATGGTGAATTTGTATTAACAGACAAGAGTGGCTTTGGTGCAAAAGGATATGATGGGAAAGTAACAAGTAAAAACGATATGGCATCAATGTTTTTAAGACGAGGCAAAGAAGCGCCAGATGCTAATCGTAAGGCATTTGTAAAACAAATGACAAGCATATGGGATATATATGAAGCAGCAACGCCAGAAAACTTTAGAGGTTATGTTCATGGCGACTTATTATATTTTACAAAACCAGGTTTTGAAGATGGACATTTTGTTTTTACACCAAATACGGTAACGTATCGTGTTCGTGGCAATAGTGATATTGGCAAACAAATATCAAAAAGTCAATCAGGTGTAGTGTTACATGCTAAGATTGAACTAGACGGAACAAAAAGTAAAGTAGATACATCAGAGTTAAACTCAGGTAATCTTCTTATCATGCCACCGGTGACACTCACAAAGGGACCAAGAGTACAGGCAGATGATTTGGACAAAGTAGCAAGCATTGCAAATTCCAGTGCCAATAAGATAGATATGTTGTTAGATGATAATTTTTTAAAATCAAACAAGTTATCAAGTTTCAAAAATGCACTTTATACATACGTCAATAATATGACAAAAGCACGTAAGTTAGATAACTTAACAGGTGATTGGTCAAAATGGATAGCAACTGCTAAAATGTCTGAACAGATGAAAGATAGAATGAACAATCATGTAAATAACAATGCTGAAGGAATGAAGGCATTATTTACAGTAATAATGGGTATTATGAAAGTAAAAAATGATATAATTGCACAATTAGATGCAAGTGACGCAGATGTAGAGGCATATACGAATGGACAGCGAGGTGGCGAAGGCTACGTTATTGGCCAGGGCGATAGTAAATTAGTTAATCGCAGCGGTTTTAGTGCTGCAAACATGACAAAAGAAAGATAATATAATGTTTAGTAAAAAATGCAAAGAACATTTAGAAAGTGTAAATGAAAGTGGATTTCAACATATGGCTACTGCACTAAGTGCTGCAGTGAAATTGCAATTATTAGTGCCAGCATTATTAATACATAGTGTGGCACCACGATGCTTTACGAATACCGCAACAAATGTCATGAAGGATATACTAGATAAAAGGAAATAAAGCATGGCAGATGATAACAAATATACAGCAAGTCAATGGGCAGCAATTTATGGTGGCCATGATCCAGAACAAATCAACGATAGTATGAATTTGAAATTATTAAATGAATTATCTGAAAGTAGATTATTCAGAACTAAGAATATTGCTGCAAGTGTAGATTTAGATGATGCAGCAAATCTCGCATTTATGTATTTAATGGTACTTAATATTTTTAATAAAGATTATGATTATTCGCCATTGGCATCAGAATATGCAGCCCGTAGTATTACGTTTAGAAATTTTGATACGTTTAGAACTAGTGGCACTGATTTATATATTTCATTAAACCGATTAATGGGCAAAGATCAAAAGTATACAAATGATAAAGATATTATTGCGAAGAAACGAATTTCGCCTAATAAAACAGATATACTACAATATCTTACACATATAGGAAATAATAAATCAAATTCTGCATATGAACAAAAGATGCTTTTAAGATTTCAGCGTCAGTTTAATATACAAGACAGTATGCTCAAATCGATGCGCCGTTTGGTTGGTGATTGGGAAAACTTAAATCAAAATCAAAGATCATTACTTGTAACTCGAAGTGTACAATTTATGCGTTCAAAGGCACCAAGAAGTGAAATGATGAAGCCTTTAATGTCTTTTCAGAAACGTGGTAATTATATTGTCAATGACAAAAATGATAAAAAGAAAAAGATATGGAATAAACCAATAGTAAAAGCTGCCGCTGCGATTGGTGGTATATATGCCTTATCAAAGGGCGCAGATGCATTAGGAAAACGCATGGGAAATACATCATATCAATCACCTGACAAATCTGGACTAAGAAAATTTCAGCCTAGGAATAAACAATAACATATTTGTTGGCTAGAAATGATAAATAAAAGTATAGAGATGATAAAGTCTCAACAAATTTTAATGGAGAAATAAAATGGTAGCAAAAGTACATGAATCATATGACGCAGGTCAATTCCTAACAGGATCACTAGTACACTTCACAATTGCACACACATCAGCAGTAGACATGAAATTAGTTGTCGAAACAGTTGGTATGAGAGCAACAGTTGTAATTCTAGGTGCAGGCGGCGAACGTGTTGCAGTTGAAAACAACGGCGCATGGGATGCAGCAGACCTACAAGCAGCACTAGGTGCAGGTTATACAGTAACAGACTTTGATTACTAATACATAACCTCTATCTATTAGAGTATAAAGACCCGGCTATGCTGGGTCTTTTTTTGTTTTTAATTATCATCAGATATTGATAAATACTCACATACACCATAATGGAGAAAATAATATGGCATACTCAGTTAAATTCAGACGTGGAACAACTGCAGAACATGCATCGTTTACTGGTGCAGCAGGTGAAGTAACGGTGAATACAACTACAAATCAATTAGTAGTACACGATGGTGCAACTGTTGGTGGACATACAGTTGGTTCAGGCGGCGGCGCCACATCATCTGGTGGTGGTGTCACAATATATGCCAGTATTGCTGCACGTGATGCGGCTGCAGCAAATGAGGGTGATTTAGCATTTCTTAGTGATTCTGACACACTACATATAAACAATGGCAGTGAATGGATCAAAGTTTGGGCAGGCCCAGATGAAAAGCCTACATGGACAACAGAATTACCAAGTTCAGTAGCATTAAATTCAGACGGCACTGCAAACACACTAACTGTTGCAGCAACAGATCCAGAAGGATTTGATATAACATATACATATGATACAAGTCCAAGCAATCAAGCACAAGCAACAATTGTAAATAATAATGATGGGACGTTTACGTTAACTCCTAGTATTACAGAGACAGATGCTGGAAGCTTTACATTCCGTGCAAAAGCAACTGATGGAATACACGTTATATCTACTACTACTACCGCAGCACTGAGTTTTACTACTCCTATTACATTTACTACAGATTCTCGAATGAACGAGACCACTTTATCGTTTGGCAGCAACCCGACCACATATAAGGACGGATTCATTTTTACAGGTGATACTACTGGATATAATTGGACTAATGCTGTTCCAAGTAACACTCTTAGTGCAGGGAAAAAATACTTTGAGTTTATATGGTCGCACTATTCTGCAGCATGGGCTGAATCAACGTCAGGTATGATAGGAGTGTCAGGATCAGATCAAACACAGTTCGGCTTTGGCATGGAAGACGGATCGCATACCTATACGCTTGATACTGGGAAAATAATCACGAAGACAAATGGCACAGTAACAATTACAGACATAGGTCTTGGGGCACCAGTTCGAGAATCGGATGTAATACAATTTGCATATGATAGTGCGACTGGAGAACTTTGGATTAATAAGAATAATACTACCTGGTGGCCCAGTGATCCAGCATCTGGGTCAGGGGCGGTTTATTCTACAAATAGCGTGCCGCCAGTCATTTTTGCTGGTTCCAGAAGCTCTAATGTCATAAGTTTCGGTGGATATTTCAACGTTGGAAATGATGTCGTTTACACTCCGCCATCTGGGTTCACTGCACATTAATAATACTAATACAATATAATATAATATAATATAATATGGAGAAATAATATGGCAAGAATACACGGTGCTGCAGGTTCAAGTGAAAATCTATCAGGTAACTTGAATTTTTATACAATATATGTAAAAACATTAGACATCACCTCAACTGGTGATATCTTAGATCAGTCACAACAAAATTTTGATGATGTTTGTAATCTAATCAATCTGGTGGCCCAACCTGTAATTATGAATAGTCCTATTCCAGTATCACTTACTGGTCTAGCACCGACACTAACTGGTAATGGTATGATTTTTAAATTTGCGGTAGAGCATGGGCAAGCATTTCAACGTAGTGGCGATAATGTCGCATTACTTAAAGAAATATTCTACGGTGTAGATATTGATGGTGTGCCAATTGATCCTATCACAATGGAATTTGAGATGTCAGAACTACTATAAATCTACATTCTAATGAGCGCCCACTACATAGTATGGTCTTGGAATCATTCGCATAATGAAATAGAATGTGGAGATACCCCATTAAGCAGTGAATGTAAAGAAAAAACCCAGTTTTTACTGGGTTTTTTTATATGTGGATAATTCTTCTAAACTAAAATGATAAATACATATAACATTTAGTGGAGAAGAACGATGTCTATAAATGAACCGCAATTAGCAGCACTTGAGATGCAGAGTTTAGAAACTCATGTAGCAGTTAACCATGAACGATTTAAGAAATTAGATGAATCAATTGGGCGGTTAGAGACATTGGTAGAAAGACAAACATTAGATACAAAGGAACAATTTACAGAGTTAAAAAAGATAGTTGTTTGGGCAAGTTCAACATTATTTGGTACATTGCTAATTGCACTATTGACTTCTGTGTTTAAGGTGATATAATGATAATAGAAGAGATTATAACGCCAAAAGAAGAGTTTTATGAAGCAAAACTTGTTTATGCACGTAGTGGTAAAAAAGTAGTACGTAAATATCGTTGTTCATCAGGTAGATTAAAAGGCAAAACTGTTAAAAATCCATCTGCATGTTTTAAACCTGTAGATGTAAAGAAACGTTTCACACTTGCAAAAACTAAAGCAAAAATGGGTACACGGATGTCCCGAAAATCAAAAATGACTAAGAGAATGAATCCAGCGAGTAAACGATTAAAAATGTTAAATAGGTAGAAAAATAATGGGATTAAAAAATGATATAGAAAATGCGATGGTCACTGAAACTTATAATACTAAGTTGACTAATATTGCAGATTTGGTTGGTGCAAATGATTCCGACGTTAAAGATAGAATGAAAACCCTTGACTTTGGTAACTATGTGAATTTAATGAGAGCATTGCGTGATCAAGATTCAGACACTGCAAAAGAAATATTGGGATTTAGCGTCGAAGAGGCATATTCAACTGGTAGTACATTATCGCCGGGCGAAATGCGTGGACAGAAAGCACAATCTTCAGCGTCAGCCCCTGCAGCCGATGCACAAACAGATAACGCCACGATGAGCAAGAAAGCAGCAGCAATGCAGCGTCTGGGCAAAAAGAATTTAGGTGGAGTAACTGGACAACAAGCGGCATCTGCATTAGATAAAGCAGAACAAGGAAAAGCCTTAACACCAATGCAACGGAAAGCAATGGCAGCACAGGCATCATCGGTAGATAAATTAGCAAGTGATCCAAAGACTGCCCAGCAATTTAGAAGTCTATTAAATAAACTAAAATAATCTCAGCCTATTTAAGGAGGTTAGCATGAAATTACAAGAAGTATTAGGTGGTATATATGTGATGATCACCGAAGAAGAAAGTGATTTATTAGTAGAAATGTTTACTGAGAATGAATATGTTAATGAATCTCAATTGAGTGAACGTGCAGCATTAATTGCTGACAAACTAGTACATAAAGGTGTGCTAGTACCAACACTACGTGGATATCGTGTCAACTAACGGAGGATGTAATGACAACACCTAGTAAACAAGATGTGAATGCAATGTCAAATTTAATGAAGGCATTAAACGGTGACAAAACTGCATTAAAAGAACAGGTTGCCTATGAACAGCAAGTAATGGCTGACTCTGGTCATATTGATGTATCACATGGAGTTAAAACCGCAGACATCAAAGCAATGGAAAATATTATGAACGCATTTAATAGTGCCAGTAACAATGTTAGTAAAAAAGTTGCAACAACAATGAATGAGTCTACAAAGACACCAAACGGTGTAAAAGTAGGAATGTTTTCTGTTGAAAAAAATGACAATGGCTATTATGATATTAGGGACAACCGATCAGATGATACATTATTTGAGGAAATTTGTTTGTATGAAACTGCATATGTTATAACAAGGCATTTGAATTCTGGAAAGAAAATAAACTCACCAGAATTAACAAAAATAATGGCAAGTAACGCATTATTCGAAAAATTCTATTTTGATGCTATTCAGTTCAAAGATTCATATGCCAAAGCAAAGAAGCGTAAGGACACTAATAAGATGAATATTGCAGAAGCACGATTTACACGTGCTAAATCTGAGGCAGGAAGTGCTAAACGTAGTATAAAATCTATATATGAGTCGATTAAGTAAATTAGAAAATGAAACTAAAAAGATAAATACATGATATAACTTTATGTATTGGGGCAAATACCATGAGAAAAACAATTTTTTACAACTCTGACCCAGTTGCTATCTCTTCAAAAATGAATGAGTATATGAAAAGCAACTTTGGTTATGAAGTAGATGGTGATCTTGAATCACTGAGAGAAGCGAAAGCACAATTAGAAGCACAAAAGCGTGAAATGACTGCAGACCATCAGGATCGTGCATATGTTGAAAACATGCTTATGATTGAAACAATCAAATCACTGCTAAAAGCACACGTTGCTGAAGGCGAATTACCGCCTGGGCTAAAAGCATATCAAGATGCAAAGAAAAAAGGCGAATCACCTAAAAAGAGTAAAGCAAAATCAGATAAGATGCCAATGGATGCCGGCAAAGATGGCAAGATGGGCACCAAAGATGATAAGCCAGCATTCTTAAAGAAAGATGAATCTTTAAGCGAATATACAAACGAAAATGCAATGCAAGCAGTCTGCAAAGATTGTGGTGATACATTTGGTAAGCCAACAACTGATTGTAAAAATGATTGTAATGATCCTACACTGGATTGCTGGGTAAAAGAATCTTCATATATGAAAGAAGGTAAAAGTCCTCATAAAAAAGGTACCAAGAAATATAAAGCACATATGGCAGCAATGCATGCCGAAGGCAAAGAACGCACCGACGAAGTATTACCATTAGTGCCATTAGTTGGTATGGCAGCAAGAGCAGTTGGCGGCGCGGTTGCAAAAAAGGTTGGTAGTAAAGTTGCTGGCGCAGCAGCCAATGTTGCAACACGTGCAGTTGCTGCTAAAGCACTTGGCGGCAATAAAAATGAAAGCGATGCACCAAAAGTAAATACACAAGATGAATTTTCAAATACTTTTAAAGGTCAAAAGGAATATAAAATGTCAACTCAAAAAATTCAAGAAAACTTATTAGCAGAACTTAATACCTTGCTTGAGAGTGATGCAGCAGAAGCCGAAGTTTTGATGGCGGCGCGTGGCATGGTAGATGAACTACAGGATATGATTGAAAAATTAGGTAAATTACAAAATGATCAACTTGGACCACTATCAGACGAAATGGCATACTCACATGGTGCAGATCGTGCAACAGCATTCAAAGAGTCAGTGAATGATGCTATTTCTGGTCTATTGGGACAGGCACGTTCAACAAAAGATACTGTTAATGATGCAGTTCTAGTTCTTAATGGTGAAAAACCATCAAATGATATGGCAAGCGATATTGAAATCGGCGGCGATATGCAAGATGATTTTGAAGATGATGTTGAATTAGATGGCGATGCTTTTGCAGGTGGTGATGAAGCGGCATCTGGTCCGGATGATGAACCATTAGGCAGAACAAAGAGAACATAAAATGAAAATTTCTACACTTTTAAGCGAAAATGACAATTATAAGTCTCAACTTATGAATGATATTAATGTTTATCTTGTTCGCTTAAAAGCAAATGATATTAATAGTATAGGTACTGAAATAATGGTACGCGAGTTAAATGATCTTGGCCATTCGATAACTATCGAAGGCTTAGTTGACTTACTTACAAATAGTAAATATGTTAATAGTGCGACTAATAGCAGTATAGAATTAGAATTTGTCCCTACATCAGATAATGATGATAGTTCTAAAGAAGCTGTTAAAAAACTTGCTACGAAAGCAACATCAAGGAGAATAAAATAATGCCACTTATAATTAAAGGCGGTAAAGAGCCGAGAATAGTTTCTAAGAAAGAAATGAAGACCATAATTAAATCTATTGAAAGTAGTACATCAGAAGAAGTATTAAAAACTTTATCTCCAGAGGTTGCAGAAAAACGCCGGGAGACTTTGGCAAATAAATCAGCAAGAGAAAATTCTGCACTTATGGCAGAGAAAAAGGCAGAAGTCGCTGTAGAAAAACTAAAAAAAGAAAAAGAACAAATTGAAATTGCAGTTTCTGAAAAAGTTAAAGACGCGGTAGTAGAAACCGTTGCTCCAATTACAGTTGATACAAATGCATCTGTATCTGTAATAATTGAAACAAAAGAAGAATTTTCAAATGAAAACACTGTTCCAGATTTTACTAAAATGACCAAAAAAGAAATTGATATTTGGGCAGATGAAAACTTAGGAATTCAATTGGATCGTAGAAATACAAAAGATCGTATGATTGCTGATTTAAAACCGCATTTGTAATATTATTCAGTGAATTATAATTATTATAAGAGCGTAAGATATAATATCTTACGCTTTTTTCTTGACAAGTCTAAATTTATATGATAATATTACTCTATGTTAAAAGAAACTTATTCATATGCTCCTTTGTCCCGTGTTAATGTTAATGGCTCTAGACATTATCAAACACCTGACGGGAAACCTTTGCCTAGTGTCACGACAGTTTTAAGTGCACTTGCAGATAAAGCCGCTATTCATGAATGGCGAAAACGTGTTGGCAACGAAGAGGCGGACCGTATTATGCGCCTTGCCACAGGTATTGGCACTCAGGTACACTTACATTTAGAGAAATTTATTTTAGAAGAAGATCGCCCGTCTGGTAGTAATCTAATACATCAGATGGCAAAAGAACTATCAGATATTGTAATTTCATCTGGACTAAGTAAAATTAATGAGGTATGGGGCACAGAAGTGCCATTATATTATCCTGGTTTATATGCTGGAACTGCAGATTGCATTGGTGTATATAAAGGACAGCAAGCAATTGTTGACTTTAAAACAACTCGTAAGCCAAAAAAGCGGGCATGGATCGACGATTATTTTTTACAAGGTGCAGCATATGCAGCCGCTCATAATGAATTATATGGAACAAATATTCGTACAATTGTTATTATGATGATTGGATGGGATGCAGAGGCAGACAATTTAGGAAATTACCAAGAGTTTGTAGTAGAAGGTGAAGAATTTGATAACTACTCCTTGCAATGGGCAAATAAAGTTCAAGAGTATTTTGATAAATACATGTAACTAGGAGTTACACGAAATGGCTATAACAAACGTAAAAATTCTACTAAGACGCGGTTTACGTGAAGAAATCGGCGTTGACACATTTGAAACTGGCGAAATGGGATTCACTATAGATACGAATCAGTTATTCGTTGGTATAGATGATGCGATTGACGAAGTTCAATTTGGTGCATTCGAAAATGCACATGCAGTTATTCAGTCTTGGTTGGATAGTGCAAATAATCCAGAACCTGGACTAACAGTTGACGAAGACTTAGTAATCCGTAATGTCAACGATGTTGATGCTTTAATTCGGGCAATGCATTTCTATCTACATAATGTAGAATGGAAAGGAAATGTAAATTTATCGCCAGGTGAAACAATTTATCTAAAAAGATTTTTATATGATGACCACAGAATTCCATCATCGGAAATTGATCCTGATAAAACTTATATCATAAAAGAATTAGGCAACACTGATTACTATATAATGGGCGCAAGCGATAATGTAGTAAATGTGAAATTTAAATCTAATGCAGTTGGACCATTGAACGGTAATGGCGAAGTACTAGAAGTAATCGGAGTTGAAGATTACACACAAGGAATTGTCACATCATCATATTATGACTCAGTAAGAGATGTAACTGTCACATCACTATATATGAGACATGGTGCAGCAATGCCATCACAGGATATTGCTCCAAATAACAACTCAACTTATATGAATAAATCTAACTTCGGACTATTTAAGTGGAATAATACTGAGTGGATACCAGAAGTTATTGATTATGTTCTTAATTATGATCCTCTAAATGCAAGTATAGATTATACCACAAATTCTCCAGTCAGTAGTCTTGGATTGGAAGGTGATGTTGCAGTAATTACCGGTCCAGATAGAGTTACATATTGGTATAAAAGCAACATAACGTGGCAACTTTTAGGCACCGGTGATCAAGATTTTCAATTTAGAACAACTGATGTAGATAATCAAAATATATCAGATACTCCAATTGCAATTCCAAATGTACGCAGTGATGGAACTCCTCTTGTAAATAATGATTACTACATAGATTATAGTCGAGATATACAGAATGGATTAGAATTAATTCTTTCTGAATTTGATATTTTATCTCCTAGAATTGCAGATGTTCCAGTAAATAGTATTCTTTCGTCAATGACATTAGAAGAAGTTAACAACTATTATAGATATGATGATACCACATTACCTGTGTATGCATCTGATGCATTGGCATCACTGAACTTATTAGAGTATCAATTAGTATGGGCATTACCAGATTTAACATTAAATAATGCCACTATCTTTATTAAGGAACGTGACCAAGCAGGAACGAATGATTATACCTTATATAACTATAATAATATGCATAGAGAATATTACTATACTAAATCATTAATTGGTAGTCCATCAGATGTAGATTTTGCTGATACCGTAAATGTTGAATTTATAGACGTACCTGAATTTGAAGCACCATATTATGCACGATCTCGCCGAAATGTTGAAGTTCTAACAGAAAATACGTATAATCAATTATTTGCAGACCAGCATCTATCATCACATTCACATCATAGTGGTAAACGTTCTAGTTTATTCAAAAAACTTTATGCAATTGAACATGATACTTTTTTAAGTTATCATTTTGACAGTTGTAGCACATTTTTTATTGACTATTCATTAAAACAAAAAAGTATTAGTGCAGGAAATCTATTCTTGCGAACTGGTACCATAAAAGTAATAAATGGTTATCCACATGGTGTAAATCAAGTTAAGTTAACAGATGAAAGTACAGAATTATGGCAGGATCTTAATACAGATGGTATAGCAGAGATGTATCCTAACCCATTGTATCCTGAACCGCCAGCGGTACCTGCGCCACCAGTGGCACCGGAAGTAGAATTTTCTAATATTCAATTTGATGTAAAACGTGAAGATATAATACGTGTTACAAATCAAACAGAGTTAGCAATTAATAATTGGTTTGAAACGCCACTGAACTCAAGCGGATTTGTAGGGAAAACGAAGCAAGATGGGGATGATGTAATAATTACAAGCCAAGATCCTCTATGGGATTATACTACCGTAGTAAACGATTTGGTAAATTCAGCACAAACTGCTACTGTAGAAAAGGGTGATCGTTTAAAAATATATTTTACGCAAGATGCTGGATATGATGTAGAAATTAGTTATACTGTTAAGAGATGGTCCATGTAAATGAAAGACAAATCTACACTACTTTATGAGTGGCGACAAATTAGATTACAGTTAAAAAATGATTTTACAAAAGATAATTTACAAGAGGTAGTTACCTGGTGGAAAAAGTTGAATTATCACCATAACGGATTTAATTATGACAACCCAACTACATGGCCAGATGTATGGGAATATATCAGTGAACAATTCTATACTAATAGTGGAAATGGTTTAGGATGTTTCTATACAGTTTATCATAGTGACGTTACTTTAGACCCAGAATTAATGTTAATACATGACTTGTATTATGGAGACATGTATTTGATATGCGTTGTTGACGGATGGATATTAAACAGACGCAATAGTATTGTTGAAAAATTAGAAGATGTGAGCAAAGATATTGACATATTAAAACGTTTTTCAAAAGATTTTATTATTGATACATTAAAATTCAGAGATATTTAATATACACAGTTAATAAAAAGAATAAATATATTATACAGCAGAATGAGGAAAATATGTTAGTACAACCAAAATTTAAACAAAATGATATTGTTACTATTGCTCTTCCGGGCGGGCAAGAAGTTTTAGGAAAGTTGATAAGAGAAGAAGAAACACATGTGGTCTTATCTCAACCATTGACTATTGCCTTTAGTCAACAAGGAGTAACATTTCAAGCATTTACTGTAACTGGTGCAAGTCAAGGTGAAGTGACTATTACTCGCCATCATATTATTGCTATAATGAAAACAAATGATGATACTGCCCAGTCATATCGTGCGGCAACGTCAGGACTTGTTGTACCCGAGAAAACAGGATTAATTACATAATGCCAGCAGCCGCAAGAACAACTGATATGTTAACACCTCACTCGCCCTGTCCTCCAGGAAAATGCGGCATGGGCAGTAACAATGTTATTATTGAAGGTAAACTTGCATACCGTGTTACTGATGTTACTTTTCCACACTCTATCTATGTGGGATCACCTCCATCATGTATTCCACATGTTACGCCACTAGTACAAGGTTCACCTAATGTTTATGTAAATGGTAAGCAGCTCGGTAGAGTTAATGATTCGCATTCATGTGGAATTAAAGTAGCAACTGGTGCACAAAAAGTTATTGTAAATGGATAGATAATATGGCATTGAGCGAAGCAGAATTTGAAAGATTATATCAAGAATTTTTAAGAAGAGGTGGCGGAAATCTAACAGGATCAAATGTTCCTGGAGCATCTGATACTATTTTAAATAGTTTAGGAGAAACAGTAAACACTCCAGCATCATATTACAGTGAAACTAATAATATTAATTTATCACCCAGTAAACTGGCAGAATTAAATGCAGCAGAAGAGCAATTCAATAGAAAACAAGCACTTTCAATAATTTCAAATGAACTTAAAGAGAATAATTTTACTAATCCATACGCGCAAATAGCATCAAATGGAACTGCTGATTTTACTGAATTTAATTCAAGTCCCGGCTTTAATTCATTAAATGCCGCAAATGATTCATTTTCACTATTGAATAATCCTACCTTAGGTGGCACAGAACTTGCAAAAAGTACGATTATTGCAGGTGTTCTTTCTAATACCGGTTTAGATTTTAATAGAATACTTGCTGCAAGTTCTCTAGGAAATAATGCATTAAGTATGTTTGCTAGTCTAAATACACATACTTCTAGTCAAATATCTGATTTGCCGCAAACATTACAAGATGCAGATATGTTATCAGGTCTCAATAAAAGTTTTGGAGAGCAAGATAATAGTTGTAGTTTGTTTAATGAATTAATGGGCATAATGTCTGGTGGCTTTGATAGTGCATTTGATATCCTAGGTACAGCAAAAGATCAACTGCTTAATATTTTAAATGAAGTAGGTGTTATTAATATGTTTAATACTCTAACTAGTGATATTTCTGGTTTAATTTCAGGATTAACAGGAAATATATCAGATAACATTAGTTCACTAATAAATGGAATAACATCTAAAGTTAATGAAGCATTATCAAATGTTATAGGATTTTTACCTGACATTAAAGGCATGCTGGGTAATTTAGGTGATATTGCCGCTAGTGCATTAAATGCAGTTTCTAGTGTTACTAATCAAATACTAGGAGAGATTTCAAAAATTGCAGATATGGCAGTTCAAATTTCTGACAAACTTGCATCAATAGCAATGGCAGCAGCAATGCTAGATCCTTGCAAATTATCAGTACTAATGAATACTGGTTCACCAGCATTAAAAAGTGCAGCGGGATTACTTAATGCTCCGCTTCCTACTGGATTACCAGAATTTAATATTCCCACTGCACCAGATCCAAGAGCATTCGTTGGCGAAGTAGACGCAATTATGGGTGATGCTAAATCGATAGCAAGTGGATTACCAGGTGTACCGCAAACTCCATTTAGTGAAGCCGCAAAGTTATATGAGCCTATTGATGGATATTTACATGATTTAGACCCTGCTCCATCATTGAGTGATAATATAGAAAATACATCCTCAACATTGGGACTAGGACAACCATCACAACTAGGATTGCCACAGATAGATTCAATTCCTAGCATATCAAACTTAGATGGAATTATTTCTGGTGGATTACAGTCTATACCTAATCTTGTTCCAAGTGATCTTTCTGATTTAACGAGTCAGATAGGAAATTTAGGTAACTCAGTGGGAAGTGTATCAGATTTGGCTTCACTGACAACAGCCGGTAATTCTGTAAAACCGATAGCAGATAGTTTAACCCGTAGTGATGCACTAAGTCCTGAATTATCATCAAATACGAGTGACGCAAGTATAATCAATACATCTGCAAACGAGCCTATTTACGATAATAAAAATAGAAAATTAGCAACATTACCAGTTCGTGCACAAGTTGAAAAATCAGAATGGCGACCACAAATTGCAGTTCAAGTACAGGCACAACAGAAATTAATACGAACAATACTTTCTGATATAAGAAATTATATAGGATCAACAAAGACATATTTCCAAGAAGGTCAAAGAAGACAAGTGATAATTCTAGAAGAAGAACTACTATCACATAAGAAGACACTAAGAGCCTTGTATAAAGTAAGAGATAAATTTGTATATCAATCACCAGGTGGCGATTTAGATAACTCTAAAGAAGAACAAATTCGTAGATACTATATAAATGAAGTTAAGGCACCACAACAAAGAGTTATTGATAGAATCGTGCCTAAAATCGAAAATATTAATAAAACATGGGAATCCATTAAATCTCAATCAATTCTAGGACCTAGATAAATACACTATAATAGTATTATCTAATCGGAGATTATAATGAAAATAGAAGAAATCATACAATCTATGGAAGAGGGCGTGAATGATCCTCATATTTTCAAAGCAGTATTCTTAGCAGGCGGTCCAGGTAGCGGCAAAAGTTTTGTTGCTAATAAGATGCTTAACGGAACGGGTCTCAGAACAGTAAATTCAGATGACATTTACGAATATATGATGAACAAAGCAGGAAAAGAATTGACTCCAGATGATATCTATTCTGATGAAGGTCAAGAAATTCGTAATCGTGCAAAACAGATTACAAAAAATAAACAACAATTACATATCGAAGGCCGTCTAGGGCTTATTATTGATGGCACTGGTAAAGATGTAGCAAAAGTTCAAAAAGCAAGTGAACAACTAAAAGAACTTGGCTATGAAACAATGATGTTGTTTGTTAATACGAGTGAAGATGTTGCACAAGATCGTAATGAAAATCGTCCTAGAAGTTTACCAAGAGAACAAGTAACTAAGATGTGGCAAGCAGTACAGCAGAATCTTATGAAGTTCCAACAGTTATTCGGTGCAGGAAATTTTCATATTGTTGATAACTCTGGTGGACTAGAAGATCCAGAACGTAAAGCAAATTTCTTAGAAGTTGATAGAGCAATTGATAAATTTTTAAATAAGGCGCCATCTATGCCACCGGCCAAGAATTGGATTAAAGATCAAAGAAGTTGACAAATACTTTAGAATCGTGTAGAATATAATCTAACTATAAATTAATGAAGCGGATAGAAATTGAACAATAGCGCATTAGAGCATTGCCTGCAATTTAGAAAAGAAATTGATTTAGATTTCATACGAAAAACACATGTACATTACTGCACCCCTTGTTATGGCGGACAAGTAACTGAACCGTTTTTTAGATCATGGACACGTGCACATATGATGTTCACAAAACATGAAATCCCATACTCCCTGACTACCAGTGCAAACGAAAGTTTAGTATCACGTGCTAGATGTCATATGGTAGCATATTTCATGGCTAATCCAGAAGCAACACATATGATGTTTATTGATGCAGATATAAATTTTGATGCACTTGATATCTTACATATGCTACAACATGATAAAGATATTATTGTTGGTGCATATCCTAAAAAAGATTTGAACTGGAATAATATAAAACATAATGTTGTAAATAATACATCAATTGATGCAAACTTATTAAATTCAGTTGGTTCAAACTATGCACTTAATTTTAAATATCATTTAGATAACGATGAACCACAAATACAAATGACAGATGGTCTCACAGAATTAAAAGATGCCGCAACAGGTTTCATGTTAATCAAACGTGAAGTGATTATGAAAATGATTGAAGAATATCCCGATCTCTATTTTAATAACGATTTGAATATGGATCCAGAGTTTGCAAAATGGACATACTTGTTCTTTGATACATATCTAGAATCTGATACAAAAAGATATCTTTCAGAAGACTATGCGTTTTGTAGACGATGGCAAAATCTTGATGGTAAGATATGGCTTGATCCTTTGGTAAAATTAGACCACACTGGACATTTTATATTTGAAGGCAATATAAACAATATTTTTTCTTAGTTTTTACTTGACATTCTAAACGAATCACTTTATAAAGAATGTATAAGTTAGAAAAACGGAGAATACAATATGTTTAGAATCCCTAGTTTTTATAAGTTTGATACTTCCTTTGAAGATGCCAAAACAGTAATGACTTCTTATGGTCGTGGTGATTTGCTTGAAGGTATGGAAGCAATGAATCGTGTATGGGATGAACATTGTGCCAGTTATAATTGTGACCATGCTCATTTTACTGACGACTCAGATTTTTATGAATACTATGAAGCAGAAGTAAATGCTTACAACAAAGTTTTCGAAACAATGAAACCTCTATTTGCTTGACAACCTAACATACGACTGATATAAAGTATGTATAAGTTAACAAGAAAGAGAATCACATGACACAAGAAATCATCGTTTCATCACACCCATATCTACCAGAAATTAAAGATTGTGAAGATTATGCACACTATTGTCAAACTCGGCGTGCAGTTGGTCTGGGCGTTGTGCCAGAAAATCTTTTTGATGCGATTTACCTGAGCAAAGATGAAGAGGAATATTTTACTCTAATTGACGAGGCTTAATATTTAAAAGTGTGAAATAATACTTGACAATTCAAACGAATCAGTCTATAAAGAATGTATAGATAGCAACAAGGAAATCTCATATGTCAGTTCAAATTTTCAAAGTTTATCAAATTCAATTAGATGAAAAACTAGTAGAACTGGTTAATAAAGAGGGCTGGAATTGTCATGAAAAAGCAACTGCATATGCAGATGCAACATTTGGAAATTTTAAAGCGGCTGCTATGAAATTCGATGAATGTTATACTCACGTTGCCAACATTGTTGCTGATAGTCTTGATCATGTTTTTGAAGTAGGAAATATTGGACCAGAAGATCGCATTGAGCGGTTTGGAAAAATGTCTAGTATTTCAGTTGGAAATATTATTGAAGATGTCGATGGTAATCGTTCGGTTGTAGCAAACTTTGGATTCGAATCTATATAATGGCAAAGTATGGACCACGTATATTTCCTAGTGACCTGATTAATACTAAGGGTCATTGGGCAGTTGATACTAAATGGAATGTATCAGGCAGCAAAGATAATATATACACAATTAAAATGTCTGACAAGGGATTTACATGTGATTGTCCAGCATTTAAAAAATGCAAACATATTAAATCAATAGAAGAAAAATTTGAGGATACAAACAATGAATTTTTGTGATTTAAAATTTAATGAAATACGACCACAACACTTTCAAGCCAAGCGATCTTTTGGTAATTATGATTTGAGTGTGATTCAAGAACCAGGCAAAAAACTTTATGAAATTGCGGTGTTCAAGAATAATAATTTTGTTCAACTACCTGGTATACATACAGGAGATGATGTTATACCTTATCTTGAACCAGCAGATGTAGAAGGCATAATGCTCAAACTACATTTCATTGCTGGTCCTAATTAACTTCGATCATACTACTAAGTAGTAGGATACATATTGTGCTTATATTCACTGACACGTTGTGCTTCTTTATATAAGCCTTTGTTGCGTAATTCACGAATTGCCATACAGTATGAACGGTATTCCATTGCTTTGATAAAACGTTTAAACATTATTTGTTCTCCAACATTAGGTTTTTTGCAGCTTCGGTGTAGCCTTGACGATGTAGTTCAGCGGCTGCTCTTGCTCTACCTGCTGATTCACCAAAAGCCCATACTCCGCGACCAAAAGATTTAAGTGCAGTCCAAAAAGGATTAACCGTGTAGTTCATTACTAATGTAGTCATTATACTGCCCCTCTTAGATTTTCATTTACTGTTATTTCAACATCTTCAACTACTAGACGTTCTGGCTTATTATATGATGTGATTGCAATATTATATATTTCACCACGTGAAATTCCGATATCATTTAGTTCATAGTTTGAAAGTGCAGACAGTTCTTTGATTGTTGTACGAACTTTCTTTCTATAATCCATTTCGGTTCTAAAATTTTTGTATGCTACTACTAGTTTATTAATCATGTGTTATTCCTTGTGTGTATCTATGTGATGGCGCTTTGCCACGATTATCAAGCATGTATTGGTAAGCAAATTCCCAATCACGTGCATACTCTGTTTTTGCCCAAGTCATTAAGTCTGAGCGTTTTGTTGCCCTATTAGGAAATCCTCCAAAAAGATTTGCTAGGGCACTAAATAGATTTAGTGTCATTCAGTTTCTCCAAATTTTTTGATGCTTGAGGGAAGCAATACCCTAGTCTTTCCCAGTGCCACTCATTTTTTATAAGCTGAGGTCGCTTATCTTACACTTTTATTTATAGTAATATAACACTAAAAAACACTAAAAACAACTGCATTTTGCGAAGACTCGGTATGCGTGTAGTGCAACTGTGACACTTCATCAAGTTAAATAATGCTTGCTATTTGGTTATTATTTTGTTATAATGATACAAACAATAATAGACTAAATATGTTGAATCAAGAAATTAAGAAAGAATTAATATGTTAGTAAAAGGTAAAGTTCTTGTCACTGGCGGATCAGGCTTCATAGGCAGAGAAGTTGTCAGACAACTACTTTCAAAAGGGTATGAAGTAACGGTGTTAGATAAATCTGAAAAGCCACAAGATTTTAAATATGTACGTTATATTAAAGGTGACATACAAAGTGCTGCTAAATGTGTTATGGCAGCAGTTGGTCAACATTATATTATTCATCTTGCAGCAAAAGCAAGAATACCACAAAGTTTTATTGATCCTGATACTTATTTTGATAATAATGTAACTGGCACACGAAATGTATTAACTGCCGCACATGCGGTTGGTATACGGAAATTTGTTTATGCTAGTTCATCTAGTATATATGGTAATAATCCTCCGCCACATAAACCATTTCATAAACCAGATCCATTGAATTATTATGCAATGACTAAATTATTCGGTGAGCAATTATGCAAACAGTATAAAAATGTATTTGACTTGAACTATAATGTATTACGTTTCTTTACAACCTATGGAACAGAACAACCATCGGACGACGATAACGGATTAATGATTAGTAAGTTTTATCGTTTAGCAAATGATAGCCATCCATTAACCGTTCATGGCGATGGTGAATTTAAACGAGATTATATTCATGTAAGCGATGTAGCAAGTGCATGTATTGCGAGTATGGAATCCAAAGTAAAAAGTGAAGTCTTTAATGTGGGAACAGGAAAAAGTTATTCGGTAAATCAGATAGTAAATATATTACGTGAGTTTTTTCCAGATTTGGAAATAGAATACCAAGATAAGCCTAAAGGATATGCAACCGATACTCTTGCCGATATATCTAAGGCAAAAAAACTATTAGGCTGGCAACCTTTAATAGATACCGAAACTGGTATTAGAGACCTTTATAATCTAAAGAAAAGTATAGATGAAGCATAATCAATATCATATCAGAAAAGCCGGCAAAGAAGAACGTGCATTAAAAATAAGTATTTTTATTTTAATACTATTTGTTGTTATCGAGTTATTTGGTGCACATATAAGTAATTCACTTGCATTATTAAGTGATGCATTGCATCTTTCAACCGATGCGTTAGCAATGATTATTGCCGTATTTGGATTTTGGATTGGTAGAAAACCACCGACTGCCACATACTCATATGGATTTATGAGAGCGGAAGTTATTGCAGCATTTTTAAATGCACTGATGTGGATTGGACTTTTTGCATATATTATATACGAAGCAATCTATCGAATACTAAATCCTGAGCATGTTGATATATATTGGATGTTACCAATTGCGATTATTGGATTAATCGTTAATTTGGTATTATTTAAAGTAGTGCATCATCACCATGATGGTCATAATATTAATATGCGAGGAGTGATACTTCATATCTTACTTGATATTTTAGGCAGTGTTGGTGCCATTATAGGTGGTATCGTAATATATTTTACTGATTGGTATTATATTGATCCTATTATAAGTGTACTTCTTGCCAGTTTAATATTAAAAAGTGGTTGGGAATTATTAAAAGATTGTCTTAGAATACTAATGACTGGAAAACCAGAACATATTGATATTGATGTTATAGTAAAAGATATTATAACAAATATCGATCATGTTAATAATGTTCACCATATACATATATGGGAATTAGCAAGCGGACAAATTTCAGCCGCTATGCACATCAATATATTGGATGATGGCGAATGCGATGATACAATATATAATACCAAGAAACTATTAATCGATAATTATAAAATAGTACACACAACTATTCAAATTGAACATAATAATTGTCCAGATGAAGAACTGTTTTATAATAAATTATTAGAGGAGAAAAAAAATGATTAATTGGATTAAAAATAGACTAAAGGAGCGTACAACACTCGACGGTGCCGCACTAGTTGCAACTGGAATCGCAATGCTTATTGTGCCAGTTGATTTAATTGCATATGCGGCAATTGCATATGGTATATGGACTATCTGGAAATCTGAATGAATTGGATAGACATAGATAAAAACATTATTAATATGATGGCTATCTATGACGATAAAGATAAACTTTTTACTGATGTTAAAAAGTTATATAATTGGAATGATTCGCAGGTTAAATATGCAGTCGAACCATTATTAAAACGGTGGGGTTGGTATGATAAGAAAATCATACCAACTACCAAATCAAAAAAGCCAGTGTCTAAACCTAAAACTAAGACAAAAAAGAATGTAAAGAAAAATACTAAAGCATAATTAATAGTGTGATATAAATGACACATATACTAATATTAACTTTGTACCTACTTGATAATAAAGCAAAAATGTATTATATTAGTATAAGTAGAGTAGTATGAGCAGGTAACCTGCTCATATTTTTTTGTTTAAAAGGAAATATAATAATGAAACTATTACTAACAACAGTAGCCGCTATGGTATTGGCTACGACTTCATTTGCAGCAGACATTGGTGTTTCTGCTAAAATGAAAGTTGCTGAAAATGAAGCAACCGATAAGTATGAAGCGACAACCACAATCGGTATTGATGTTGATGCAGGCGAAGGAGTGGCAAACGTTGGACTAGAGTTTGAATCAGTTGATGGTGACACAATCAAACTAGATAAATGGCATGTTGGCACAGAAGTTGCAGATACAACCGTAACATTTGGTGACCAGGATGGTGTTTTTGTAGAAGCAACATCCGATTTTTCATCAATCGCAGAACCAACTATTGATGAATCATTGACATTATCATACGGTCCAGCCGCGGTAGCAGTTGGTTTCACTGATATCACAACTGATGTTACTGAAGTGTCAAATGTACAACTTGCATATAATGTTGATTTGGCATTGGTAGATGTAACTGCATCTATGGATTATAATCGCACATCTGAAAAATACACCTGGGGTGCACGGGTTGATACGGTAGAAGTTACAGGTGTTGCACTTGGTACAACTGTATCATATGAAACAGATACATTAGCATACGAATTAGATTCTACGGTTAGTACATACGGTCTAACAACATATATCAATGGTGACGAAGATGATTTACTAGAAAACATCGGCGTAGGACATGAATTTGATTTTTCTGGTGCAACTGTAGAAACAGATGTTAACTATAATGTGGATGATGAAACAGTAACACCATCAGTTACACTAAGTTTTGCATTCTAATATAATAAAGTTATAAATTATAAAAGGGGATTGTTTTTAACAGTCCCCTTTTTTATTACTTATAAATAGATATAATACTATCTTATATAAGTGAGAAACAGAAATGGAAGATGATGATATTGTATTATCAGAGTTATCTGATGATGAACTTGTAATTCAAATGGGAGACGATTTGTATGATGGTCTCAAAGAGGAAGTTGAAGAAGGTACTAATATTCTTTTAGAACGTGGTTGGGAACCATACCGTGTATTGACAGAATCATTAGTTGCTGGAATGACCATTGTGGGCATAGACTTCCGTGATGGTATATTATTTGTGCCAGAAGTATTACTGGCAGCAAATGCAATGAAAGGTGGTATGTCAATTCTCAAACCACTACTTGCTGAGACTGGTGCACCACAAGTTGGAACGATGGTGATTGGTACAGTAAAAGGTGACATACATGATATTGGTAAAAATCTAGTTGGTATGATGATGGAAGGTGCTGGATTTGATGTACACGATATTGGTATTAATAATTCAGTAGAAGCATATCTAGAAGCGATTGAAGAACATAATCCAGATATTTTAGGAATGTCTGCACTACTGACAACAACTATGCCATATATGAAGGTTGTAATTGATGTAATGACTGAAAAAGGTATACGTGATGATTATACTATACTAGTAGGTGGCGCACCATTGAATGAAGAATTTGGAAAAGCAATTGGCGCAGATGCTTATTGTAGAGATGCTGCTGTAGCAGTTGAAACAGCAAAGATGTTTATGGATCGTAAGCATAACAGCGTCAGGACTTAAATGAATGAGAATAGTGTATATACATGGGGCAACTGCAAGTGAACGAAGTTTCGCCTTCATTCAGAAATCGTTGGATTGTAAAGATCCTATATATTTAAATTATAGTAAACATACCGCAGCAGTTGATAATCTTGCTGTAATGATGAAAACTTTAAATGATATAGATGATGATTTTTTTGTAATAGCACATAGTCTTGGTGGTGTATATGCAACTTATTTACAAAGTGAATTTGATACAATAAAGAATGTTGTTAGTTTAGCAACACCTTTTAATGGCAGCGAAATAGCATCATGGGGAACAGTCTTTAATCCACATTATCAATTGTTCAAAGACATTTCGCCAAACAGTGAGTTTATAAGATACAGTCGTAAGATTGATATTGAATGTCCTTGGATGCAGGTGGTTACAACTGTAGGCGATGTACCATGGATATCAGGTGAGAACGATGGTATTGTCACACGTAAAAGTATGACTTGCCGCGATGATATAGAATATGCAGAAGTAGATAGGAATCATTATGAGATAGTTCTATCTGACAGGGTGATTGAAATTATTAATAATAAATTCAATACTTGACATTATCATTAAAATATGTTATAAATAGAATGTAACGTTGAAGTGAAGTGAATACGGACAGGACCCCGGGGCAGTACCGGGCTACTCCACCATAAACACTTGGAGAATGAAATGAGTGATATAATTACATATTTGTTGTTAAGATTTGCGCAATATGGTTTGGTAATTATATTATTTGGCAGTTTATTAGAAGTGTTTTTGATGGGGTAGAACAAGGATCGACTGACGGGATAGCAGAGTGGAGTTACCGGGATGTAAGCGCCGTTACCGCGAACAAACTTTATAATTGCAAACGCAAATTATGCGCCAGAAATGGCATTAGCGGCTTAATTTAAGCACGTGGGGGTTGGTAACTGACCTAGCAACAGAATAGTTACACTACACACACACATAAACACAAAGGAAAACAATATGTTCGATATTAAACAAATGACAGAAATGGCTGAAAAATTCAGCGATTTATACAAAAACACAGGAATGAAACCAGAGGCATTTACAGAAGCATTTCAGAAAATGACACCTCCTTCACTTCCTAAAGTAACTTTTAATAAAAATGGTTATGAAATTCGTACTCAAGTATTAGAAATGGCACAATCACAAATGTGGCAAGACTATTATGCAAAATATGGCATGTTTGAAACATCTGTTCGAAAAGAGCACGATGAAGTTGTGACAAAGGTAGAAATGCCAGAAGTTCCAGGAACAGAACAAATTCTTGAAGCAGCGCAACAATTTTACAATTTCGTAAACAAAGGAAAATAATAAATGATGGTCTGAACATTGTTCAGACCATTTTACTTTTTTGGATATAATAACATATGAAAATATTAATTTGTGGATTGCCGGGAAGTGGCAAATCAACGTTGGCTGAACCCTTTACGAGACTAATTAATGGGGTATGGCTGAATGCAGATTTTGTACGAACAAAGTACGATGATTGGGACTTTAGTATACAAGGGCGGGCACGACAAGCACAACGTATGCGCCATTTAGCAGATGGAATTGAAATGACAGGTAAAATTGTTGTTGCTGACTTTATCTGTCCAATGAATGAAAATAGAAAAGCCTTTGATGCAGATTTTGTAGTATGGATGGATACTATCAAAGAAAGTATATATGATGATACCAATCAAATATTTCAACCACCAATTAATATAGACTATCGTGTTCAAGATTGGTTTGATGATACCCATAATACACTTATGCTTGCAGTAGACAGATACAGTAAATGGCATGAAGAACAAAGAGTAAATGAATAGTATTATTAATGTTAGATATAAAAAATGGGAAATGGTATGAGCGAAGATTTAAAATGGAGTAATTATGACTTTACTAAAATACCCTTTGATGACATTGTTAGTGTCGGTCAGCGTACCTTGCTGTATCGTGATCTATTCACTGTTAGTTGGCTCCTCGGAAGATTCTGTAATTACAAATGCTCCTACTGTTGGCCTTATGCCCGTAGTGACCGTAAAGACCATCGTCCTACAGAATTATGTTTACGGACAATAGATGAAATAAAGAGACAGGCACGTGAAAACGGATTTAATAGTTTTCACTTCTCGTTATCTGGTGGAGAACCTACTTTCCATCCTGGCTACTTGGACATTTTGAGTCATCTTGCAGATGATGTATCAAATACTAACTACACAAGTGTCCATATGACAACTAATATGTCACGTAATGTTAAATGGCATGAGGATTATGTAGAGCGAGTTAAACCATTTCATCGTGCAAGTATCACTGCTAGTTTACATACTGAGCATCTTAATACAAGAGATAAGATGCAAGAGTTTGCAGATAAACTTATATTGTGTCAAGAAAATGATGTACAAATTACAGTGAACATGGTTATGGTCCCGGACTGGTTTGAACGTGATTGGGATAATGCATTATTTTTTCATGAACAAGGTATTAATGTAACATTGAAGCCACAATCGGATCCCACTGCAAGTCGTGTAGTTGATGGGTATACAGAAGAACAGATGAAAAGATTGTGGAATGGTATGCCACAACTTGCGTATACTGAGGTAAAACGTAAATGGAATGATAGACCAAAACCCAACTTTCAAGTTCCAGAGTATGCAATTGGTCAAAATGATAAAAGTGTACCTTGGCATATGCAAGTAGAGTTTACAGACTCAAACGGTAAGAAATGGTATATGGATCAGGCCGAGCGTTTCAATGCGTTTAATTTTAATAACTTTGAAGGCTGGAGTTGTAACAGTGGGTATCAAGGTATAATAATACGTGAACCAGACGGTAGTATAAAACGTAGTTATAGTTGTGCAGACCAGCCATTGGGATATATCGAAAGTGGATTTAAACTATTTGACAAACCAATGCCATGTATAAGTAAGAGTTGTGTTAGTAGTGCGGACTCAAAGATTCCAAAGAGGAAAGTATTATGACAAAGAGGAAAGTATTATGACATTGCTACATGAACATATTAAAACTAGCATAGATACAAGCCAACATTGTCAACGCAATTGGGATTTGTCTAAATCTGTCTCGCAAGAAGATTTAGATTTGATGATCCATGCGGCAACGCAGTGTCCAAGCAAGCAAAATTTTGCATATTATCGTGTTCATGTTATTACTGATCGTTTGATTATCGAGGCCATACATGATTCTACAAGTGGATATATGACGGCAGACGATAAAATGTTAACAAATAGTCAGTGTCTAGCAAATGTCTTATTTGCATTTGAAATTATAGATCCTAGTGATAACAGCAAATCTCATAATGAGAGAAGAGAAAATAAAAATAATGATCTGATAATTAGAGATTCGCATATAGCAATGAATATTGCTACTGGATATTTAAACTTAACAGCACATATGTTAGGATACTATACAGGATATTGCCAATGTTTTAGTAGTGATGTAGTAAGTGAAATATTAAATTCAGACAATATATCGGTATTACTAGGAGTTGGACACAACAACCCAAATTTAGATAGAAAAATACATCATGTAAACAAAGATGATGTGTACGCATCATTTACAAAAGAAGTTATCGATGTGAGATATTATAAATGAATAAAATTGCGTTTGCCATGTATAAGTAAGAGTTGTGTTAGTAGTGCGGACTCAAAGATTCTAAAGAGGAAATTATAATAATGTTTAGTTTTAAATCACCAACTGTACAAATGCTGGGTAGATGGCAACCATGGCACGAAGGGCATACTGAATTATTCAAACAATCAATTAAATTGACTGGACAAGTTATTATTATGTGTAGGGATGTACAAGGTGAAAATTCTGGACCAGGCCAAGACGATAATCCGTGGGACTACTATGATGTAAGAACTAATATCATATCTGCATTAGAGAAGTATGGATATAAATTACATCATGACTATGAAGTTGCTAAAGTACCAAATATCATTGATATAAGTTATGGCAGAGGGGTGGGATACACATTTACAGAACACGATTTAGGAACAGATATACATGATATTAGTGCCACCCAAATTAGAAAACAAATGAGAGAAGACGGAAGTTTAGAGTAAGATGCGAAAAAAAAGATTTAATTTGAGTCAAGTAGAACAAGAACAGAAAAATATAAGACAGGCAGATTTGATAGAAAAAAAAGAAAAAGTACTATTAACAGACGAATGGAGTGGATACTGTGATAACAATGACCATCCATTATTTTCTATCAATATAACATATAGTAAACCATGGGCAGTATGTTATTATTGCAGCAAATTATGGCTGATTGATAAAAGTACTTGACAATATGTATTTTTTCGATTACTATAGAAAGTGAAGTGATTTATATTAGGCAATAGAAAATGATTGACCAACAAGAGAGATACCATAATTACATACTACGCCGCAGTAGAGAAGATAGAGAAGAAATGAATACAACCACAAATATCTATGTAGTCCATACATATAATAAAAATAACAATTCTAGTGTTAATAAATTCCTTGGAGTATATAGTAGTAAAGAACTTGCTGATGTAGCGGGAAAAGAACAATGTGAAATATGGGGCGATGGCAACTTACATTACACTGTGACACTTAGTGCATTAGACGATATTATTAACGGTGAACAAAAATGACATATGTAGTAACACAGGATTGTATTAAATGCAAATATACTGATTGTGTAGAAGTATGTCCAGTGGACTGTTTCTACGAAGGTGAAGAAATGCTGGTAATCAATCCAGATGAATGTATAGATTGTGGCGTTTGTGAACCTGAATGTCCAGCAGATGCAATTATAGCAGATACCGATCCTCTATTCACACAACGATTATATGATATTAATGCTAAATGGTCTGAACAATGGGAAGTAATTGTAGACCAAAAAGAACCACTAGATGGCGCTGATGAACGTAATCCTGCCAAAGGATATACTGAGGATAAAACACATTTATTGGACCAGTATGATTAGGATGTGCACCAATTAATTTCTAATTTATTGAAAACGCAGAATTCTTTATTGCTTTTTTTTCTTGACATTCTAAACGAATCACTATATAAAGAGTGTATAAGTTAGAGAGAAAGAGGATTTATTATGAAACTGTCAATAACTGAAATGGAAACAATTCTTGCACTAGTAGGAAAAGCCGACTATGATCAATTGAACGAAATCGCTAGTCGTGTTCAACTACAGCGCACGTTCTTGGCTAATCAAAAAGTTCGGTCATTCGTTGTCGGTGATAGTGTTAAATTCACTAGTCGTAGTAAGATGGTTGAAACTGGTGTTATCAGTAAAGTAAACCGTCGTTATATTCACGTACAAGTAGGACATATGAACTGGAAAGTTCCTGCAGAAATGTTATCGGCAGCATAATAAAAAGGTTGACATTCTGAACGAATCACTATATAAAGTAAGTATAGACAGTAAAGAGGAAATATAGTATGACAAATCAAGCGCAATACGATGAATTCACAGTTTCAATGAACCACTTTGATGAAATGCAGCAAGAGTTGGGTATGTCAACTGTTTGGAGTATGTATGAATTCGGCACAAAGGGTCCTGAGTTTGAATTGTTCTCTAATAAAGTTCGTAAAGTAACTTATGAGTCTGTTCGTCCTGATGCAACTGTTGAAGAAATTAACGCAGATTTGCGTAACGGTACTAACAACACAATGATGCAAGTTAGTTCTCTTGCCGTAAATGGCTCAATCAAGGCATTGTGGGCTGCAGCAGAATCATGCATTAAACAAAGTGGCACACATCATTCTTATATCGAAGATTTTGAGTTTGGTGAAGACGGCACACTTGAACTTGTTACAGGATCTTAATTGATGAATAATTCTCAATCACTAGAAAGAAAAATTATTCTACTTGAAGAACGAGTAGAAAAACTTGAAAATATTATAAAAGGACTTACTCAATGAAAAATATAATCGCAATTACCGCGGCACTACTAATGACTGCATCGGCTTCATATGCTGACCAAATTAAAGGAACAGTTGTTGGCATGAAAGAAACATACCGAGACAGTGTTCAATCTGTTCCAGTACGTACATGTGGTGTAGTAGATGTACCAATCTATGAAACTCGCCGGACAGGTGAAGCAAGTTCTGGTGACGCCCTTGTGGGTGCAATCATTGGCGGTGTAATTGGTAATCAATTCGGTGGTGGCAAAGGCAAAGATGCAATGACGGTTCTAGGTGCTATTGTTGGTGCTGACAAGGTTAATAAAAACGGCAAACAACAAACAGTCATTGTAGGTTATCGTCAAGAAGAAAAATGCCGTTCAGTATATACGGATAAAGTAATTAAAGTTCGTGGTGCAAATATGGTTACACTTGATGTGAGTGGACAAGTTATTCAACTATACACTCAGAATTGGTACAAAATAGGCAGTACCGTAACACTCAATGTCAATATGTAATATATAAATATAATTTTACTCTCCTAAAATGATAAATACAGATGAAGAGGGCTGTAATTATCCATAGGAGAGTAAAATGGTTTTTTCACTTTTGGTGTTCTCAGTAGCCCTAATTATTGCAGCGGTTGCTGCATGGTTTTCAGTTGCTGGATTGATGGCAATATTTGCCGCATCTGCACTACCAGTTGCATTAATGGCTGGATCTTTAGAAATAGGCAAGTTAGTTGCTGCATCTTGGGTCTACAGAAATTGGCGAAAAGCGCCCTTTCTATTAAAATCTTATCTTACATTTGCAGTAGTTGTGCTAATGTTCATCACATCGATGGGCATTTTTGGCTTTCTATCACGTGCCCATTTAGAACAGGCAAGTGAAGGCTTACAATCACAAGCACGTATTGAACGTATAGAGAATGATATAATTCGTTATGAAGATACAATAAAACGGTCTGAGATTAAGATTTCAAAATTAGAAACACAAAATACAAATAATACAGATGAAATACAATCACAAATAGATGCAGAACAAAATCGTATGGATCAAGCATATGCTAGAGTTCAACCAGCAATAGATGAACAACTTGATATTATTTCAAATGAACAGAATGGCACAGATAATCAAGTTAAATCATATTTGGTACAAATAGCCAATATAGATACTACACTTGATAATTTACAATCTTTTGTTGTAAATGATGAAATAAAAAAATTACAAGCCTTGGTTGGAGTAAAAACGGATGGCAACTACGGACCACAAACTGCAAAAAAAGTAGACCAGTTTCGTATATCACAACAAGCAGAAAAAAAGAAACTTGTTAATATTGTAGAAAATATTCGTACTAGTATTGATACATCAATAGTTGAACAGGCAAGAGTTGAAATAAAAAGACTTCGTACTATTGCGGATCGTGATGTGCAGAAGTCACAAACAACTATTACTAGATTACGTTCACAATTAGACCGTGTTGCAGAAATAGATAATACAACTAAAATTTTAGAATTGCGTAATATTGTACAAGAAACTGAAACTAATATTTCCACTTCATTGGATAACAAGTTTCAATTAGAAACCGAAGTTAGAGTCTTAGAGGCAGAAGTTGGACCTATAAAGTATATTGCTGAATTAGTATATGGTAATACAGAAAGAAATACAATCGATGATGCAGTACGTTGGCTGATAATTGTATTCATTTTTGTTTTTGATCCCTTAGCAGTATTATTATTAATTGCTGCCAACTACAGTTTTAAAAATCGTAATGATAATGATAGTAGTCAAGAAGAAATTTTTGATGCACTTTTTGCAAAAAAAGATAAAAAAAAACTTGACATTGCCTCTAATATAGACGATACTGGTGTAGAAGAAACTAAAGAAGATATAACTAGAAAATTAAATACAAGTTTAGTAAAGCGACATGGCTGGCTAGACAAGAAATAATATAGGTGATTACTTGACTGATACTAAAGATTATACTTGTTCATTTTGCAATAAAGAAAAAGATGTTGTTAAGACACTAATTGCTGGACCGAATCAATTCATTTGTAATGAATGTATTGATTTGTGTTATGAAATAATCCATGACTCAAAAGAAAATTTTGCAGAAATAACTGAAGGTACTAGTTCACTTCCCTGTCCTGAGGATATTAAAGAATATCTTGATTCTTACGTTATTGGCCAAGACGAAGCCAAAGAAGTATTAAGTGTTGCGGTATATAATCATTATAAGCGTATTAATTCTGACGATTCAGATGGCGTAGAGTTGGATAAATCAAATGTAATGATTTTAGGTCCCTCAGGCACTGGCAAAACATTGCTTGCTCAAACAATCGCACGATTTCTTGATGTTCCATTTGCACAAGTTGATGCAACTTCATTAACTGAAAGCGGATATGTCGGAGATGATGTCGAGAATGTAGTACAAAAATTGCTTATAGCAGCAGATTTTGATGTGCAAAAAGCAGAATACGGTATTGTCTATATTGATGAAATAGATAAAAAAGCCAAAAAAGGCGAAAATGTTTCGATCACAAAAGATGTGAGTGGTGAAGGTGTTCAACAAGCATTGCTTAAAATCGTAGAAGGTACAAAAGTCCGTGTTCAGCCTAGTGGTGGTAGAAAGCATCCTGGTAGTGAAATGATTGAAGTTGACACAAGTAAAATTTTGTTTGTTGTTGGTGGTGCATTTGTAGGAATCGACAAAGTTATTGAACGAAGAATTACTAGTAACTCTGGTATTGGTTTTGGTGCCAAAGTATATGATAAAACATTGAATAAGATAAATATACGTGAGCAAGTTGAATCAAAAGATTTAATCAAGTACGGTGTTATTCCAGAGTTTATGGGTAGGTTTCCTATTATTGTTGGACTAGATTCACTTACTGAGAGCCAACTAATACAAGTGTTAACTGAGCCAAAGAATAGTATTATCGCACAGTTTAAGAAACTTTTCATGTTGGATGGCGTAGAGTTAAATATTGCTGAATCTGCACTTGAGCAGATTGCAAAAAAAGCAAAAACTGATGATACTGGTGCTCGTGGTTTAAGAAGTGTTATTGAGAAATCACTTTTGAAATTGCAGTTTACGTTACCTAGATTGGCAACTGAACAAGGACTTTCATCTGTACATATTACAGATGCATTTATTTTGGGAAATGAAGAACCTATATTAGTGTTCGATGAAGAAGCGAAGGTTAAACAAAAATCATAAATGGATAGAAACAAATCCGCAATTAAGTATAATGAGCAAATAACAGTTACTGAGTTACGAATTATAGGAAGTGATGGCGAAGCACTGGGTGTAATGTCTAATGAGGCTGCACAGAACATGGCTAGTGTTGCAAACTTGGATTTGGTACTAATAGTACCAGATGCAATGCCGCCGGTAGCGAAAATAATTAGTCTTAATAAATATAATTACGAACTGAAAAAACGTCAGAAATTTCAAGAGAAATCTGCTAGGGCAAATGCTGTTGAAATTAAAGAAGTTAAATTCAGACCAGGAATCGGTATTCATGACTTACAAATAAAAATGCGTAAAGCACAAAAGTTTATTGATAATGGTTCTAAAGTTAAAATAACTATACAAATGAAAGGCCGAGAAAATGCCAAAGCACACGATGTTCTGACATTTTTTGTAGAAGCAATTTCTAATGGTTTAGCCAACTGGAAATATGAACAGCCACTAAAATTGAATGGCAATAGAATTACAGGTTTAATACAAAAAAATGACTAAAAATAATCACTATGTAAAAGGAAACGACTCTGACAGATATGCGAAGTCTGGAATGACAGTTGAAGTAAAAAATGGAAACTTTGAAAAAGCGTTTCGTAGATTTAAAAAGAAATGCACCGAAGAAGGACTAGTACAAGAAATTAGAACACGAAAAGAATTCGTAAAGCCAAGTGAAATCAAACGTAAAGCAAAAGATGCAGGACGTAAGCGTTGGCAAAAAATGAAACGCCAACAAGATAATATATGATAGATTTAGATACACTAGATTTGAGAACATTACAGAAAGAATCATCCAGAGCGTTACTTACAATGGATGGTTCTTCTGGTGGCATTGCAAAATTCAACAAACAAGCACACCACAATAGCCAACTATGGTATAAGGCGGTGTTGAAATATTATATTAATGAACACGGTGGATTACCGTGTGACGTTGGTCCAGCAAAAGATATCATACTTTTTTCTGAAAAAATAAGTGTATAACACTTGACATTTGGAAAAAAATCACTAAATATAACTGTAGGGTAAAAAGTTTACCTTACTTGGGTCGCCATAAGGGACCCAACATATCTTGCTTATTAAAAGGAGAAACAAAATGACAAGAGTAACAACATTAAACTTACCAGATTTTCATCGCTCAGTATTGGGTTTTGATAGACTACTAAATGATTTTAATCGTTTGGATAACACTGGTTATCCACCATATAATGTAGAGTCTATTGATGAAGACAAATATCAAATTACATTGGCACTAGCAGGTTTTAGTCGTGATGATATTGCAATCACGGTTAAAGAAGGTCTACTAACTATTTCCGGTTCAAAACCTGAAATTGAACAAGAAGGCCGTGAATATATTCATCGTGGAATTGCAAATCGTGCATTCACCAGAGAATGGAAACTTGCTGATTATGTTGAAGTAATTGATGCGACCATGGAAGATGGACTATTATTTGTATCTCTTGAACGAAAAGTTCCTGAAGAAAAACAACCGAAAACTATTGCAATTAGATAATAATTGTGATATTATATTAAGAGAGAAATAGAAATATTTCTCTCTTTTTAATAAATATACTAAAAATATAGGATCAACAAACAAATGATAGCAGATGAAAAAATTATCATTTCAGAGAAGTTAGATACTGAACTGGAATTAGAATCTCCTAAAAGATATTACGTTATGATGCATAATGATGATACTACACCGTTTGATTTTGTAATTGAAGTATTAGTTAAGTTATTTCACCATGAAATAGAAACTGCAAGTGATATAGCATCTAAAATTCATCAAGAAGGAAATGCTATTGTTGGTATGTACTATATGGAAATTGCAGAACAAAAAGTAGAAGAAACAACCCGTATATCTAGAAACAATGGACTTGCATTAGTAACCACTATAGAACCTGCGGAATAATTTAATGCCTAGTATTAGAGTATTACAATATAATATGGATGGCATGAAGTGGGGAATAGAATATTTACGCAATGCAGCCAAAGATGTAGATGTATTCCTACTACAACGTGTACCAATGGAAGCAAAAAAAGAGATAGAATCCATAATAGGTTGCAGATTGTTCTTTTTGGAATCTACACCTGGCGTAGGTAATTTATGTGTTGCAATGGGAAAAAATCATTCAGGTCATCCATTTTCAAAGATGAAAAGTATTACATTACCATCTTATGAAAAGGTGATAAAAATTGGTGAAAATCATAAGTCTCAAGGGTGCACTGCATTAAGAGCGCAACTTGACGGTGTAAATATTATTACGTTTTTACCTTGTTATCCACAAGATACTAGTGACGTTAATTCAACACTTATAAATGATTTAGATAGAAAGACTGATATTGAGTTTTTATTAAATCTATATAAAGATAGACCTACTATTATTGCTGGTGACTTTCATACTATTCCTGGATCACCACAAGATGAAACTACTTCATTTATTCTACAAAAGTATAATTATGAATCGCATTTAGATGAATATAATACTTGGTTTGCACCAGACAAATCACCATCAAATTTGGATAAGTTAGTAAGTAATATAGATGTTGACATTTCTGATGTAATAGTATATAATAAAAACATAGATAGAAGTATACAAGGACATCTGGCAATAAGTTATATGCTAGAATATAATGTTGAAGAGGATTAATTAATGACAGTCGGAATGATTTCCGCTATTCCAGAAGAGTATTCAAAAATTAAATGGGACAATTCACCCACAACTGTAACAGTTATGAAAAAAGAATTTCATATAGGCAAAATTAATGATATTGATGTTATTGCGGCTGAATGTGGAATTGGAAAAGTAAATGCGGCAATAACATCAACAATACTAATATCACATTTTGATTGTAAAAGTATCATATTTAGTGGAGTCGCTGGTGGCTTAAATCCCAAATTTAATATAGGGGATGTCATAATTGCAGACAAACTGATTCAACATGATTATGGTGCAATAGTTGATGGTGAAGTGTATTCTAGTTTACCAGGAAGTTTCCCATCACTTGAAGATACAACGGATTCCATATCATTTGAAATGAGTGATCCAATGCGAGATTATATAAAATCACACTTGGGAAAAGATGTACAATTTGGAACAATAATTACTGGCGATACATATCTTAGTTGTTCACAAACAAGAGAAATGTTTCACAAACAGTTTGATGCAGATGCGGTAGAAATGGAAGGTGCTGCGATTGCACAAACTTGTTGTCAATGCAATGTACCATTTATTGTAGTACGAGTATTAAGTGATCTTGCAGGAGAAAACTCACACACTGATTTTGATACTTTTGTTGATGACAGTTCAAAAAAATCAGCAGTGGTTGTTTCACACTTATTGCCAATATTGGATGTCTGGGCATGATTGAACGCTTTGAAGATACTCCATTTGAAAAATCACAACACTTAAAAGTACATGAAGAATATTATTATACTATATATGAAGACAAATGGCCAGTATGTGATGGACATTTACTTTTTGTTCCTCGACAAAATAATATTAAATTTATAACACTTGCATTAGAGGCAACTGTTGAATATGGTGATAATCTAAGAAATGAAGGTAAGATTGATGGATATCATTTTGGTATGAATATGGGTGAAGCAGCAGGACAAACAGTTATGTGGCCTCATATACATTTCATGCCACGACATAAAGATGATATTGAAGGATTCCCTGGTAGTGTAAGACTTGCATGTAGGCATGGTAAAAATGCGAGTTATTACTTTGAACATCCTGACTTTAAAGAAGAATATACACAAGCACATCTAGAATTAAAAAATAAAAAAGGATTAATTTAATGAGTACATATGAACCAAATTCTGCAGTAGTAGTATTATATGATTCAAAAGAATATAAGGCAATTGATAAAAAATTAAATGGAACAATATCAAGTGTGTGCAATCTTAAAAAACTTGATTCAAAAGATACTGGCGAAGTTGTGCTATCTTTTCCACCTAAGATCAACATAGATGCTATTGTTGTTATCAAAACAGATGCAATGACTACAAACGATTGGCGTAACTTTGGTGGTAGTTTAACGAAACAATGGAAAAGCCGAGTTAATAACCTTTACTTTGAAATTAATAATGATTTTAATGAGTCAATATACGAAGGTGCACAACTGGCATTGTATAAGTTTGACAAATATAAATCTAAAAAAGACACAGAAACACTAGCGATTCATATCGATGCCGTGACAGAAGTATCGCTACATAAAAGTGTTTCATTTGCACGTGATCTTGTATCAGAGCCGGGTAATGTTCTGTATCCTGAAACCTATGCACATATCATTAGTACAGAGCTTATGCCATTGGGTGTAACAGTTAAAGTATACCATGAAGCACAATTAAAAACAATGGGATTTGATTTGCTGCTAAGTGTAGGACAGGGATCACGAAAAGATTCATATGTTGTTGTAATGGAATGGAATGGCGGTGATGATGAACGACCAATTGCGTTGGTAGGCAAAGGTGTTACATTTGATACTGGTGGTATTTCTATTAAACCAAGTGCAGGTATGGGTGATATGAAATTTGATATGGGTGGTAGTGCTGCGGTAGTAGGAGCATTACATGCAATTGCCTCTCAAAATATTCAAGCCAATGTAGTTGGAATTGTTGGATTGGTAGAAAATATGCCAGATGGCAATGCTATTAAGCCAGGTGATGTAGTCACATCACTGAGTGGCAAAACAGTTGAAAACTTGAATACAGATGCCGAAGGTAGATTAGTATTAGCAGATATTTTAACATATGTACAAAGAGAATATGATCCAGATCGTATTATCGATCTTGCAACTCTAACTGGTGCTATTATTGTATCATTGGGCAATGAAATGGCTGGACTCTTTACAAATTCTACAGAGTTCGGAAATGAGATTATCGAAAGTGGCGAGTTAGCAGGAGAATTGTATTGGCGGATGCCAATGGGCAAAAACTGGAACAAAATGATTGATTCAAAGATTGCAGATATGAAAAATATTGGCGGCAAAGGTGGTGGGTCAACTACAGCAGCAGAGTTTTTATACCGTTTTGTAGATAATGATCGTAATTGGGCACACTTAGATATTGCTGGTATGGCATGGAAAGAAGATGGCAATGATGTTGTTCCTGGTGGGGCAGTAGGATTTGGTGTAAGAACATTAGTTAATGCCGTTCTAATATCTAATGATGTACATCCTATTGATGATAATATGAAATACTAAATGTTATAAATAGACTTAGTGTAGGAGTACTATAATGAGTTTTATAATATCATATATGATTAGATGGGTTGTGCAAGGATGGATAATATCTAAAATTGCAAAAATAGTTCGGAAGTGGATGATTAAACGTTATTCACTTGAGAATAAATTCAAACAAAGTTTTACAAAATCACACGAAGTTGATTGGGAAAATATAAAATGGTTTGCTAATTTTGCCAGAGCATCATATAAAAAAGATAATGATATTATAAGAAACTTATATGATGGATATGAACTGTATATAAATGAAATCAATGACATTAAATATGTAGTATTACTTGATGAATTGAATAAAAAACAATACATTTCTATTCGTGGTACTTGTAATTCACATAATGCTATGCAAGACATAAATTTCTTACGTAGCAAAAGTTTTAGACTTGGTATAGAACTGCATAAAGGATTTCATAAAACCGCAGAAATGATTTCAGATGATTTGATTTCAAGACTCGATAAAACATGGAGAACATACGTAACTGGTCATAGTTTGGGTGCAGCGGAAGCATTAATTGTTAGTTGGTACTTGGATTATTCAGGTCATAATGTTGCAGAATGTATTAATTTTGGTCAACCCAAAGTAACATCATCACAAGGTATTCGAAAGATGCGTGGTAAGATTAAACTTACACGTGTAGTAAATGAAACAGATGTTGTTCCTTTAGTTCCACCATCTGGTACACATATGCATAGATATGCACATACTGGTGAACTAATCAAACTATTAGAAGATGGAAAGTATTGTTACCTTGAAGAGCCTGATAGTTTGAACTTCGGTGTAAATAGTTTTTGGTTATTTGCAGCAAGAGAAAGTTTTTCATTTTATGAAATAGGTAAAGAATTACCAGACCACTTTATGGATTCTTATATTGAAAATATCGACAATATTATCAAACAAGGCGAAGAAGTGAAATGGTCTGAAAGATTACAATACTTAAAAGATGAAGGTTTATTAGGCGAATGGAAAAAGTAAAAAATTGTTGACAAGAATGAAAAAACGTGTTATACTTTACTCACAATGGTATAAAAAGTTAAGAAAACAAGAACACAAAATACATAATAGTATATCTTGGGCAATATATAATTCTGCATATTATGACATTGATGGGAAATATAAAGAAATATGATTGCAGATAGTTTCGGACACGATACCTACACAAAAAGTTTCAATCAATTAGAAACACAGTGTGTATTGATTGGAAGTGGAGATAACAAAAGAGTTTATTATAATAATAAAAATGACATTGTTTTCAAATTATTTAAAAATAAAAACTTGCTGTTGGGTGAATTAAGTAGATATAGCATACTCTCTGATAAGAATATGAATTTTTTCATTCCAAAAACAAAGTACATAAATAAGTTTGTTCTTATTTCACAGTTTGCAAATCCAATAAGAATAATAGAAAATTATTCTAAAGTAGTTTTTTATCCTGAGGATTATAACCAAGATGTAATGGATTCAAAAATTAAATTATTGAATAATAATCCAATAGTTAATAATAATTGGGATACTATTTGCAATAGAGCAATTGGCAAGGACGGCAAGACCCCACTTTATAATTGGGGCATTAGAAAAAATAAAATACTTTTACTAGATTTTGAAATGATTAATATAGAACGTACAATAAGTTATTTGTCAGAACAAGATAATCGAAATGAATTTAAAGAAAGTTTAAATATTAATAATTACACATCATAACAAAAGGAATAATAATATGAGCGCAGAGGACGACAAGAAACGGGCAGAACAACAAAAAGCCCAAGAACAAGCCAAAAAAAATAAAGCGCAAGCAGATAAGACACAAGCGCAAAAAGACAAAGCAGAAGCAGAAGCCAAAAAAGCAACGGCAGAACAACAGCAACGTGATGCACAAGCAGCACATGATAAAGCAGAGGCAGATCATGCTGCCGCTGAGGCAGCGGAAAAACAAGCAGAGGCAGATTATAATGCTGCGGCTGCTGCTGTTACTAATGCACAAGCGAATGTTGTAAAAGTTTCCAAACCACAATATACTGTTAGTGTTGCTGCCGGTGCATCAGTTGAAACTGGTGGGTCAGTGGGAAACGATCAGGCTGGCGCAAGCGGTAGTGCGCAAGCAAGTGCTAGTGCTGAGGCAGGCGCAAGTGCAGGATTTCAATCAGATGGTAGTTCCTTTGCAGCAGGTGCAGAAGCACATGCAAGTGCAGAAGCAAGTGCAAGCGCAAGTGGTGAAGCACATGCAGAGCAAGATTTAGGTCCATTAGGAACAGCACACGCTGGTGCAGAAGGTGAAGCAGAAGCACATGCAAGTGCAGAAGCAGAAGCACACGCTAATGCAAGTGGAGGCTGGGATGGTAGTGATGCAACGGCCTCTGCATCAGTTGGCGCAAGTGCACGTGCAGAAGCAGGGGCAAGTGGTTCAGTAGATGCAAGCGTAGGCCTAGATACACCATTAGGTGATATTTCAGTAGATGCAGGCGCAGACGGCGAAGCAAATGTACATGCTGAAGCATATGCTGAAGCGGGTGCAAGTGCAAGTATCGGTGAACACGGTGCATCAGTAGAAGCGGGTGCGATTGCAGGTGCAAGTGTAGGTGCAGAAGCAAGTGGTTCCGCACATTTGGGCGGCGCAGAAGTATCAGGTAGTACTGAAGTAAGTATTGGCGCACAAGTTGGTGTACAAGGTTCTGCACACGCTACATATGAGGATGACACAATCAGTTTCGGTATTGATGGTAAGGCTGCATTACTTGTTGGGTTAGACATTGATGTTGATGTTGATATTGATATTGGTCCACTAGTAGATGGGGCACAAGCAATCCTTGATGCTGGCGGAACAATTGAAGATGCCATGGATCACGTAACTGATGGAATTGATAAGGCACAAGATGAAGCAATTAAAGCAGCAAAAGATGCTGAAAAAGTTGCAAACGATGTGGCGAAACAAGCAGAACAAACTTATAAAGGTGCACAAAAAGCGGTAGATGATACCGGTCAGGCAATTGAGGATGCAGGCAAGGCAATAACAAATGCAGCAAATGATGTTGCTAACTGGACAGAAAAAACATTCAGCGCACAAAATATGCTGAATGGTGCGAATACAGCAATTAAAGGTTGTAATGATGCCATCAATAGTTGTAATAATGCAATCAATGATGCATCAAGGGCAATCACTGATGCAGCAAATGCCGCAGCAAAAGCCGCAGAAGATGCAGCGAATGCAGCAGCAAAAGCAGCCAAGGATGCAGCAAAATCTGTAGGTAAATCATTTAAGAAATTATTTAGTGATACCCGCCTTAAAGAAAATGTAAAACTAGTCAACACAGTTGATGGTCTTAGTGTTTATACTTATAACTATGTTGGTGATAGTGTAGAACAAAAAGGTGTAATGGCACAAGAATTACTTGAAACAAAGTATGCCAATGCAGTTACATTACATGAAAATGGTTTCTATCAAGTTGACTATTCTCTATTACCCAACGGTACTAGATAATATATATGGCTGAAAAGATTACACTTTTCAAGCAAGAGTACCTAGTAGGATTTCTTAATGAAGACCTACTAGGGCTTTCTGCTATGATAATGAATAGTTATTATAATAATAACTTCATGGCAGAAGATGATGACCATATACGAAAAGAAGATGTTAGAATTGAGTTTAACACTCAAATACAACGGATTGCATCAAGTTTAGAAAAAGAATGGTTTGATGCATTTGGTACAGAAATTGAATTATGTTGGAATACTAGTAGTACAGAAGATCCAAACACTGCTTTTTGGTCAGTAGTGCATGGCAAGAATGAATCTACTAATTTACATACTCATGAATCAGAAGAAAATTATGCAGAAGGCGCACACGTTAGTGCAGCATATTATGTACAAGTTCCTCCAAGAAGTGGAGACTTGGTATTTCAATACAAACAAAATCCGTATATAACTGATCAAACAACTATTAAAGCGGAGCCAAACAAATTTGTAATGTTTGATAGTACAATAAGTCACTTTGTTACAAAGAACCATACCAATGACAAACGAATTGTTATTAGTATGAATTTTAAAATTAAAGAAACTAAGGAGAAATAAAATGTCACAAATGCCAAAAGATTGGGATAAAAAAATGAATGCTGCAATTAAGGCTGCTGAAAAAGCGGCAGCAGAAGCAGCAGCGGCAGCAACTAAAGCAGCACAAAAAAATGAGCAATTAGCAGTAGAAGCAGCCGCCGCGGCGAAAGCAGCAGCAGATGCAGGTGTCAAAGATGCTAAGAAGCAAGCCACCGCAGTCGCAAAAACAGCGAAAAAAGCAACTACCGGTGCGATTGAAAAATCTGCTGATGCTGCTTATAATGCTGCTAAGAAAGCAACAAAATCACTGAAGTTTTGGTAAATGTATAAGTACAGGTGCAAAATACTCAGAGTAGTTGATGGAGATACAGTTGACGTAGACATTGACTTAGGATTTGGAGTATGGTTACATAAAGAACGTATTCGAATTATGGGGATTGATACTCCAGAAACTCGCACCAGGGATTTGGTAGAAAAACAGTTTGGTCTATTAGCAAAAGAATTTGTAAAAGAACTAATGCCAGTAGGATCATCGCAGACCATTATGACAACCAAAGATAAAACTGGAAAGTTTGGCCGCATACTTGGAGATTTTAGTATTGATGATAAACTATTTACTGAAATAATGATTGAAAAAAACTTGGCTGTTCGATATCACGGTCAGTCCAAAGATGATGTTGAAAAAGAACATTTACACAACAGAGAAATTCTAATAGAGAATAAATCTATTGTATTGAAGGAGATATAAAATGGGATTTAAATTTGATTTCAAAGTAGAACATGTCGCAGAATTGTTACCACGCATTGATGCTAGTGAATGGTTTGATGCAATGGAGAGAGTATTGCCCAGATGGGATATTGATACCGAAAATAGAGTAGCAGGATTTATTGCACAAACTGGACACGAAAGTGCAGGTTATACAGTGTTAACTGAAAATCTAAACTATAGTGCTAAAGCATTAAATTCAATCTTTCCAAAGTATTTTGAACGTGCTGGCAGAAATGCTGATGATTATCATCGGCAACCAGAAAAGATTGCGAATGTAATCTATGCTAATCGTATGGATAATGGCGACACTAACAGCGGTGATGGCTGGCGATTTAGGGGTGGTGGTATTCTACAACTTACTGGTCGTCACAACTATACACAATTTGGCAAGGCAGAGGATATGAGCGCAGAAGATGCAACTGACTTTGTTCGTACTCCAATTGGTGCTTTAGCAAGTGCGTGTTGGTTCTGGGATACTAATAAAATTAATCGATATTGTGATGATCAAGATATTCTTACAATGACCAAGCGTATTAATGGTGGAACTATTGGGCTAGAAGATAGAACTAAACATTGGGAACACGCATTGGAAGTTCTAGGTGGGCATTATACACCCAAGAAACGAACATTGCGTAAAGGTGACCGTGGAAACGATGTTGCTGCAATGCAAAAGGTATTGGGAGAAAGTGCTGACGGTATTTTTGGATCAGGAACTGAACGTACAGTTATGGATTGGCAACGCAATAACGGTTTAGTTGCTGATGGCATTGTTGGTGTAAACACACAGAAAGCAATGGGTCTTTAGTTCTCTTGTGGTTTAATATTAGGATCTATCCAAATACAATCTAGTGTCTGATTCTTATCTGATACTAATACAATTGCAGGTTTAAATGCCTCTGCGCATTCGCTTTTAGTAGCGAATGTGCCAATATGATATGTTTCCATTTTTTGTACATTTGGTACCAATGCTATCCATAATAAAATCCACATATTATTTTCCCTCTATTATCTTATCAGTGACCCATATGATGTTTTGCTTTTCTAGGATCCTCTATACTATTATCAAATTCTTCAATTTCAAATATTAAATTATCATGGTCAGGATAATGTATAAAAACGTCTCCTTCGGGACATAGATAATGTATTTGTGCCAACAACGTTGCATTGCCTGTTGTAATATGCTCTAAATGATTACTTTCTATTACAAAAGAAAATCCAAACTTATCAACTTTATCACTTGCTGGGCCAGAGAATTTTGTTACACTTGGTTTTGCAGGATGTACTATGTAGTCTACATCTCGTACTTCTAATGTAAAGTCTTTAACTGTGCAATCATCTCTATGCTTTTCTCTAGCAACAATTACTTTAAATTCGCCATTGACTGGCGCATCAGATATCACAAAATATTCAGGTTCCCAAGTAAGAATATCTTTGTTAGACACTTTATCCCAAAATGTATAGCCACCGCCTAGCATTGCTAATGATGCACTCACTATGCCTATACCTTTGGTTATATTTTCTATATCAAATGAAAACATAGTGTCATTCTATTTCTGGAATGTCAATTAGTATTACACAAAATGTACTACTTACTAGTGAATTGTTTACACTACTATAAGCACGAATTTCAATATCATCACCTGCATTTACTTTAATAGGGACGTTATAGTTCTTTGCATATGTAGTTGCACTCACTGTAATAATATCACGTGCGTTCCAAGCACCATCGCCTGGTGCATTAGGATCACGTGTCATTAATGTAGCAACTGCATCTGTATTTTGCTTACCACACCCAACAGTCCATTGTGTGATATAACCTGTTTTACCAGCGGGTATTGTATACAACGCCATGAATGTTTGTCCACGTCCTGCAGCATGACTACCAGTACCATCAACTCCAATTTGAGCAACTACTGTTGCAGATGCCACACTAGTAATGTCAATAATACCTTCATTAACTCCGCTTGCGCCTGATGTTAAAACCTTTGCACGAAACACACGTTTGAACTCTGTAGTGCTTGTTGCGCCCATGTCGATAGATTCTACTACAACTTCACCTGCTGCATTTAGTCCTTGTACTTCTACTGTTCTTGCTCCACTGCCGGTGGGGTTATCTTGTGATCGTGAACTAGACAATGTGACTGCTTGTGCTGTATCGATATATTCGTAAATATCGCCGCCGTCCCAAATTGTTTCTTTGTCGCTGTCTACATCGATATTCATACCAAACTTTTCAATGTGACTTACGCCCTCGATATTTCCATCAGCTAGATGGATACCCCAACTGAAATTATTTCCAATTACTCTTAGAGCAGGTTCGCCTGCAACGTTGTATTCCATTGCATTTTGAACTCCCATTAGGTTTCTATCTAAATTTGGATGTTGATAATCATTCATTTTTTATCTCCGTATATTACCATTTACCATTTACGACATGACCAATAACGTGCTTTGGTCTTTGGACCAGGATTATCACAATTGTGTCTTGCACGGAAACTAGCACGTGCTTTAGGATTTGACTTACGAATTTTCATAGTCTTTTCACCTTTAGACTTAGCACTTGTACCACCATGTCCAAAGTTGACTTTGATTACATTGCCTTTATCATTCTTTACATATACTTTGAACTTTTTAACATCCCCACGCATAGGTTTGTTTAGTTTGACAGTACGTCCTTGATATTCCGCTTCAAATAAATCACTATCGTCTTCACTATAGCCAAGATATCCAAATTCTTCATGAAAATCTTGTGTTTCTTCAAGTGTAATTTCTTCAATAATGTCACTTAGTTGCTCATTCAAAATATCATTTATTTTCATTTTCGTTATCCTTCATATATGTTGACCAAAATTTATTTCTGTCATTAGTTGACATTCGTAATTGTTCGTGTAATTTTAAATAAAAAACATAATCGTTTACAAACTTTGAATCATACATAATTTTATACCTTTTTTCGTATATGGTTGCCTTTGCATTTTTTACAATTACAATGACTACATGTAATTACTTCTCTTAATTCTCCGCCATCGCACTTATAATCTTTAAACTGTGTATACTTGCTAGTACCACAATGTGAGCCAGCACCACAGTTGTTACAGTATGTAACTGAATAATCGGTTGTTACTATCAAGTGCGCCATTTTACATCTTTATTTCTTTGGACTATTATTTACGTGTGTTGCTTTGCCTTTACGGTTACGATTTGGATCATTTGCTTTTTTACGTTTCACAGCATTAGCGATTGCTTTCTTGCCATCCTTTTTGCCGTCTTTATCGTTATCTGAATTGCGAAGTTTTGCTGCAGCACTTTTGCTAAGACATTTGGGCTTACCTTCTCCTGGCTTACTATCGCCACATTTGCCAATACGGTCGCCTTTGGTATTGTAACGGTCCCAGCCGCCACCGCCTGCGCCGCCCTTTTTACCTTTGCCAAACCATGCACGTAAATCTTCGTTTATGATTTCGGTTATCTTCATTTCTTTGAATTACCCCAGTTCTTTGCACCAACTTTACGACACTTAACTAATGCACCTGATGCGTATGCTGAAGGCCATACTTTGTAACGTGATTTAACTTTACGATAGCAAGCATCTTTCTCGCCAGCCGCTTCGTCAAACTGTGCTTCTGTCATCATTTCTTTAGACTCGATTACCTTGTGTTTCTTGCCACATGATTCACATACGTCCTTGCCACAGTTGCATCCGCAATCACATGTATCTTTTGCTTCGAACATACGTGATGGAATCTTTTCTTTATTAATCTTCTTTGCATATTGTAAGTCTGCCTTGTCAACAGGACCTTCAAAGCCGTATGACTTATCAAAGATATGTTCCCAACCATTGCCATCATTTTTGATATATGAGATTGCTGTATCTGGATAGCGTACAATTCCGTACTTGGTTTCGGTTACATCGTCAGTTTCTTCTTCAACTACTTCTTTTACTTTATATGTTTTTCCATCGACGCTAAATTCTTTTTTGCCAAACTTTTTAGCATTTGCTAGTGCGCCACTAAATTCATTGCCTTCTTTTTGCATGGCTTCCCATTCTTCTGCAATATCACTGACCATATCTGATATATATGTCATAACTGATTCAGCATCACCTTTATTTAAATTAGAAAACTCAATAATGGCGTCTATTTCGTTACGAATTGCTAAAGTTAATGGATCATTTGTTTTCTGTAAATTATTTTCAAAAGTAGCATCAACTTGATCTTCTATTAATTCATTAATTGAATTCATCATATAATCCGCAAATTGCTCTTTATTTGCACCACTATCCGATGCATCACTAAAAGATTGGCTAAGATGTTTATGTACAATGCTTTTCAAATTAGATGATTCTTTATTTTCTTCTTCTGATTCGCGAGTTTCATCACGTTCATCTTTCATGTCAGAATAATCTTTGTCATAGTTTTGGAATTCATCATACGATAGATAAATGTCAGTATCTGGATCGTAGTACTTACCTTCTTTTGGATCATAATAAACAACTTTACCACTTAATGTAGTGAATGGACCTTCAAGTCCACTACGTGCTACATACTTAGGATCCATAGGAGGCATAACTTTATAACCTTCTTGTAATTCTTCACCATCCATATAATCTGCAACTGCTTGCAAATAATCTTCTGCTACTGTTAGTTTACTTGCAACCCATCCTGGAATACCTTCGTCTTCAGATTTGCCAGATAAATGTTTAGCAATTCGTGTTGAACTTTTTACACTACTCAACAATTGAGATTTTGCCATAGAAACTTCATGATCTGTATAATTTGCATCTTCTTCATCTGTTTCATTCATTTGAATATTTTCAATGAGTTTTTTCCAATTTTTAATATCTGACATTACTGTAATTCCTTGTAAGTTTACTATTGACTTTAAAGTATTTATCATTTATAATACTTATATAGAACTTAAAGGTGTAGTATGGCATATGAATTTGAATTTGGTTTTACAAGTCGTGAGCAATTTTATGGAATTGTTAAACTATTAAATCAAGAATGTGGCAAACGAAACTGGACCATTCGTGGTAAAGTTCTTAGAGGGTTAAAACGTAATGAAAGATTTCAATCTTATCATACTCATTGGTTTAATCCGCCTATAAAAAAAATGGTTGTAGTCCCAACAGAAATGATGTATGTTGAAGCTATGATTCGATTTATTCACACAGATGAAAAGGCAACAGGATGATAAACAAACGAGTTGGTTTTGCATGTAAATTTATGCATTATGATAGAACCCTTAAACCCAAGATGCTCAAAGAAATCGAAGGGCCGTTGAACTTTCGTGGGACAACCATTCGATGGATGCGTGAACACCTTGATGAAGCACAAGAACGTGTGTATGATATTGTTGAACATAATCTAAATGCAACTGAGCGTTTGATTGATTATGTATCAACACTTCCACTACCACAGCGTATGCTTCGAATGGGTAGTGACATGTTACCTGCTTATACAGAAAAAAACTTTGGGCATCTTACCAAAACAAACTATATCACCGATCGTATTGCAAGTAGACTAAGTACTATTGGTGATAAAGCACGAAAGAATGATGTCAGGTTGTCAATGCATCCAGGTCAATTTACTGTCCTTGCAAGTGACAATCCTGACATTGTTGAAAGTTCAATTGAGGAGTTTGAGTATCATGCAGATATCGTACGGTACATGGGCTATGGTCAGCAGTTTCAGGATTTCAAAATCAACATCCACATCTCCGGGCGACAAGGTCCAGCCGGTATCAAAGCCGTCTTGCCACGATTATCAAAAGAAGCAAGGAACTGTATTACCATCGAAAATGACGAAAATCGCTGGGGTATCAGTGATAGCCTAGAACTAGCAGATGATGTAGCACTTGTACTAGATGTTCATCATCACTGGTGCCGTGAAGGTGAATACATTGAAGCCAATGATGATCGTGTTAAACGTGTAATCGATAGTTGGCGCGGTGTTCGTCCTGCTATGCATCTTAGTATGAGCCGAGAAGATTATATTCATGGACATAGAACTGATGTACTACCAGATTTTAATCAGTTACTAGAAACTGGTCACAAAAAAGGCAAACTTCGTGCACACAGTGACTACATATGGAATTCAGCGGTAACTGATTGGGCTGGTAGTTTTCGTAATGACTTTGATATCATGGTAGAAGCAAAAGCAAAAAATCTAGCAAGCATTCCATTTGAAGAGGCAACACGTTAAATGTTTACCGTAGAACACGAATTTGATCTATCAAAAGTAACAATCATGGATGAAAATAATAATGTCGATGATTTTATTATTAGATTTGCAAGTGATGGTATATACTTTTCTCAATGGGTCGAATCTGAAAATAGACATTGGACTATTTGCATAAATCAAAAAATGTTCAGTGAATTTTTACTTGCTTTAAATAAAAGCGAAGGAATGTTCATAACAAAATGAGTATTATGCATTGTTGTATGAATTTAGAATTAAGCAAAACCTGCCAGATAATCAATGCTGATGGGTTAAATTTTGTTGTTAATATAAGTTATTGTAAGAATTGTGGAAGTAAAAAGGTAGTAGGAACTGGTGTAAGCGATGGAAAACGAAGACAAACTGATGTATCATGATATTGAAACAGTTAAGGACGAGGTGGCGAACTTACTAGTATACTATCAACAAGCCGCCATGGCCACAACTGGTAAAAAGTTTCCAGAGATATCAAAAGTTACGCCAGTATTACTAGATGATGATAATATATATTTGTTGCTAAGTGATTTGAGTCAACATACCACTAATATTAAAACTATCAGTGAGAATGTTTCACTTTATTTCGCTGGAGAAAATAGACATAAAACTGAAATGAATAATGCACGTGTTACCCTATCTGGTAAATTAGAACTATACGACAACAAATCAGATGATATATTATCTGCATTTGAACGTAGAGATCGTGGTGCTAGAATGTATGGCAAATTCAATGATTTCAATGTATGGAAGTTTATTGAAACCCATAGACTATATGTAGAAGGATTTGGAAAGGCATATAAATGAGTAAAAAAACGTGTGATGCATTTTTTTGCAGTAATAAAACACCAAAGAAATATAGATACTGTTATGATTGTGCTAAAAATAAAGGTCTTGTTGGTGGTGGGTCTAATTGGTTAGGATGGATTTTATTAATTATTATAATTCTGGCAATATTCGGATGAATAATACACCGATAAATACATATCAACAGTTAATGGCTATTACCGCAGAAGAATGTGGAGAACTAACACAAGTGTGTATGAAGCACATTCGTAAGTACAGTGACAAAAAAGAAGTTAATGAAAAATGGGATCATAAACTTATAGAAGAGGCAGGCGATGTTTTATGTATGATTGAATTAATGGTAGAACATGGACTATTTACAGATACTGATTTACGTGATAGAATAGAAGTTAAGCGAAATAAATTAAAACTCTGGAGTAGTTTAATCAATGAGTAAAAATGATGAAACATTAAAAGAATACACTGTGACACGTTTAGCGGAAGATAGTAATTTAGATGATAGCGATTTTGCATTTATATTTGACATCGATGGTGATATTCGCTGTATACAACTTCCATATCATTTATCAGACAATGAAGAATTGCCATTACAAATAGATTCAGTACTTAAATTGATAACAGAGTTTAGACTTAATCAATTAAAAAGTATAAAGGGAAGGACATACCATTGATTAGAGTAATACTAGCATGTGACGAAAATTGGGGCATCGGCAAAGATGGTGGCCTTCCGTGGCCACATAATTCTGCTGATATGAAGTGGTTTAAAGATACTACGACTGGTTGCGTTGTAGTGATGGGGAAAAGTACATGGGATAGTTTGCCCACAAAGCCATTGCCCAACCGCAATAATATTGTCGTTACCAGTAGTGAACAGGATAAAGATAAGGGTGGATATCATTATATTAAGTTTGACAAGGCTATAACTGAACTTACCAACATGAATAAACTGCAGGATGTTTGGATCATTGGTGGTGCAAAATTAGTTATGGGATTATTTTCAATTATTGATGAATTTCATTTGAGCCGCATTAGTGGTTCATATGAGTGTGATACCTTTTTGCCCAGCACGTTGATTGAAGAGAATTTCACATTGACTGACAGTGGACACAAAGATGGTGTGTATGTTGATGTATGGTCTAGAATGTGATTAAAGATTGGAACTTACAAAATATTAAGAATGAAATAGATAAGATTTCATTTCAAGAAAGTAACCACGCTATGGATGGATACAACTGTTGGCATGCCAAAAAAGAATTATATCAAATTTTATGGTATGTTGAAGAAAAACTAAAACGAACAGGCACATATGCCAATGAAGATGAATATATTAAAAATCATAAAATCGAAGAGATGTGGTCTATTTTAAAAAAATGATAATTACTAATAGTAATAGGAGTAATTCATTATGAAGAAAATAATACAACCTGAAACAGAAATAGAAATACCCACACCAAAATTAATAATTAATTTGGCAGACATTTATGAAAAACGTGCACTAAAAGAAAAAGAACTTGAATTTTATCAGATAGAATTAGAAAAATTAATGTTCAAGTTGGGCATGGTTCAACAAGAGATTGGTACAACAAATACTATTATTAAAATGATAGAGAATGAACAAATCTTAGACTTGCAGGATGCAATTAGAGAAAAGAAAACATTGCAAGAATTGAAAAATGAAAAGGACAATGAGTAGTAACAGTCTCTCCTTCAGAAGGAGATTTGAACCAAAAATAGTTGAATTAACCAAACAGGCAGATAAGTATAGTCGGGAGTTTATTGAAACTGGAAGTATTGAATCGTTACGAAAATACACTTACTATTGCAATGAAATTATGAAACTAAAAGATTACATCGTTGAACAAGAACGTAAAGAGGATGATAAATGATACTCATTATTGGTTGTGGTTATGTAGGTGAAGCAGTAGCACAAAGTTTAGAAGGTAATAATACAAATGTAGTGCGAATTGATCCCAAGTACAACAACAATAAAATAGAAGATTATTTGGACAAGGCTACTAGTGCTATCGTTTGTGTTCCTACACCTTCTGTTGATGGTAAATGTGATGATAGCATTGTTAGAAGTGTACTAGAGCAACTAGGAGAACTACCTGTACTACTAAAGAGTACAGTGCCATTCACAATGCTAGAATCATATGCAAATACAGTAACTTATAGTCCCGAATTTTTAAGAGCAAAAACTGCTAAAGAAGATTTTAACAATCAAACTGTCTTTATTCTTGGCGGACAACAAATACAATGTTATAAATGGGAACAATTATTTAATTATCTTCCACATGTAGAGTTTATCTATACTGACCGAACTACCGCGAGTATGACAAAATATGTACATAACAATTGGTTAGCATTAAAGGTTGCATTCTTTCACGAAATGTATTATAATATGGGTAATGAATACAATCACGAAACCATGATTAATATATTAAGTAAGTTTGAAAACATTGGACCATCGCATATGTCTGCACCGAATGATGAAGGTGGATTAGGATATAGTGGACATTGTTTTCCAAAAGATACTGAGGCGTTTCTTAATTTTTCTAATAGCGAAATTATTAAACAGGTAATTGAGACAAATAATAGACTTCGAGGTGCAAAATCAAAAAGGTAGACTTACATAATGATATTGGGTACAAATCTTGAATTTTGCGTGAGTGATTTACTTTGTGAAAAAGTAGATATCTCCGAAGTGTTTTCAATTATAACTTATAATATTAATTTCTCTAACTCAAGTATGGCAGAAAATTGGTGGAATAATCAGTTAGATCCAATGACAGTACATTGGAGTCAAGGTAAAAATTTATTGCACTTGTTCGATTATGATACTGTGTATAATTTAATTATTGAGTTAAAAGATAACGGAACTATTGTTACAAGAGATAAAATTAATCCTAGTAGAGCGATAGAAATTCAGACTATGGCATCATCCGATCACTGGTATCAGATAAATTTAAGAGAAAAAGATATGGAACCTGCAGTTAAACTAGCGTGGGATCATTATCAGTTGTTGGCAGGATTATGTAAATGAAAATAGGGATGAATTTTAGTCAATGTCTGATTGATTTATATGAGGGTCGTGTTACACCAGACGAAGTATTAGTTATTATGGTTAGAATATATAGATTTGATCCCAGAAAGACTAGTGAATGGAATCGTGCATGGCATTCTTTTTTAGATGGTATCAAGGAATCACGTAGTCTATACGATACATTACCAAATGAATTTAGAAAATTAGTTATAACATTAGATGATTTGGGAAAGTTGCATATGCCACGTGCATCAGGATCAATCGATAGTTTTCCAATAGTTCCGTATGTTTGGTTAGATTGTGCAGTTCCGGTTGATGATCTAGAAAACTTGCCATCAGTAAAGCAAGCATGGAATCATTATCAAATGATTGCAGGACTTTGTAAGTAACTTCAAATTAATTCTTGACAATCTAAATCATATATGCTATATTTATGGCATATATAAATGAGAGGTATATTATATGTCAGGTATGCATTTAATGGGACATGCTTACAATACTACAAACACACGTAAGCGCAAACCCAATAAAAAATCAAAAAAACTTATAGCGGCAGAAGCAGAACATGAAAAGTTTATGCGTAAGATGGGTGTAAGTCAAGACCAACTTGATGGCAAACTATATGACAAATATGGCAAGCGTAAGCATGTAAATAATATTCCTGATTATACAGAGAATAAGCCGAATGTTAACCTAAGTAATAAAATTTCATCACATGGACCGGCAAAAGAATCACATACATATAGCGGTGAACGTCAACTGCTCGGTATTGCTACAATGCATAAATCAAATATGGTTCCCATTTTTGCCGATAAAAAAGAAGATGCAAAAGATATTGCAAGTATGCGCCGATGAATAATACATGTGATGATTGTCGTATTGCCGTAACAACAGATGGTATTGAAATTGATAGTAGCCAGGGTGATATAATATTAGAAAGTATTTTACTCGGTGTTATTGTCTTTGTAATTGCGATATTATATATTGGAAAGAAATGGATAGATAGGAAGTTTAAATGATTAGATGGTATGATTATCCGTTGGCATTTATTGCCGCAGATTTCATTATTGTGAATTTAAAATTAGCCCTAAGCGGCAATCTTATTATGTCACTCATGGGTGCGGCTGGTATATACTTGATAATGAATCTATGGAATACTACCTATACTTCATTCCGAGTAAAACAGGAGTTGAAACGATAATGTCTGATGTTAAGATTATTAATTTTAGTGATATTAAAAAAATTCGTGATGAAAAAATAAAAAAAGAAGATGATTTTTGGCAAAATATCGCTGATCTTATACAAGATGATGCCGGAGATATTTTCATAGGCAGTGAAAATAATACCGATATTTTATGGCCTGATTTTTTCTGGGATGAATACATATCAGATGATATTACATCATCTTCGCCAATGGAGTCTATGTCACGATTTGTAATTAAAGATTTACGTACAGTTGGACTTAATCCCGCAGAAAATAAAATCTCAGATGATATGGTTATTTTAACAATGCTATATCATTCCGCAGTTATTGAACATATATCGTCTGCTTGGGAAACAAGTGATGGCAAAGAAAATGAATTTTACCGTTGGTTTGTAAAAATTAGAAAAGAATTAAATAAAACGAAAGATAGTACACAATGATTTCAACTGCATTTAAAATCAACGACAATGATAAATATACCGATAATAAAAACGATCAGGAATATAATACAAATATGGATTTAATAACAAAATTGGGTCTGACTGATCTAGAAAAAAAGATTTCTATTTTAAATAAAAAACGTCCGTTGATAGCAGAACAGATCGCAGCGGCAAGAGAAAATGGCGGGATAGAAGAAAACGAAGAATTACATATGTCACTTGATGAAATGAATCGTGTTGAAATCGAAATCAGCAGATTACAAACAATTGTTCAGAATAGTACACTTCTTGTAATTCCATCTCCAGGAAACTATGATAAAGTTGCACCAGGATTAACAGTAAAATTAGAAAACTTTTTTGTTGATAAAATCGTAACATATACGATACTTGGCGAAAGTGAAAGTAATCCAAGCGAAGGTAGCATTAGTTTTAAATCACCACTTGGTCGTGAACTTTTAGGTCTTTGTGTTGGTGATGTTGCCGAGTTAATTCGCGGCGATGATGTTATTGAATATGAAGTTTTAGAAATATACGCAAAGGATATGTCATGAGTGTAGATGTTACAAATATTCAACAACGTCTAGAACAGAATGTATTGACAGTTGATTTCATAAAAGTCAATGGAGACAAAAGAACCATGAATTGCACGTTGAGAACAGATATTATACCAACACCAGCTGCAACTAATAGTGAAGTTAATAGAAATCGTGAACCAAATAAAAATATACAAGTAGTTTGGGATACAGATGCAGCAGGTTGGCGCAGTTTTCGGTGTGATAGTATTGTTGAAATTTCTATTGTTGAAGAATATAAGGCAGAATGGTATAATAATGGTTGACATTTAAAACGAATCACTGTATAAAACTTATATAGCAGAAACAACCGAGCAGGTATAAAATGAAACTGAAAAATGTAATAGCATACTCAGTCAACGCAGCAATTATAGCAACACTTGTAAGTGTAACAACCCCACAGGCAAGTGTAAAAAACGAAACTCCTATTACACAAACTATTGAACAAACAATAGAAAACACTGTAGTATTGGCTGCATTATCCAATTATAAATCACGTAAAGATAAGGAATTTTTTCTATATTCTCCTGAAAAATATAAGCAAGAGTTTTGTATGGCACAGAATATTTTCTTTGAAAGTGGCATAGATAATCATGCTGGCATGGCAGCGGTTGCTGATGTGGTTTTGAATCGTGTGTTACATTCTCATTATCCTAATACGGTATGTGAAGTGGTCTACGATGGGCAAAAAGATAGTAATGGTAATATGCGTCGAAATAGATGCCAATTCTCTTGGTATTGTGATGGTAAATCAGATAAAGTACCAGAAGGTTCCGAGAACTGGGTTCGTGCACAAATGGTTGCTTGGGAAATGATTCACGATGAACGTTTTCGTGGTATCACAGAAGGTGCCACACATTATCACGCTACCTATGTTAACCCTGCATGGCGAAGTGATCGTGGTATGGATTTGATTGGACGTATTGGATCACATATTTTTTATCGTTGGAACTAAAAAAGTTCTTGACTTAACCTACAATATATGCAATAATTATATTGTTAAACTTAAATGAAACTTGTCATAAGAGGAATGTATAAATGACAAATCAACCTACCACTCAAGGAAATAGTTCCAAGAGTAAACGTTACAATCGTAGAATGTCTCCCACTATGGAAGAAGCAACGCGGTTAGTTAAAAATTTGAAAGGCCGTAATAAACTTTACGGAATGATGTCTACAAATGATCGAGGTGATGTAACCGAAATCGGCGTATATAACGGTAATACAAAACGATATGCGCTATATCGTTCTGAACTTGTAGATAGTGAAATCATCACTGAGTTTAAAGAAATCATGGGATCAAACTCTCAATAATAAATCTCATGACCCCAGGCGGAGATCCTAACCGGTTAGACTTCGCCTGGGAAGGCTTTTATAATAAAATAGGTGTATAATGAAATATTTTCGAATTGAACCAACATATAAAAAATCAGTAGTAGAGTTTACATACTTCCGTAGACCTCTTGAAGAATTAACTAATAATGATGAAGATAAAGGTAAGTTTGCGTTTCTTCATAAAGAGTTAGGATGGCGATGGGGATCGTTTATGATTTCCGTTCCAGATACACAAGAAGAAATCGATGAATATATCGAAGAAGAAGGATATGATAGTGTATTCGAATTTGCTGATGCACATGGTTGCACCATTTGTGTAGATGATAAAGTTATTTTACAAGAAAACTTTTCTATGGCAGACGTTCTACTTCCATCAACCAATGATGAATGGATTGATTTAACAGAAGACCATCCAAATGCAGAAATGTTAGACTGCTGGGATGGTTGCTGGGAAGATTGGAATATCAAAACAAATGGACCAGTACTATCAGACGTTGACGAGATGATGGAAGAAATCGAAGAAGCATACAATGAAGAATATGAAGAAGGTGTTGAAGAACTAGGTTGGGAATTCCTTGATAATCAGTTTGAAATTCATTGTAATGTTACTGTTGTTGAGTGTGATGAACATGGTCAAGTCCAAGACGTAGAGGCAATTGTTTAATGCGCATTGAGAATGAAGTATTACTAGATTATAGTGATGTCCTAATTCGTCCTAAACGCAGTACATTAGGATCTCGTAAAGATGTAGACTTGAATAGACAGTTTACATTTAGAAATAGCACCATTGAGTATAGTGGGTTACCTATTATGGCAGCCAATATGGATGGGGTTGGTACATTTGAAATGGCAGATACTTTAGCCAGTCAGAATATTTTTACATGTCTTGTAAAAACATACTCGGCAGAACAACTTATAGAATATTTTGATCATTTTAATAGCAATAGAGAAGAGCGTACAGAAAATGTTGCTATGAGTATTGGCACAAGCGATGATGATTTTAAAAAATTAGTTGAAGTGATCCATGACGTTGGTGATGGATTAAAATACGTATGTATGGATATTGCAAATGGATATAGTGAACATTTCGTTGAACACATTTACAAAGTGCGCACAGAATTTCCTCAATTAGTAATCATTGCCGGTAATGTTGTTACCGCAGATCAAACACAGGAGTTGATACTAAATGGCGCAGATATTGTTAAAGTGGGCATCGGCCCTGGAAGTGTTTGTACAACACGGATCCAAACTGGTGTTGGTTACCCTCAGCTTTCCGCTGTTATTGAGTGCGCTGATGCTGCTCATGGTCTTGGCGGCCATATCATTGCGGATGGTGGCTGCACTTGTCCTGGCGATGTAGCCAAAGCCTTTGCCGCTGGCGCTGACTTTGTAATGCTTGGTGGTATGCTTGCTGGACACATTGAAGGTGGTGGTAATGTTATCACCAAAATGTATGAAACATCAGAAGTAACAAGAACAGATGATGATTTTTATGAAACTGTATACAAAGAAAAAAAGTTTGTACAATTTTATGGTATGAGTAGTGATGCAGCAAATACAAAGCATTTTGGTGGACTTAAAGATTATCGTAGCAGTGAAGGACGTGAAGTTCTAGTACCATTCCGTGGAGAAGTATTATCTACAATTCAGAACATTCTAGGCGGTATTCGTTCAACGTGCACCTATGCCGGTGCTGAAAAAATAAAACAGTTGACAAAGTGCACTACATTTGTTAAAGTTAATAATCAATTTAATACAGTATATGCTAACAGCAATTAAGATAAACTTAGATTAGAAACAATATGCCTAGAATAAAACTGGTAAAATCACTAACTATTAAAAATGTAAAACTACCGTATACAGTAGTTGTTATTTACGATGGCACAAGTGATATGATTCTAAGAAACGAATTAGTCTCTCGGTATGAATCGAGAGACTTTTCTTGTCATATAGACAAATATATTAGTACTGCTACTATTAATTTCAGAAATGAAATTGATGCAGCAGATTTTTTAATGAGGTTATAATTAATGATAGGTTTCACCGCATCCACATTTGACTTGCTACACGCAGGTCATACTCTTATGTTAGAAGAGGCAAAATCACATTGTGACCATTTAATTGTGGGACTACAAATAGATCCAACAATAGACCGCGACACAAAAAATAAACCGGTACAAACTATAGTAGAAAGATATCTACAATTACGGGCATGTAAATATGTGGATGAAATTATTCCATATGCTACTGAACAAGATTTGGAAGACATTTTGAGTGGAATGCATATTGATATTCGCATTCTAGGGGTAGAATATCGTGATAAAGATTTCACTGGTAGAGATATTTGCAAAAAAAGAGATATTGAAATATATTTTAATGAACGAGACCATAGATTTAGTTCGAGTGAATTAAGAAAAATTGTATGTAATGCAAAAAATGACAGATGAACAAATAAAAGATTTCATAGAATATTTCGAAGGTCTACTACCCGATCCAGAAACATATCCAAAAACATTTGCATATTATGTAAAAATATATATGTATATTCATAAAATAAAATAAAAGAAAAGAGAAACTAAATGAACAACTATATTTTTACGAGTGAAAGTGTGAGTGATGGTCATCCTGATAAAGTAGCAGACCAAATATCAGATGCATTAGTTGATGCAGGATTAAGAGCAGGCGATGAAACAACCCGTGTTGCCATTGAAACACTTGTAACTACCAACATGGTAACATTAGCAGGCGAAGTAAAAAACTTTAATGTAACTGAAGATCAAGTTAAAGAAATTGTTAGAAATAAAGTTCGTGAAATTGGATATGAACAGGATGGATTTCATTGGGACAAATTAAAAATTTATAATGAAATTCATGCACAAAGTGCAGACATTGCATTGGGAACTGATAACTTCGGCGCAGGAGATCAGGGTATTATGTTTGGTTATGCATGTAACAATAATGATGCATATTTGCCTGCACCTATTTACTACAGTCATGAAATACTTAAAACACTTAAACTACAACGCCAGAACATATTGGGACCGGATGCAAAGTCACAAGTAAGTGTCGAATATGAAGGTGGCAAAGTTAAGCGTATTGACCAAGTTGTGATAAGTACACAGCATGACGAAGGTCAAATTGAGCAAGCAAGAAATATAAGTAAAGTTGCGACAATGAGTGTATTAGGAGATTTAGTAGATGACAACACTATATGGCATCTTAATCCTACAGGTAATTTTGTTATCGGTGGTCCTGACGGTGATGCTGGTGTCACAGGAAGAAAGATTATCGTGGACACTTATGGCGGTTTCGCTCCTCATGGTGGCGGTGCTTTTAGTGGCAAGGATCCTACTAAAGTCGACCGCTCTGCAGCCTATATGGCTCGTTGGCTTGCTAAAAATGTTGTAGCAGATGAAATGGCTGATTGGTGCCAAATACAATTATCATATGCTATTGGTGTTAAACAACCCACAAGTATCTATATAGATTCAAACGGACATAATCGCTCAATTCAAAAGTTTATTGAGAGTAGTATTGATATGACTCCCAAAGGAATCATTGATAGGTTCGATTTGTTTAACTTTAATAATTATAGTGAGAACTGTACTTATGGACATTTTGGCAACAAAGATGTTCCTTGGGAACGTATTGGATGGTAATAAAATAAAAGGAGAATTACATGAATGCAGTAATATATAGTAAAGATGGGTGTGGGTTTTGTGTAGCAGCAAAAAATCTATTAGACCAAAAAGGCATTAGTTATGTTGAATACAATATGTCTAGCCAACCTGATAAAAAAACTGAGTTATTGGAAGCAGCAGCACTTGAAAATATAGTTCCTCGTACTGTGCCACAAATATGGCTTAATAACAAGTATATCGGAGGATATGATAAACTTGCGCTATTTTTTTCCGAAAGTGATAGATAAATAGATGTAAATAACCAATTTACATATATTTTATTTGGAGAATAATAGATGGCAAAGTCAGTAAAACTACGTCAAGGAACTGATACTGAACATGAGGCCTTTACAGGCGAAATGGCAGAAGTAACATTTGATACAACAAACAATACAATAATATTACATGATGGTACTACTGCAGGTGGTATTCCAATGGCAAAATTAAGTGATGTGCCAGTTGATTTAACCGATCTAACTGATGTTGATGGAAATTTACTTGGCCAATCTGCTGCGCCATTTGAATGGGTACCAATTGTTCCTAGTAATATCGTACATGAATTCAAAAGTCTCCGAGATTTGAGTTATCCATACTCGAAACATAGTTGTTGGTCAAATGATGGAACTAAATTATATACTTTAACCCACGAAGGTTTTGGAATGAATCACCAGTTTCCAGAAGCAAGAGTGGATCAATTTGATGTTGGTACCGCATGGGATATTTCAACTACACAGCTTGTAGCAACTAGTACCCAATGGGGTGGAGCAACTCCTACTAAAATGATTGATTTGCATATTAACAGTGATGGTACAAGATTATATCTCATAACAGTTGAAACTGTAGAAACACATGAATTATCAACTCCGTATGATATCACAACTGCATCATTAACCGCTACAGGTACATTTAATACATGGACTATAGCTGATACAGCCAATAAAGATTTTCGCTGGACATCTATGGCGGTATCACAAGATGAAACGAAAATGTTTTTAATAGGTAGATACAACCACCAGATTAGAGAATATTCTATGTCAACTCCAGGAGACGTAACTACAATGTCTCCAACTGGAAACAGTGTAGCAACGAAGGACTCCGCGCAACTTGATGCTGAGTATGATTATCTCAGAGTCACAGGTGGCCCACATTACTGGGAAATTTTCGTAACGAATGATGGATTACATATATATGTGTCTGCACTAAGTGCACCGAGTGGCCCAATAATTGCAAAATGGACAATGACATCTGCTTGGGATCTTAGCACTGCAACTGAGACACCATCTGAATTAATTGATCTAGCGCCCTTGACCCCAGGAAACCCAGCATATGATCCACATCTAGATCAAAACACTGGCGAAAGAAATGGCGCTGGTATTTCCAGTATAAACTTCTCTCCTGATGGGAAAAAGTTGTATATTGGCGGTCAAACAATATTCCAATATGATGTTTCGGGTACGTTTGCACATAATTTGACTTCGCAAGGATTATTGGTTGAAGACGATATGGGTGCACCTGCAAGTTATATGGATGAAACTAAATTTTCCAGTGTTTGGGCATCAAGAGCGAATTTACCTGGCAAGACTGTCTTTAGTGCAAATGATGTATACGGACTTACGTTTTCGGCGGATGGAATGCATTGCTATTATACATCTGGTTCAAGTGCGAGGGATATTAAAACTGTAAGACAGCTTGCTTTGACCACTGCATGGGATATTAGTACAATGTCACACGTTAGATATCAAGATTTAAATGCAACACCGCCCAACGGTGGTCCTGCATGGAGTGGCATAGAGCATCATGATATTTCAATATCAACTGATGGAACCAAATTTTATTCATTTGATAGGGATACTAATTCAATAGTACAATATAATCTAGTAACTCCATATGATATCTCATCTTTCTCACGTACAGAGGGACAGTATTTATATTCAGATATATTTGGAGGTGATGAATGCAATTTTAATATATCATATGATGGTAAAATAATGTTTCTAAAGGGAGGCAGTGTTCGGCATATGAGGAAATATAAATTAGCAACACCATGGGAAATGTCAACTGCATATTATACTGGTTGGGAGCGAAATGAAGGCACTAACACTGCTAATGGTATGTCTGCAGATGGAATGTATGAGTTTAGAAATTGGTCTGGAACGAATTTTAAAAGAAAAACCAATCCAGGTCCGTGGGATTTATCGCCGTGGGATGCAAATCCCGGTGGAGGCGGTATCGACTTCAATCCCGCACCTGTTTTAACGAATTTCATGGCTCCGGGAATTGATGATCCTTTACGTAAAATAACAATATCAACTGATGGTAGAACACTAATCGTGTATTCATCAGGAACTAGTGAAATTATATCATATGACATAGGTACCTAAGACCATTATTTAAAATAATGTTCTATAAAAACTAAAAAGCGTCCAATGGGCGCTTTTTTTAATTCTTAAAAATATAAATACATGTAACAATTTAGGAGCAAAGTATATGGCAAGATCGGTAAAACTACGTCAAGGAACTGATACTGAACATGAGGCCTTTACAGGCGAAATGGCAGAAGTAACATTTGATACAACAAACAATACAATAATATTACATGATGGTACTACTGCAGGTGGTATTCCAATGGCAAAATTAAGTGATGTGCCAGTTGATTTAACCGATCTAACTGATGTTGATGGAAATTTGGTTGGTGAAGGAACAGCATTTAGCGGAACAACCTATGTAGTCACAGTTGCTAGTGGAACAAACGCATATAGTACTGGTAACAAATATTATATTACTGATTTGACAGGCGCTAGTCCAACAGTTACATTAACTGAAGGTGAAACCTATAGATTTGATCAAAGTGACAGTACTAATACCGGACATCCATTAAAGTTTAGCACAACTGCAAACGGTGCACATGATAGCGGAAGTGAATATACAACCGGTGTTACTTATAATGGGGTGCCTGGGCAAGCAGACGCATACACAGAAATTACAGTAGAAGTTGGTGCACCTACGCTATACTATTACTGTGAAATACATAGTGGAATGGGTTCTGTTGCTGCTGCAGCACCAGATCTTCCTTCTTTAAATTCAAGTAATACAGTATTACTTGTAACAGCAACAGGAGCATCTGATAATAGTATAATAGATTCATCTACTAATAACCACACAGTGACAACAAATGGTGATGCTGTTTCTGGTACATTTAGTCCTTATAGAAGCGGCGGGTATAGTACATATTTTGATCCGACTGAAAATTTAAGTATTGCAAGCGACCCTGCATTTGGCTTTGGTACTGGTGATTTTACAATAGAATTATGGACTTATTGGGGTGGTACATTAAGTTCATTATCTGGTGGCGCTATTATAGACATTCGGGATGCCGTTGCGGCAGAGGGAACTGGCATATACTTGGATACATCCGGTGTAATTCAGTTCTATGATGGGCCTCACAATGTGGTGGTTAGTTCTGGAGTTACTATAACTAGAGAATGGACACACATTGCCCTTACTAGAGAGAGCGGAGTATGGAGAATATTTATTAATGGAACCCTTGCAGCTTCAAGAACCAGTATTGGCGATTTGGGCAGTACCAAGTCTGTATTAATAGGCCAGGGTGTAAATGGTCCGACTACTGGGTATAATGGATATATTTCAGATTTTAGAATTGTAAAAGGTTCTGCAATTTATACCGATGACTTTACTCCACCAACTGAACGCCTGACTGCTGTAACAAACACCTCTCTACTTACTTGTCATCTTCCATACATTTCAGATGGATCAACGAATGATCACTCAATTACAGTAAATGGCATCGTTTCCACATTGCCATTTGCACCATATGACTATACAGAATATGTTTCAACAGACCACGGCGGGTCTGTATATTTTGATGGCAGTGGTGATAATTTGGTAGTATCGGATGCTCTTAATTTAGGCACTGATGATTTTACATTTGAATTCTGGATTTATCCCGAGGAAGATTTTACGAATACTGCTCGAATTTTTATAAGTACCGAATACAATGGCAGTGGTGTGGGGTGGAGTTTAACTCAATCAACTTACGCTGGATATAATGGTTTAACTTTTGCTTATGGTCTATACGGTAGTTACACTGTAGGAAAATTTGTTAATAACTATTGGTTACCACAAAAACAATGGACACATGTTGTAGCCCAACGAAGAAATGGCACTGTTGAAATTTATGTAAATGGTGTGAATCAAACACTTACTACTTATAACGAAAATTCAACTTTTAGTGATGGTGCAGATTTGACAGGCTCTTCAACTTCTAGAACATTTTTTAATGGAGTCAAATCTCAGGTTTCATCCATAAGATTAGTCACTGGATCATATGTATATGATGGAGATTTTACACCCCTCACTGCTTCATTATCTTCATCTGCTGCCGAGTTACATATTACAGGTACCAATGCTTCTATTATAGATAAATCACAATCAGGGAATAGAATACAATTAATAGGCGGTGCGACAGGATCAAATACAGAATCAAAATTTGCTAATTCATATTCAATGTATTTTGACGGTTCCGATGATCGTTTACTTGTTGAAGACCCATTGAATTTGATAGATTTTAGTAATGGGGAATCATATACACTAGAAACATGGATAAATGCAACTGATCTTTCAGGTAGTACATGGAGAACAATTTGTAATCAAGGCACATCAGGCGTATATGGACCAATATACCTTTCATTGTTAGGTGATAAATTACATGCACTTGCATCGCACAGCGGCTCAAGTTATACTTTAGATACTCGTTCAGACATTGGTTCTAGTGGGATTGATACATTATTACCAAATACCTGGTATCATATAGCATATACATGGGACGGCAGTAATTACACATTCTATGTTGATGGAGTACTTCGACATGTCATAGCCAAAACTGGCAGTCCAATGACAACCACAAGAGATTTAGGAATAGGTGCAAGAGCGGGCGATTACGAAAAGTTCAGTGGATATATACAAGATTTTAGAATTACTAGTGGCTCCGTGTTATACACTGCAGATTTCACACCACCAACTAAATCTTTAGGCTCGAATGAAGTTGCTGAAGAAGAATCAGTTAATACAGTCCCAACTCCGATGTGGTCATTGAGTGGAGATAGTGAGTCATTTGCAGCCGTCAGTGACTCTAAATTAGATACAAATGCTACAGATTATGTTGCATTACACCATCCTACAGGTTGGGGAAATAGTTGGGGTCTTGAAGACGGCTCATATGCCATGCGCAACAATCCAAACGTATTGAATGACCCTGCGCCCGGCAAATCAGTTCACATTTGGTCAACTGATGATCTTAGTGAAGGAATGACCTACCAATATTACATAAAGTTTGGAACCGCTCAACCCACAATGTGGGAAGATATGACTACGATTACTTCGGGCAGTAGCGCGCTATATTCCTATGCTCAATATCTCACTTCTGACAGCAACTATCCTCATACGCTTGCATGGCTTTCCAATGGACAGTTTGACTATTATACGCATAGTGCTAATGGTACTACAAGATTGGATACTCAGGGATGGCTTCATTTTGCAATTGAACTTCAATCAAATGGGCGTATAGTTCATTATATAAATGGTGAAGTAGTTGTAAACGAAGATGCAAGTGATATATCCGGTCTTACAAACAAGGCGAACGTCCATTTTGCAAGCGTAAACTCATGGATGACCGATATAGAAGTTTATACGGGTGGTGGAATTCATAATCCAGATCTTCTTGAAACACCACCAGGCTTTACTCCGCCAGCAAGAAAGCAGGCATAACAACAAGATTAAAGTTCTATAAAAACTAAAAAGCGTCCTTCTGGGCGCTTTTTTATTGTCAATTTATATAAATACCTTATATTATAGGGGATAAGTATGGCAAGTTTGGATACTTTGAGTATGGAATTTAGTGATTTATTACTACCGTGGGTTGGTGTACTAATTTCATTGGTAGTTGCAATATGGTTTAAAGACTTCGCAACCGGACTTGCTAAAGGTCTAAAGTTCAAAACTAATCCAGCATTTCAAGAAGGTCACGAGGTATTACTAGATGGCGAATTAGCCATGATAGTTAAAATAGGAATGACTGAAACTGTATTCGGTGTCTACTCAGACCGAGGATATACATGGAGATATGTTCCTAATGAGCGTATTCCTATGCTAAAATTAGAAAAGGTTATAAAGAAAGACCTACACATTGATAGTGAAGAAGAGAAAGCACAAAAACTAAAAACCATTATTGATCAGACACAGGATGATAATATTGCAAAGAATGCAGAAGAAATTAATAGATTAAAAAAATAACTACTTGACATTGTAATAGAATCAATATATATTACTAATGTATAGGAGATAAAAATGGAAATGTTTACAGAACCGTCGGGCTGGTGGGCCGTATTAATTGCAGGAGTTATCTTTCTTATGGGAAGGCACCATGGTCGTAAAATTGGTGCAATTAGTGCTACTGATTTTATATTAACAGAACTAGAAGAGTTAAAATTTATTCGTGTTAAAAGTCGTAGAACATTAGAGAACGGTGACCAACAAGTAGAATATATGAAGTTCGATGAATAATTTTAATTATAAATGTTTAAGTGAGGTTCCAAATCATTTGATGAAAATGATAAGAAATCACAGAAACAATTATTTGTCAGTTGAAGAACAGAATATGATTACTATATATGAAGTAAATGATATACTAAATGATTTATTTCCCAAAGATGAAGATACGTGGCCCTGCCAAGACAGTGGCATAGATAGAATGGACTAAACATATTATGGATAAAAAAACACAAGCAGTAGTATATGGACTAGATGATGCAAGTCCTCTAGAATTAGAAAAAGCGTTGACGATTCGTAAAAACATGTGGCGAGGTCTCAAATTCAAGTTAAATCTTATCATAATTTTACTCGCTGCAAATCTTTTAGCGACACTATCAATCGATATTATCACATGGATTTCAACCGATCTATTTAATATGTTGGTCGCACTATGGAATAATTCTATTGATTTATTTAAATCATTACTCTAATAGGTAATAAGATGACTCTTTATAATTTAACACAAGAACAATGTCTAATGATGGATGCTATCTGGCAATTAGAAACACCTGAACAAATGAGAGATTTCAAAGATAAACTATTATATAGTGAACAATTAATGTTTGAAACTCTTTTTCAAATGCTACTAGAAGATACACTAGAAGGTCAAACATTAGATAAAACCTCTCTAGCAAAAATAATGCTCACAGATATTGGTGTAAAATGTATGTAATAATCGGAACAATAAATGGTAAAACTATAAGTCGCACATTTGATTGTGTGCTTGACGCCATGGAATACCGTGATGATTTGGATGCACACTATATCCCATTAACCTTCAAACAGGTAAAGTAATGCTAGATACTCACGCAGCAAAAATATTTGCTAACAATGTTAATATGATGATACCGTGGTATTTAATGGCGGCATATGCATATTACAAAGATGATAACCCTATTTTTAGTGACAGTTTTTTTGATGAAATGGGAAAAACAATGCTAAGTGTGTGGGATGATATCGATCATTTTCATAAAGAATTAATTAATCCCGATGATTTACGTGCAGGTACATACTTGGGCGATTATCCAGGTAGAGTACTAGGCGGACTACAGAGTGTCAGACAGACATACTATACCAAGTCAGGCACCGTGAGAAAAAGAATAACATAAGAGATTAAAATGGTAGATACAGAATTAAAAGAAAGTAACGCTAAAAAACTTGCGATTGAATATGCACAAGAACGCAAGAGATTAAAGCAAGAACTATCAGAACTACAAACAGAAGTCGAGGACCTCACACCAACGACACCAACTGGTACTATCGATTGGTATGTTAAATGGCTTAGTATGATTTTAGCAGTTACCGGTGTATTTCTTATTAGTGCAAATATGGCATTTTTAGGACAAGTTTCATATGTAATTAGTTCAATAGGATGGGTGTATGTGGGTATGGCGTGGAGTGACCGTGCAATTATGATTGGTAGTAGTATTAGTGGTACTGCGGTAATGATGAACTTAGTTCAAAGTGCGTTATAAAGAAAGAAACTTGACAATGAAAATAAAATGTGTTAAACTAAGTGAAATGTTAGACGATAATAGTCAATACATGAATCAATTAGAACAAAAATTTGAAGAGCAATACGGAGAAGAACTTGAAAGAATTATGGGTAGAAAAGTATCGGCCGAACACGACAAAAGATTACGTATTTCGGGACGAGAAACAAAAACGTCAAGTTAAATCATGGGTAGATAGTGGAGCAATTCCACATTTATTATTCAGTGGTGCTGCCGGCACAGGAAAAACCACACTCGCAAAAGTTCTATTAAATGAATTGGACGTTGATGGCGGCGATATCATGATTATTAATGCATCAAATGAAAATAATGTAGATACAATGAGAAACAAGATTAATGGCTTTGCAAGTAGTCTACCATTTGGTGGTGACTTCAAGTATGTACTATTAGATGAAGCCGACTATCTATCACCAAGTGCACAAGCAATCTTGCGTAATATGATGGAAGCATTTTCTATGACTTGTAGATTTATTCTTACATGTAATTATCCCAACAAAGTAATTCCTGCAATTCATTCACGATGCCAGGGATATCATATTGAGAAATTAGACGAACAAGAATTTGCAGCAAGAGTTGCAACTATTCTTATTAGCGAAGGCATTGATTTAGATATTGATACACTTGATGTTTATGTTAAATCAGCCTATCCAGATTTACGTAAATGTATTAATATGGTACAGCAATCAATCGTTGATAATAAACTACAGCAGCCAGGACAAGGTGAGAGTGGCGAAAGCGATTGGGTACTAGAATATGTTGCCTTATTTCAGATTGGTAAGATTGCAGAGGCACGTAAACTAATTGTTTCTAAAGCACAAGCACAAGAGTATGAAGGTGTATATAGAAAGTTATATGAAAATCTAACATGGTTCGGCGAAGATGATATTACGCAAGGACGCGCGCTCATTTGTATCCGTGATGGACTAGTAAATCATGCATTAGTGGCAGATCCTGAAATTAATCTTAGTGCAACACTACTTGAACTTCAGCATATTGGTAATAATTAAAAAATGGAATATACAAATGAATATGAACCAAGAATAATTATTGATGATGCCTATTATGATTCATATCTTTTACAATTACATCGTGAAATTGTTGCAAGTTGTATAGCAGAAGATCGAGATTCTCCAAATCCGTTTCGTGAAAAAATTGTAGAAGACAATGTTAAAACAGTGGTAAATGATACAAATGATTTACATTATGCATTAAAGTATTTTGAAAAACAAATAGACCTAAAAAAACACGAATATGTTATAATTGGAGATCCTAACTCAATTGGTTATAAATATGAGTCGCTGCAGCATATGTGCAAAGATATTAAATATTATACTAAATTAATTCAAACAAAAGATTGGATTATATGTACGATAAATATAAAAGATAGAAATAAATTAATTATAGAAAATAATAAGTTGGTAGTAATTTAATATGGCAAAAAATGCATATATTGTTCTGGTTCATAAATTTAGACCAGCTGCAGGCGAAAACACATCAATGAAAAATTTTCTGAATGAAGGCAATTGGGAAATGTTTGAAGAAGTATTTTTCGTAACACGAATTCGTAAGCGTTGGTGGCAAGAGGCAACCACAATAATTAATATTACTGCTGGTAAAATAGAAACCAATCGCAGTGAAACACGTGATTATAAAGATATTATGCAACATGTAATACTTGCATATCCAAAACATTATAACGATTTTTTAAAAGAATGCAAGGATGAAGGCCTTGTTATGAAAGGCAATAATAATGAGTAGAATTGTTGACAAAATTGAGGCATTAGAATTTCGTATGCCTATGTATAAAGTAATGGGAAGTATTTCGTCTAAGACAGAAATAGATATTAAAAAATATATTCTTAATAATGGTACGGGCAATATTAATTCAATTAAAGATAATATTGAGAAAGTATTACAAGAAATAATTTCGGATATTAAAATAGAATACCATGAAGTAGCCTTTAATAATGATTATCATGATACACAAAAAATATTAGATACTAACTCTAGATTTATTATAAACGTATCTCCTATATCTGATCCTGAAATAACCATTGACGGCAGAACATATCCTATAGTTAAAAATCGTATTATATTCGTTAATCATAGATATCCCTACACAATCTCTGTGACTAATGATTCAAAAACAATGCTTATGTCTGGTATGTTTAACTGGAATGTTAATAAACACGCAGATTAATGAACACCGATGGCTTTAGATTTACATGGACTAACGGTACACAATGCATGGCAAAAGTATAGAAGTCATACACAACTGTGTTATTTTAACAAAGTAAAAAAAACAGTAGTAATAACTGGACATGGTATTATGGCAAGAGAATTTATAGGCTGGGTAAGTGCAGATCCATATTCAATAAAATGTGAACGACTCGATCCTAACACCGGGGCATGGCGAGTGTATATACGCAAATCACAATCTACAGATAAAAAACCTGAGCCTGTTAATTTACTACAACTATACAAAAAGTTTCATCCACGATGATATTAAATATACCAAAAAATGCTGTGGCTAGAATAGCAACAACTCCATATGACATATCGTACTATGAACCTATGCATGAATGGAAAATTATAAAAAGATTTGCAAAGATACCACATGTTCTATGGGAGTACGAAGATAGCACATCGGTAATTCATTCAATGATACCAGATGATTATAGAGTATTCATAAGAACAAATCGTATAGTTTGGCTAGACTATTATTATGAAATAACGGCATACACTCGAAATACAATAAATCCTATTCGAGGAAGAACTAATAAAAAATGTTATTTTGCAGTTGATGAATATTATTATCTACAAAAATTGTTATAATTTTATTGGATACAAGGTAACTTTAATAAGGAATAATTAATGTATGATAATATCGCAATTCTTACCAACACAATGAATAACATCAGTGTTGAAGTAGACGCAGACCAAATGCGTCCAGGTAAATCATTTGATGCTTATATTGCATCTAATAAAATTAGAATGTTTTGGAATGGCAAAGTATATGTTGGAAATGCCCATGGCATGGAATTTACTTCTTCTGGTCCAAAACTAATAAATTAGAAAGTATAAACTATGCGAGTAAAAATTGGAAACTATCCTAATCATAGGTTCTATCACAACTGGTTATATAATTGGTTTGGATATTCTCCTAAACAAAAAACAAGTATAAAGATTCACAAATGGGACACGTGGAGTATGGATCATACCCTTGCTCCTATCATTTTGCCTATGCTTGTACAGTTGAAAGAGACCAAACACGGTGCTCCGATGGTTGACATGAAAGACGTTCCAAAAGAACTACGTGCTACTAAAAAACAACTAGACGCATACGGCAAAGGCGGCGATACCGATCCTAAACACTTTGAACGTTGGGATTGGATCCTAGGTGAAATGATTTGGGCATTTGAACACAAGTCAAAAGAAATGGATGCTGGCGACATTTGTGCAGACAAATGTGCAAACTTTGGTGATCCAGTATGCAAGGCTTGCATGAAAGAAACACAAGAACGCCTTACAAATGCATTTGCATTGTTCGGCAAATACTATGAAAACTTATGGGATTAAGGTTGCGATTATGAAAAAATTTACGTTTGAAGCCATGGGCAAAACATTTACTGCTGATGCAGAAAATGGAATTGATATAATGGAAGATGCCAATCGTGCATTATTATGGTCTAATTGGCAAGATGGGATATGGAATCAAGTAAGCGAAACAAAATTTATTTGGGTATTGGGCAATTTTTATGATTAAACACTTGACATTCTAAACGAATCACTATATAAAGTAAGTATAGATTGAAACAAAGGATCTCACAATGCAAAATCAAATTGACACTCTTATCGCTACAATCAAAGCAGACTATGCCAAATGGTTACTTCGTGGTAAGTCTTTTGCCGATGCTGAAACACACGTTCAGAATATGATTAATGAGTTTAACAATCGTCTTACTGTTAAGACTGGTAGCAAATACATTAAAATTATTAATAATGGTGTTTGGGGTTTTATTGTCAACACTGACAACGATAAGAAATTCAAGCGCGGCGATATTCTAAAAGCAGCAGGCTTCAATGCTCCTGCACGAAATTCTGCCCGTGGCAATATTCTTTCAAATGATTATACAGTTCAGTGGACTGGTCCTAACTACTTACGCTAAGGATAAAATATGCAACCTGATTTAGATTTCCTTGACCAAGTAGAAATAATGATTGATGAAGGATGTTCAGAATATTCTGAATATCTTTCTGATCATAATGATGTTGATGATATTGATGAACTTGAGGAGATTTTAAATGCTAACAATTTCGATGATTTGCCTATTGAATTTATTACTGACCATTCAGTTCGTAAAGACCCAGATGAATGGGTTAGTGCTGCAGCCGATTGGGATCCCATTGAAGGTAAAAGTGTAAGAGTATTTTTACACGCTACTAACTTAGTAAAAGTATGGGGACCAAAAACATTTAAAAAGGTAATCATGCGTATGTTGGCTCATGAAACTATTCATTGGAAACAGTATGACAAATTTGATCCAACGGTGTTGGTTACATACAAATCAGGTTATATGAAGGGTGTTGAGTTAAAGAAGGCTGGTGGCACCGAACGTGATTTGATGCGTAGTTACTTACGTGATCCGCATGAATTGATGGCGTATGGTCATGATTTAGCAGCAGAGATACGAGATACTGATGTACCACTAGACGCACTGAGAGGTCCAGAAAGGTTCTTAGAAGAACTCCCAGTATATAAACGTTATCGGGAATACTTTGCAATCGAATCAAAACAAATTAAACAGTTAATGAAATATACTGCGAATTATTTCTAATAACCAGAGGAATGATAATACTATGGAAAAGACAGTTTGGCATTGTATTCATGTTATTATGGCATCTATAATTTTCGTATTGATGCCCACGATTACCGTTTTAATGATAATTACATAATTAATACTTGACATCTTAAACGAATCACTATATAAAGAGTGTATAAGTTGAGAGGGAATAATTATGTTTACTGTTGAATATGGCTACTACAACTATCCTAAAAAGACAAAAGAATTCAAAACATATGAAAGCGCAAAGAAGTTCTTCTTTTATATTGGAAAGCGTAATGGTGTAAAACGAGTAAATCTCACAGTAGGAGATGTGTAATGAAAATTATTAATATTACAAATGATGAAAGTGTTAACGTCAATGGTACTGGGCTGCAAGGATATGTTAATACCACATATGCTGACATTGTTGCTGCTTTTGGTGAGCCTACTTATACTCATGGTGACAAGACCAATGTTGAGTGGAACTTGGAATTTGTAATTCAATTACAAGATGCGCCTGGCAGTTTTATAGAAGAAGTTGTTGTTGCGACAATTTATGATTGGAAACGGCCTTCAACCCCAATGGACGAATATGACTGGCACATTGGTGGGTTCTCAACACAAGTAATTGAGTGTGTATATTCATTATTACAAGAAAAAGTTTTATAGATAGTTATCTTTTTATCGGTTTGCTTTAAATACTGGTGCAGAGATTCATTTCTCTGTACTTTAGGGTGAATAATTCGCCCTATAGTCCTCTTCGCAAACTTGGCCCGGCTACTTAGGTAGTCGGGTTCTTTTGTTTAATGAATAAATATAATTATGATAAACTATGGTGATTGGAATCCAGGCATTGACAATGGCAATGACACACTTAATTCTGTGTTAGACACATTGCCGGGTAGTGATAGTGTAAATATTAGTTGGAAAGTAAAGATAATAGAAAATCCTCGGTCACCATTGAGTCTTCCTGGTTCTATATGTTTAGAGTCCCACGATTGTATACATGTATTATTAGGAAGAGGACTACTAAATCAAGACGAAGCATTTGTAATAGGCTATACTATGGGAAATGCAATCACACTAAAGAATTGGCAAATATCAATGTATAAATACTATGCATCACATATATTTCCAAAGATATATCGTTTTGGCGAAAGAGAATTAATAGCATTTGATATGGGGATTGTTTACGGCAAGACTCGTCGTACTAAAAATATACATAAAATTAACTTTGACTCATATAAGAACCAAACACTGGGAGAGATTAGGGCCAAATTTGATATAAACTTAGATATACTTCGCCATATCAGATATATTGAAAGAAATATTTTTAAAAGCAAGGCGAGTAAAAGGCTATGAAAGTATATCAACATAATATGTATTATCGCATTGATGAAAACGAAATCATGCCTAAGTTAATATTGGCAGCCAGATTAAATAAAGATGACCGAACCGAAATATTAGAAACATCGAATGTAATTAATTCTGCATTTAATGAATCTAGTATGATACATCAACTTATGACTGCATATGAATTATCAGGCAATGAAGGAATTGCGTTAATGACACTATGCGAATGTTTACTAAGAACACCGGATAAAAAAACACAAGATAAATTAATTAAAGAAAAACTAACAAATGCTGATTGGAACCTTCTATCACAAAATAGTTTCTATGCAACTTTAAGTGGTAAAGTATTAACTCAAGCCCAGAGTTTTGCAGCATATAATAATTTAATTAGTAGATTGGGATGGCCCACTGTTCGTAAGATTGTTAAAGAATCTGTTAAACGGATGGGCAACATATTTGTAATGGGCGAGACTATTGAAGAGGCAAAAAAAGCAATAAATGAGTCATACACATATTCAGTTGATATGTTGGGCGAAGCAGCAACAAATTGGCCAGATGCAAATGATTATTATGAAAAGTATATACAAGCGGCTGCGTGGTTTGAAGATAGCATTAGTATTAAACTAAGTGCCATTCACCCAAGATATGAGTTGAAAAATCATGCTGATGTATTACTTCATTTAGTACCAAAATTGGCAGCAATTGCCAGGCTATGCGAAGAGAAAAATACCACAATGTTTATTGATGCTGAGGAAGCATCACGTTTAGATCTAAGTATAATGGTATTGGAAGAATTATTATTAACACATAAATTTAAAAAAAATACGATTGGGTTCGCAGTTCAAGCATATCAAAAACGTGCGTTCTGGGCAATAGAAACATTAGAACATATTGCAGAAGAATCCAATACATCAATATGTGTCCGTTTAGTTAAAGGGGCATATTGGGATACAGAAATAAAGATAGCACAACAAGAAGGCTTACACTATCCTGTATTCTCACGAAAGGAATATACCGACATAAGTTATCTAGCATGTGCAAGAAAGATTATGTTATCAGAGTATATCAAGCCTGCCTATGCCACGCACAATCCATTCACTGTGGCAGCCATATACTTTTACCACGAAACCCTAGGAGGTGAATTTGAGTTTCAAAAGTTATATGGTATGGGTGATGGATTATTTGACCATCTACAGAATACATACAACACAAGTATTAGAGTATATGCGCCTGTAGGTGAATACAAAGATTTACTTGCATATCTTGTCCGTAGATTATTAGAAAATGGAGCAAACACTAGTTTTGTTTTTAATCAACAACTGGTGGATCCATTTATAGAAGCAAAAAAAGACAAAGAAAAATTACCAACATACAAAGATTTATATCCCAACCGAAAGAATAGTCGTGGATATGATTTAACTGATCCTGCATCTATTGTAAATCTAGTGGGAAGACCAAGTTATGAATTTATTGTACCTGAACAATTATCAGTAACCGATAGTATTGTAGTGCTAGAGAAAGGTCGCAAAGAATGGAGTAAAACTACATTTAATGAACGAAAGAAAGTAGTTCTTGAATATGCTGATCATTTGGAAACACATATGGAACAAGCAGCAAGTAATTTAGTTACACATGCAAATAAAACATATCCTAACGCTATTGGCGAAGTTCGGGAAGCCATAGATTTTATTAGATACTATGCTGAACAAGCAGAAAAATTATATAATCAAGGCGATACGTTAAGTTATACAGGCGAAATTAATACAACTACATATCAGGCACACGGTGTGTGGATGGTTATAGCACCATGGAATTTTCCACTTGCTATTTTTGTAGGACCAATTATAGCAGCATTGCTAACAGGTAATACTGTATTAGCAAAATCTGCGCCACAAACAATTAAGGTTGCTGAGACTGCAGTTAGTTGTATGCTTGAATGCGGTATACCAGATTATGCTATTAGATTATGTCCCACTGATCCTAAGGATGCAGAACTTGCAGTATCAGATGAAAGAATTAACGGTATAACATTTACTGGTTCACATAAAACTGCAAAGCGTATTCAACGTGTGTTAGCAGACCGTGACGGACCTATTATACCGTTTATTGCAGAGACTGGAGGCATTAATTGTATGATTGCTGATAGTACGTGTTTACCAGAACAATTAGTTAAAGATGTAATACACGGTGCATTTGATAGTGCAGGACAGCGTTGTAGTGCAACAAGATTTTTATTTGTACAAAAAGATAATGCTAATACTATTTTAAAGATGTTGGGAAATGCTATTAAAGTTGTACAGATGGGGTTCAGTGATGATTTGAATACTGATGTTACACGTGTCATTGATGGTGCCGCTTTTGCAAGTATACAAAAACGTATTGCAGTACTTGAAGAAAATGAAATACTGATAGCGACAAGATCAAGAAATGGTGTTGAATTACCTGCTTTAACAATTCCACCAAGTGCTTATCTAGTATCAGATTATAAAAAATATTTTGATAAGGAAATATTCGGACCTCTGTTACATGTATATGAATATGATGTTGATGAACTAGATGGCATTATATCAGATATTAATGAAACCAAATTTGGTTTAACCATGAGTATTCATTCCAGAATAGCATCTTTTTATGATGAAATTACTAATAATGTTAATGTTGGTAATATTTACATCAATCGTGATCAAATTGGAGCAATAGTAGAAACACAGCCATTTGGTGGTATTGGATTGTCAGGTACTGGGCCCAAAGCAGGTGGACCAGATTATTTAAAATCATATGTTTGGGAGAAGCATGTGAGTATTAATACTACTGCAATTGGAGGCAATACTGTATTATTATCAAAATGAGAGTGAAGATAATATGACTACAAGAATAGAAGAACATAGAAATAAGACAGGACATAGAGTATTATATTATGTAGTACTTGATGAAAATGATCGTATAATTATAATAACAAAAAGTGGAATAATAGCAAGAGCCTTTTTAAAAAAACAAAAATAGGTGTTGCATAATCATTTGAAATACTGTATAATGATTATATTAAATTTAGAAATATATGAGGACAAATGGTAGATTCATCAGAACAGAATACTCAGAGTTTTGAATTAGAAGAAAACGAACACGATGTAATTGATAAAGATTACCCTAATATCAAGCCACGAATTAAACAAAGTAAATGGGTAGTAGCATTAAAAAATCAAGCAGGTAACGAGTGGAAAACAAGATGCACTGAGCATTATGCTTGGAAGGCTGCTGAATACATAATTGAATTAGAAAAGAAAGTAGCAGAATATGACAAACGTATTTGAAGACATTAATAAATTTGCGGAAGCATGTGACCAACCATCATCACCAGAAAATTACAAAATGTACCTGGGGTTAATTGATGAAGAGTATGGTGAATTAATAGATGCAGTGGTAGCGAATGATCATGTTGAACAACTTGATGCATTAGTTGATATTCTGGTTGTTACTATCGGTGCTATTCGTGCTGCTGGCTGGGATGCAGAAGCAGCATGGAATGAAGTAATGAATACTAACTTTGCCAAAATTAATCCTACAACTGGCAAAGTTATTAAAAGAGAAGATGGTAAGGTATTAAAGCCAGAAGGATGGAAAGCACCAGAATTAAAACAATTCATTAAATAAATTCTTATACTAAATAACTATAAGAAAGAGACATAAGGAATATAATATAATGTTTCAAGAGTATAAGAATCTCTCCGAAGAGGAACTGGACACTAAGATGGGTGATGTCAGCAAAAAGATTAATATGGCAAACTCAATGGGGTTAGACGGAGTAGTTGAACAACTGCAAAGTATATTAGAAAATTTGCATATGGAATTAACTGCCAGATTAGATCGACAACGATTTGATATTATTAATGACCGCACACCAGAATCTTTAATTGTAGGAGAAGATGATGAACACGCAGACGATTCCGACACCGACTAATATTCCAATCAAAGTATTTCATACTATTATTATTGATGGGTCAGATGTTGAAGTCACCAGATTTTACGAATTTATGAAAAACAAATGGATTAATAATAATGAATCATTATTAAATTTTAAAAACATTCGGTGGGACAATGGAAATAATGTTTTAAGTTTTGAAACTTTTAGTAGTCATATAAATTTAGTTGAAAAATTAAAAGAAATAACTATAATGTTACCTGAGTCGTTTTTTACATATGAACATGCATTAGATAATAAATCTAAAAATAATGAGGATAATATATATTGGATGTATGATGGCAACATTAATATGAAAAAAGATAATTTAAATAGAGATTATAAAAATGACAGATAATTTTACTGTAAATAGTTATACCACATTTAAAGCAACATTTAGTGCAACACTTATAGGAGCAGAAGCATCACTATATTCAGAAATTTTTGATGCTGAAATAGATTTTGTATGGTGCACATCTGATCTCGCTATGGGCAATGCTGCATTTTTAAAAATAAAATTCTTTTTAGAAGAGATATTACATCAAAGTGTTTTTACACATAAATCAGCACTTATTAATATGGATAATTTATCTAATAACATCGTAATGTTTCCATATTTACCAACAAGTGATATTATTGCGATGACAATAAGTGCTAAATTAAATGCAATTGCGGAAGGTAACATTGATATTGTAAGTGTAAAGATAACAAGTAAATTTGAAAATCCGGTAATGAGTTATACATATGCAGATGAAGATTATCCTGCTATGCCGAGTCTTGAAACTTGGGTAGGACAAAAAGAATATTATTATAAAACACCGTGGTGGTTCCGTAATACACCAGAAACACATGATTATGATGTTGATGAAGAAACAGACTTGACAACGCCGCCGGAATATGATAATGTATTAGATGAAATACAACAAGTAATACTGGGTGAGTTAGAATTGGTAGATCACCCAGGTGAGGTTATTAAGATACATGATTGGCAGCCAAAAATCGTTGAAGATTGATTCATTAAAAGATCAATACGGACGTGTTATATATAATAGACATGACCTATATGAGATGTTATACAATGGCGAAGATATTAGTCAGATAAAATATGTTGACTGGCATGAAGATTTCGAAAAATATAATAAGGCAAATACAAGTAATTATATTAACATACCAGAAATAACAGCCATAGAAGAATTAACAGGAGATATTGAAGATTTTGATCGTAGACTTCAAACAGATTGGTTTATTCCAGAAAAATATAAGAACTTAAATATAATTGATTATGTACTAGAATTAACTCCTACAGAAAATCAGAATAGATGTATAGAAGAACTTGATGAATTTAATAAACGTGATATGCTACCATTACTACAATATATGGTTTATCTGGTAGATTTTATGCGTGAAAATAACATTGTATGGGGTGTAGGGCGTGGCAGTAGTGTCGCAAGTTATGTGTTATACATAATCGGTATACATCGAATAAATAGTGTTTACTATGAGTTAGATTGGCAAGAATTCCTTAGATAGAAAGGCAAAGAAATGAAAAAATATAGAAGTATGCGAGGGGTGGAACTAGACCTTGGAAAATTACTATCAAAACAAGAAAAAAATATTACCGTTGGCAATACATCATCGAATGCAAGAGGTGACAAACTAGGCCGTGGTGGTAGGGTTATGAAAGCCGCAGATGAAATTGCAAGAGAACATTATAATCAAAATAATCCAAATGCAGTTAAACAGGCATCTATTAAATTAGATGATACTCCTAAACCAAAGAACCAAGAAGTTCCAATGGAAGATGATTGGCAAGAGCCAGCACCTGAGCCAGCACCTGAGCCAGCACCTGAGCCAGCACCACCTGCTCAAAAAGAAACAAAAGTAGAACCAGTATTTGAAAATGTTAGCCCTGGTCCAATACCCGAAGAATATAATAATGATGATGAATGGGTAGAAGATGCAGATGGCAATTTTGTAAAAGCAGAAGAACTAAAGAAAAATAAATCTAAAAAATCAAAATAAGGAAACAATGATGAAAACGTTATCTCCAGTTGGAAATAAAATTATTCTTACTAATATGGATACAGGATTTAAAAAACTAAATGGAATTATTCATTTGGATGATAGTACAGCAGAAGCAGGTGACAGAGGCATTAGACCACGCTGGGCAGAAGTATATGCAGTAGGACCAGAGCAAACTGATGTTGCAGTTGGCGATTGGGTTCTTATGCAACACGGTAGATGGTCACAAGGGCAAGACCTCCGATTATCAGAAACAGAATCAATTCGTTTTTGGCTAGGCGATCCAGAAGGCATTTTAGGCGTCAGCGATAATGGCAAACCACCAGAGATACAAGTGGCGTGATAGATGTATTCTATCTTACTTACCATGATGATTATTCAGATAACAATTTAAACAGAATATTATCTAAGGTTGCAAAGAATCAGCGAGTTATTAATACTGCTGATATCGATGGAGTATATGAGGCGCATCTAACGTGTGCAGAACAAAGTGCTACTGAAAACTTTTATGTAGTTGATGGTGATGCTTGGATAATTGATGATTTTGATTTTTCATATATACCATCAGATAGCATAGATGTATATCCTACTGTGCCACAGACGCAGTGTACTCACGTTTGGAGAGCATTAAACCCAGCAACAGGTGAACTTACAGGATATGGTGGTGTTAAATTATTTAATCGAAATTCATTCTTTGTTAAAACTTCCACAAAATTAGTTGATGTAACAACTGGTGTTGCAAAACTTGGCTATCCATATTATCGTATAGACAAACCTTCAAATGAAACTAGATTTGCAACGACTCCATTTAATGCATGGAAAGGTGCGTTTAGAGAATGCGTTAAACTAGCAAGTGGAGTGGCATCTGATGATATACAATCAAGACTTGAACGCTGGAAATCACCATTACCCATTGAACACTGGGAATTAATTTCTGTTGGTGCAACGATGGGAGAAGACTTTGGTGAATTCTATCGTAATTCGCCAGAAGCCTTACAAAAAATAAATGATTTTGATTGGTTAAACGAAATATATCTTGACATTTAGAACGAATCACTGTATAACATAATAGTAATAACAAAAGAGGTCTATTATGAATGATGTTCTAAACGATATACAAGTTCTAGAAAATGCAATTATTGCATTTACCGAAGGTGCGAGTGACGAAAAGTTTGCTGCAATGTGTAGTCTTGAACAAATGTTGATTGCCAAGAAAGATATCGTATCTGACTTTGAAGCAGAGTATGCGCCAAATGAGTAAGCGTGAAAAACTTGATGAATTTATTTGCTATGCTATGGTCGGTGTATTTGCATTGGGCTGGATGGACTTTGGTCAGGGAACCGAATATACATGGTGGAATTTAATTAACTATTTTGGAAATTAAAGGTTGACAATCTAGAATCAATATGCTATAACTTGTATATAAGATAAAAAGGAACACACGATGTCAGATGCAAAAATGGTTTGGGACGAATCAAACAAGGTTAATGCTGGAACTGCTCAAGGCCAACAATCACGTATGGTTGAAATGGATATGTTGGCTTGGAAAGCGAATACATCCTGGCCTAAGGGAACCACACTTAAAGATATTATTCATGCATATGCAGAATCACGTGGTTGGACACAAGAAGGTTTTACAGGAATGGAAATTTATGATCCCTTTTGGGATTGGCAAGAAGATTAATAGTGTGGTTCCTTAGCTCAGCTGGATAGAGCAACTGCCTTCTAAGCAGTAGGTCATAGGTTCGAATCCTATAGGGACCGCCAAATTAAATAAGGAGAAGAAAATGAAACCCTCTAATAAGCCCATTGGCTGGGCAAACACTCTGACAACTCTTTTTACACTACCTAAAGAAATGTGGGATAGTGTAATGACAGTTGAAAAATCACCACTACGCAATTTAGATCCAATGGTAGGACATATGGTATTTCAATGCCTATTCTTTATTTGGAGTGGCATCTTCGCAGTAATGGTAGGTAGTATGTTTGCTTTTGGTATTAGTGCAGCGTTTCATATTCTTCTAATTAGTGGGATTACAATTACTGCAGTTACTTTTCGACAAGCAGAAAAAAATCCTGGATCACTAAACAAATTATTACAGTCTGGTCGTAAGTATACCGGACGTGGAAATGGAGGCGAACATGAGTGAAGATAAATTTGAAATTCATCGACCACACAAAATGCTTGATTGGTTAGAAGGTGAAGTTACTGAATGGGCATTTGGATTAATTCAGGAACACTTTGGTGTAGATTCGCCCGATGAATTGGAACGTGAACAAATTGATGAAGTTGTTGAACAATGGAGCGAAATGCTTGATATGTCAGGTGGCGATTGGTTAGCAATGGGATTACGTAATGCCATCAGTCAATGGGAAAATGAACACGATGATTATATCATCTAATTGAAATATGCTCGTATGGTGGAATCGGTAGACACGCCAGACTTAAAATCTGTTGCCTTTATAGGCGTCCCGGTTCAAGTCCGGGTACGAGTACCAAATATTATTAAGGAGAATACAATATGACAGAGGGACCATTTAAAAATGCATTTGATGCTGATACTGCTGGTGTCATTCGTAGAGAAATTGTTACATATCGTATGAAGAACGGAATAATGGTAAAAGAAACTGCATATCGTGACTATTATGAAAGTGGTGACTATCATGACTATATTTCATCAACGCCATTAGTGGAACGATAGTATTAATAATAACGCTCCTGTAGCTCAGTTGGTTAGAGCCACCCGCTCATAACGGGTCGGTCGTAGGTTCGAGTCCTACCGGGAGCACCAACGAATTGGAAGTGAGACTTGGTAGTCAGAGGAGTCTTATATGCTCTTTGCGCCAGATTAGCGCCTTTGAGGTGGTTCGAATCCACCCACTTCTACCAAATATTAAAATGAAACAAAAATAGGCAATGAATTAAAATGACAGATTTTGAAGCATTAGAAAGACTATTAGCAGACGAAGTGTATGAACGTGAAAATTTGGAAGACGATCCATTAAATATTGATGGATGGTTAAACGATATTGATGCTGAGGACGCTACCATTGAAGAAATGATGGAGAACATTGTCAGCGATGAAGAGAATCGTACACGTATTCTGAAAATGATTGAATTTTTAGACTAACATAAAATGTTGGGCGGCGTGCTGCAAGGTGCGGCAGCGGACTGTAACTCCGCCGAGGTGACTCATGCCTGGTTCGATTCCAGGGTCGCCCACCAAATTAGGATTATAACTTATGAAACTATTACTATCTTTTATTATTATTTCTTTCTTTATGCTGGGTATGCCGATCATTGTTTCAGCAATTGCATATCCAGATAATTGTAAGCAGTCAATTCTTATTCCATGTTTAGAAATAGACAAATAATTTAAAATAACTCTTGACAATCTATTTCTACCATGCTATAAAATATGCATAGAAACGATAAGAGAGAATCACAATGATCCATTCAATGCTTGAAATCGAAATCCGTGATGCAGTTGAGAAATCAGAAAACCTCAATGAAGATTATTCAATCAACTGGAATTTCGTAGATGCTGATGCATATGCTGCGTGTCGCTCATTCTGGAAAGACGATGAACAATTTTATGAATCATTTAATGAAATTGTCGATATGATTATTTCAGAACGCAAAGAAGAGGCAGATGCAGAACGTCAATTGTCATTTGATATTGGAGAATAATAACAAGCGGTTGTAGCTCAGTTGGTTAGAGTATCGGCCTGTCACGCCGAGGGTCGCGGGTTCGAGTCCCGTCAACCGCGCCATAGTTAAAGGGTTTTGTTCCTCTTTTAAAATAATTGAACAAATGGTGCCCAGAATGTCCTAAGCACGACCATAAACTGCTTGACATTATTTGTCCCGTTCGTCTATCGGTTAGGACGCTAGGTTTTCAACCTGGAAAGAGGGGTTCAATTCCCCTACGGGATGCCATTAATACGGAGTATAGCACAGTCTGGTAGTGCGCTGCGTTTGGGACGCAGAGGTCTAAGGTTCGAATCCTTATACTCCGACCAATAATGTGGACAGTTGGCCGAGTGGTCGAAGGCACCGGATTACTAATCCGGCGAACCGAGAGGTTCCGTGGGTTCGAATCCCACACTGTCTGCCAAGAGCCACGCAAGAGTTACTACTTGCTAGTATGGGTTACAAGATCCCATATGAATGAAGTGAGGTTGTTCTCATACAAAAAAATGTCGATGCAGAGTATTGTCGCACAGCGGAGTGTGTTAGTGTTGATGACCGAACTACAACAAGTTACTAGTTGGTGGGCTGATGGTATAAAGATGCGTCCGTGTAAATTTACGGTAATAATCATAAAGTAAGTATAGATTGAAACAAAGGAGCATACAATGCAACTACGAGAATATCAGACAGACCATATCTATAATCCTATTGTTGATGTGATTAACCAAAACCTCCAAACATCTAAAAGAAATCCGAAGTACAGTGTACTAGCACTAAGCACAAGTGCAGGCAAAACTTTCACTGTAACTAACTTTTGTGTACAGTATTGTTTAGACAACGGGTGCGATGTAATCCTTACTAGTCCCAACGGCGCAAGCCTTGAGGAAGTAAAGGACGAAATGGTTGTACGGTATCCTGATGCATATATTATAATAGAAACAGGATTTGCTGGCGCAGAACATTTCGTAGCACCTGTTACAGACAAACGTGTTATTATATTGTGCCATCCTACATTCCTTAGTCAGCAGAATTTTGCAATTAGTAAATGGGCTAAAAAGCGCAAACTAGTTTTGTTCAGCGACGAAGCTCACAAAGGCTTTATGTGTTCGAATGCAGAAGATACATTTGAAGCGTTTGGTTACTCAATCAGCGAATACACAGCAGAGTGGCATCAGTGTTTGTATGCGATTCCACATGTGGCATGGTTCTTGCTTAGTGCTACTCCTTTGCGTACAACATTTAGCGGCAACGAGTTTGCACACATCAGCGAATACTTTGATAAGGATGTGTTGTGCGCAGAGCAAGCCGCAGTTAAGAATGTAACAGTTTATTCGCCATATTTTCCGGGTTTTAGTCCCGAGATGCTCGTGGAAGAATTTCGCCACCATGTTGATCCATATGAAGACCCATTTCCAATATACAAGCGTATTTCTGAGTATATTAGATATACGCTTGTACATATGGATGGTGCGTTAGATAAACTAAACAACAAGTGGTCCGATGAAGATGCTTGGTTAGAAAAAGTTACACAAGAATATAAACTTCCTGTTGCCAAGCCAGCTAGAGCAGTGCAGGCAAATAATCAGTGGCATGCAAGAAATCTGTATCGCAGCCTTGCTGAAAATACTTCGATTAATACAGGTGCAGACAAGAAAGTGTTTGGATATAATCGCAACGATTATTTGCGTAACTTTCCGCACTACATTAGAAGTCAAGACATGATCAATCATGTAAACAATAAATCTAATTCTACTAATGTAATGGTTGCTAACAAGCTAATTGGAGAAGCAGTTAACATTCCCAATCTTAACAGTATGGTTAGTTTCCATGAGCGTAATAGTGTACAAGATAATGCAGTCACACATAGTGTAGAACAGTTGCTTGGAAGAATGATTCGTTGGCCAGATGTAGACGGAATTAAGAACTGGAAAGATGCTATTGCGTATGCAGAAAACCGCATCGCACAGGGTGTGCCTCGCGAAGTAATGTACAAATGGATTAGTACAGTATTTGAGTATGAAGTACATATGTCTTTTTCAGAAAACAATCTATATGGCATTCTAGCGTTCTTTCAGCGTCATACTTACAATCCGCAAGAGTGGGCAGATTACAAGTCTAGGCTGATCTACGAGTGTATTGCAGAACAGAAGAAGCGTGTAAAAGTCTACGGCGTTACTGCTAAGACAGCACACGCACAAGCTGGCTCGCAAAACTACAAAAACTACAAGCATAGTCACCCAGAGTGCGAACACTGTGCCAAGCGTGAGATACTAGGCCAAACAGTGCCTACTTGTAAGATTCCTGTAGTGTATGGAGAATGGACTGAAGACGAATACTTTGCTAGTTTAGATGTGCATCACATTGAAGGTCGAGAAGACAGTGCTACTATGAATGATGCAGATAAACTGATTACAGTATGCAAGCCTATGCATCATCGCCTTGATGCAGAACTACGCACACAGAAAAAGTTTGCAGCGGTTATAGCGGCTTGATGCAAAACTACGTAAAATAAAGGTTGACATTCTGAACGAATCACTATATAAAGTAAGAGTAATAAGAAGAAAGTATCAATATGACAAACGAAAAAATTATCTTTACTGACTGTGATGGTGTTATGCTTAACTGGGAGGGTATGTTCTCCGAGTGGATGATTCAGAAAGGTTATTCGAAAAAAGTAGAAAACGTATATGACATGAGCATTACATACGGCATTGAAAAGGCTGATGGTAAGCGTTTAGTAAAAGAATTCAATGAAAGTGCGTGGATGGGATTCCTTCCAGCATTTCGTGATGCTCGGAGTGGGGTTGCTCGGTTAGTTGAAGCTGGCTACCAGTTTGTTGTTATCACTTCTCTTTCACTTGATGAAAAAGCACGGCTACTTCGTATCTCCAACTTAAAGAATGTATTTGGTATGGATGTATGCAAAGAAGTTATTTGCCTTGATACAGGCGCAGACAAAGATGATGCTCTTGCTGAATTTACAGCAAAGTATCCAACTGCTGAATATTGGTTAGAAGATAAAACTGAAAATGCTGAATGTGGTTTACAGTTTGGTTTGAAAAGCGTGTTGATTTCACATCCACACAATGAAGATTGTGATAACAAAGAAATCATTCGGTGCGAAGATTGGAATGCAATTGTGCACACTGTTCTGGGTTAGATGTTTCTCTCTTTCTAACTAATTCAAATGTAAAGGGGAGCATTGCGCTCCCCTTTTTTTATTCGTCTTCTCCGTAAATTTTAAGAACTTCCACAACTGCTGGATGTCTTTCTACATCCATCATATCAAAACGTGAGATAGCAATATGATTCATATTTGCAAGTTCATAACGTCTAGTAAGTTCCATAAAATCTGAAAGGCCGTTCTCTGAAAAACCTCTGTCATGTTGTTTTAAGTCACCAGTAACAATCATTTTAGTATTATTACCAATTCTAGTTAATAGCATTTTCATTTGTGACTTTGTAGCGTTCTGCATTTCATCTGCAATGATCCAAGCGTCCTCAAACGTTCGGCCACGCATATATGCAAGTGGTGCGATTTCTATAATGTTCTCTGCTAACATTGATTCAATTTCAGCCACCGAAAAATGCTTTTCGAATATATCAAAAATTGGTCTTGTCCATGGTGCCATTTTTTCATTTAGATCACCTGGCAAGAAACCATGTTGTTCGTCTACTGATACAGCAGGACGAGTAATAATAATCTTTTTTACCTCTCTTTCCATAAACGCTTTTACGCCCATAAGTGTACACAATAAAGTTTTACCTGTACCTGCTGGTCCAATCGCAAAACATATATTATTTTTTGGATCTGCCAGTTGATATAGATAATCTTCTTGTGCTATATTACGTGGTAAAATTGTGGGGATTGATTTTTTTCTTAATGGTATGATACCGCTACGCTGGCTATCTGGATGATAAGTTTCACGGTTAGTTTTAGTTGGTTTACTTTCAACACGCTTCTTTCGTGCCATATTTGGATTCCTCCTTGTGAAAGGTTATTTCAAAGTATGAGATAATTTTATTGCTCCCATAACAATACTTATCAATTAAATTATCTAATTGTATGATATTATTACATATTGACAAAAAAGTTTTTATGTGATAAATACTATTAACAAATGGAGTTTAACTAATGTCTGACATAATGAAAGATGATATACTTGATAATCTACGTGATATCAATAAGAATAAAACCTTACTAGATATATTAATGGAATTTGAAAAAATTCTAGAAGATACTGGCATGTATGCATATAAAAATTGGGATCTAGGTGAGATTATCGAAGGTCCAGATTTGTCACGCTATTGGCTTCATGTGAAATTAATGTATCCATATAAAGGTATGCCTGATCCTAAGGGCGGCTTACGACTAGAAAAAATAGATTGTGAAATCAAATTTGAAAAAGGTATATTAAAAACACCGGTTATACCAGAATCACCAGATGATATAGATAGTGATGGCAATCCTAAACTAAAAAATGAAGTAGTATGGTTGATAGATATTTTTATGCCACGAAAATATATTGATGATTTTAGTGATGAAAAAGTAAAAACTGATAACGGTGAGGTTGATATGTCAGACCTTCAAGATGCATATGCTTCAGGACTAGATGATGATACAAATATTAATAGTCAGGAGATCGACTCATGAAATTTAAACAATTAAATGAGGGTGTAAAATATAATGAATTACAGTCATTGGTTAAACCAACAATTTCTGTTGCAGATTTTGAACCTAAAGTGGCATCTGTAAATGAGGTTACTGTTGTTTCATTTTATACAAAAGATGAAAGACCGGCAGACGATTTAGCACGTTTTTTAGAAAGAAGTATAGTTGATATTCTGGACACCGAAGTTTCGCCAGTTGCAGACGACAATGGATACTATCTAGTTTTTGTTGAAATTAAAAATGAAAATCTAATGCATAAAGTATTCGCAATTTTAGAAGATGTAAGTAGATTGATTGATATTAACGATTGGACAATTGATTTCTTTAACGGTAAATCGATAACTGTATCCAACGATGATATTAATAATTGGCTTAAAAACAACAAAGAGTGATTTAGATGTTCACAATAAAAAAATATTTAATTATTGCTGCGGTACTTGCTGCAGCAGGCTTTGCGCTATGGCAGTACTACACTTACACACAAAACCAGATAAGAATATATGCAGAGAATGCTGCCAAATCTGAAATGGCACAAAAGGCAACTCAGGCAGCCTTGAATAAAACACAAGAAGATTTAAAACGTGTTAGAATAGAATTTGATAAAGCAAACTCAAAATTCAAAGCAGCCGACAGTCGTGTTCGCAAATTAGAAAATAAATTAGCAAGACATGAGTTAGATTTTCTAGCAGCCAGTAGACCCAAAGATGTTCAAAAAATCATTGACAAAGCAAGTGATAATATGTTAAGATGTTTAGAGATAGTGGGTGGATCACCACTAACAAAGGATGAAATCAATGCTACGAAACCTTCACAAATCAACAATGAATGTTCTGATATTGCTAACCCTAACTATAAGCCTTAGTGCATGTAGTAGAACACCAAGAGAACTAGAATATACACCACAGCCTATTGACAGACCAGAACTAATATTGCCAGTATCTGAGGAACTAAGATTATCTAAGATCGATTGGATAATTATTACACCTGATAATGCCACAGAAGAATTTGATAAAATAAAAGCAAGTGGAAAACCAGTTGTTGTATATGCATTAACTAATTCTGGGTATGAAGCACTTGCATTAGACATGGCAAAAATTCTTAAAAAACTAAGCGAACAAAATGCAATCATCGTTGCATATGAAGATTATTATTCAAATGGTAATGAAAACGATATCACCGATAGTATACAGTAGTAATAAATGGAAGCATATAGTATATTAGGAATAAATAAATACTCCAGTGAAGAAGCAATACGACAAGCATACAAAAGATGTTTATTGAAATCTCATCCAGATCATGGCGGATCAAATGACGAATTTAATGCAGTCAGACTTGCATATATACAGGTAAAAAATAATTATGTAAAAAACAAAATCATTATAATAAACTTAACAGTCAAACTAGATCAATTAGAAATGCGATATTGTCAGGGAGAAACATCTGCATTTATGTATGATAATCTAATAGTTTTTGATGTTTTTGTTCCAAAAGATACAAAGTTTGGCGATACATTGGTTGTTAAAAATATATTACCAGATACGATACTAAAAATAACATTTAAGGAATACAATGAGTAGTAATTATAGTAATAGAGTTAATTGGGTCTTAGATCAATCGATTATTAAGGCGGCATCATTGTCACATGAATATGTGACATTAGAACATTTACTTTATACTCTTATAGAGGAAAAAGATGTTCTAGCATTATTAGAAAAAATGAAGTGTGATATTATTAATATTATTAGAGAACTTGAAGAAAACTTGGCACAACGGGATGATCTCACAGTGGAGATAATGGAGCCCACTGGTCCAAGACATACTTTAGCAATAGATCGTGTTTTTAATCGTGCAGTTGCACAAGTTATTTTTACTGGCAGAAAAGAAATGTTCTGTAAAGATTTAATTGTCTCATTATTAAGTGAACCATCATCCCATGCTTATTATATTTTAAAGAAAAATGGTGCATCACGTGATAAAGTCATTAGTATTATTGAAAAAGATTTTTATGAAATCTTTCAGGCTAGAACGCAACGTGGACCAGCAGGCATGGCAGGACCACAAGGGCAAGGGCAAATTAAATTTGAAGATTTTTGTGAAAATTTGAATAAAGCAGCAGCAGACGGAAAAATTGATCCTGTAATTGGTAGAAGTGAAGAAATCATTGAAATTACTGAAGTGTTGGCGAGAAGAAAGAAAAATAATGTCATTATTGTAGGTGAGCCGGGAGTAGGTAAAACTGCAATAGCAGAAGGTATTGCATTAAATATTGTAAATGATAACTGTCCAGACATTCTAAAAAACAAAATAGTGTACTCACTTGATATTACAGGTATGGTAGCAGGAACTAAATACCGTGGCGAATTTGAAGAACGTGCTAAAATAGTTTTTGAACAACTCTCAGAAAAAGATAATATAATTCTTTTTATGGATGAGATTCATATGATTATGGGTGCAGGATCAGCAGGTGGATCAAATATTGATATCGCTAATTTATTGAAGCCACTATTGGCAGGTGGTAAGTTGCTATGTATAGGTGCGACAACAAGCGAAGAATATCGTGAAAACTTTGAAAAAGATAGAGCATTACAGCGCCGCTTTCAAAAAGTATTAGTTGAGCAGCCCAGCAAAGAAGATACTAAACTTATTGTTAAAGGTCTTAAAAAGTACTACGAAGAATTTCATGGTAATCCATATGATGATAATGCACTTGATTATGCTGTAGACTTGGCAGAACGTTATATGCATGGCAAATTTAATCCAGATCGTGCAATTGATATTATTGATGTTGCGGGTGCAAGGCAAAAATTAAATAATATTTCAGGTATCATTGACAACAGTGCAATTGAACATGCAGTATCAAAGATTACACGCATACCATTAGACATGATTGATGCAAAAGAAAATACGAATTATGCAAATCTGGAATCAAATATAAGAACAAATTTATTTGGTCAAAATAAAGCAGTAAGCACATTAGTAGAATCTATTCTAGTTGCTAAATCAGGAATGCGACCAACAAATAAACCAATTGGTAGTTTCTTATTTGTAGGTCCTACCGGCACAGGAAAAACAGAACTATGTCGCCAACTCGCAAGTAATTTAGATGTAACACTTCGAAAATATGATATGAGTGAATACATGGAACAACACAGTGTATCGAAACTAATAGGTGCACCTCCCGGATATGTTGGACATGCAGAAGGTGGTGCTGGGTCTGGCAAATTGATCAATGATGTAGAAGAAACACCAAATTGTATTATTCTGCTAGACGAAGTTGAGAAAGCACATCCTAGTGTTATGAACTTACTTTTACAAGTCATGGATGATGGTAGACTAACAAGTTCAACCGGCAAAGTTGCTGATTTCAGTAATGCTATTCTAATTATGACTAGTAATCTAGGTGCATCACAGAAATCTAAGTTGGCAATTGGGTTTAGTAATGATAATGACGATGCATCACTACAGGCTGTAAAAAAGTTCTTTTCACCTGAATTCAGAAATAGATTAGATGCGATGGTTGAATTTGTTTCATTGCAGCGTGAACATATTGATATGATTGTTGATAAATCAATTAAAGAATTAAATGTGATGTTAACAGACAAACGTGTAGTAATTGAATTGACTCTTGGCGCCAAGGCATGGTTGCGTGAACGTGGCTACATACCAGATATGGGAGCAAGACCTCTTCAACGAGTTATTAATGACAATATTAAAAAGCCATTATCCAAAGAAATTCTTTTTGGAAAACTAATGAATGGAGGCAAAGTAGTTGTTAAAGTTCATGAAGATGAAATAGTGTTTAATTATGATTAGAACTTTTGAGTCTACAAAATTATTTTACAAAAAATATCCTTATAAAATAGCATATAAACGCCTATATGGATTTCCATCTAAGGAAATTATTGAATCATATAAAAATAGAACTGGATATGGTTGGTGGTTTGATTATCCCACAAATGTAGAGGATCAAGTTTCTAGGGCAAATTGTATACGATTTCTTAGAAGTCAACCAGGGACAAAGTTTACAAATAGTTCAATGACACATGTATATTTTGAGGACAAGAAAGTATTTGAACGTGCCACAAATCGGTATCCCGATTTACAAAAAGAGCATCATGTTCCTTTCATTGATAATTTGGCAGAACAGTTTGAACGATATGAAGATAATGTTGAAATAAAAAATAAACTGTATCATAAAAAATTCAGATACAAAATTCAGTTAAGATACAATAATAATCTACATGTTACACTAGGACCGTTATTAAATGAATCATACATTGATAATGATAATTATTTTTTGAATAATAATTTAAGAAAGTTCAATAAAGATCCAAATTATTCTTCTACTGTCTATTCTTCTACAGGATATAATTTATCCTATGTATTTCGACATAGTAACTATAATTCCTATGTGATATATTGCAAAGAACACATTGATATGCAATTAATGGCATTTATTGCAAGTGAAAATATTATTAAAATTACCAAAGCATTATTACGGCATGAAATATTCTAAATTGATAAATAGTTTATATAACTAATTAGCAAATTATGAGGATAAATTATGGCGAATATAAAAGAAGAAATTCTAATAATTCGAGTATCACAACTTTCCAAAAGCGGCGAAGATAAAGCAAATCTTATCAACGATGAAGTTTCGCAGACGATTGAACAAGTCGTTGCGGAATTAATTGGATCTGCCGCTATTGTTGAAGTTGACACAGCAGAAGAATAGGAATAAAAATGGCACGCAAAACAATAACTCTTTTACCTAATTCAGGTACAAATCTCGATCTTATTGGAGAAGCAGTTCCGGGAGATAGTTACTATGGATTTACTGACGGTCTTCATACAATAGCAATCTATGGCCAAGACTTGACAGGCAGAGTAAAAATTCAAGGCACACTTGCAACTAATCCTACAGACGAAGATTGGTTCAATGTATTAATTGATGGCTTACCGTTTAAAGATTATAACGAATTTACTGGAGTTGAAGGATACACCTTCACTGCAAATTTGGTATTTTTACGTGCAATACTAGACAGAACATCCTTAGGACAAACAGACATAAGCACAGTTGGATATATTGATAAAATATATTTGAATTATTAAGGGGCATACTTATGAGTATCAACGCAACACCATTTAATCCAACCTTCAAACTAGTTGGAAATTTACAAGAAGATCAAGTTCTTGTATATAACACATCTGAAGGTGCATTTATCAATGCAGCAGGAACAAGTTCTGCAGGCGGTGCTGGCTTGGATTCGGTTAGTCATACCGGCGCTGGCAATCAACTAGGTTCAATAACTGGATCATCACTTGTATTACAAACCATAACAGCCGGTACAAATGTAACAATAACAGATAGTGGCAATGGACTGATAATATCTGCAGATTTATCAACTAACCTACAAAGTGGTACTAATCTTGGATCAGGTAGTGCGTTGCTATCTGGCATAGATTCTGAAGGTACATTTAGTTTTAAAAGTATCGCAGGTGGTAATGGAATAATCGTAGCAGACGATGGTGAAACCATAACTTTATCTGCAAATATTGATACTACACAATTTTTAGTAAATTCAAATAACTTATCCGACGTTCCAAATAAATCGTTAGCAAGAACAAATATTGGCGCAATCAGTCAAGCAGATAGTGATGCCCGCTATATGAGACTTAATGCAAATAATGCTCCTACAATTGATGATACATTCAATCTAGGCAGCAGTGATTTCAGATATAATGATATATATGCGAAAACATTGCATGGTACAGCAGTTCTGGCAGACAATTTAACAGTTGTAGGTTCAAATAATGGCGATGTTCTAACATGGAACGGTTCAACCTGGGTATCTGCACCTGCCGGTGCTGGCCAAAATGAATTTAATGCAACTCCACAAACTCTTGTAATAAATGGCCAAACACTATCTATAACTGGTGGTAATTCAATTACTCTGCCATCACCAGTTGACGTTGATAACTTTATTAAAACAGATGGACACTCTTTACCAAATTTAAATAAAACATGGGATATAGGTTCAAGCGATTATCGTTTCAATGACATTTATGCAGAGACTTTTTATGGTACTGCAATTCTTGCAAATAATTTATCAGTAAATGGCGAAGTAGGTGAAGTTCTAACATATAACGGTGCAGCATGGGTTGCTGGTCCAAAAGCATACCAAGAGTTAACATGGGATGGAAATGTTCTAAGTATCACAGACGGCAATAGTGTCAGCCTAAATTTAGGAAATTACGTTACTACAACTGCGCTAACCACTGCAATTGATAATATTGATATTCCATATGCAGATTGGAATACATTACAAAATAAACCAACCCTACCCACTGACATTTCTGATCTAACAGATACAACAAATCTATTGGTAACTGCGTTTAGTGGCGTTTACAATGATCTGACAGGTGCACCAACTATTCCAACCGATGTGAGCGACCTAACAGATACAACAAATCTACTGGATCATGTCACTGCGTTTAGTGGTGATTATAATGACCTTACAAACAAACCCACAATATCAGAATCATTTAGTGGCGCGTATGCAGATTTGACAGGATCACCAACAGATATAAGTGCATTCACAGATACAACAAATCTACTTGCAGAATCACAAGTATTATCTTTTTCTAACAATTTACTTAGTATATCAAGTGGAAATTCTATTGACTTATCTGAATATGCCAATGTTGATGCACAGCAAATCACTTTAAATGGCACAGAACTGACGATTTCAGGTGGTAATACCATTGATCTTTCTTCATTGGCTACAACAGTGGATCTATCACCGTACGCAACTCAAGATTATGTTATTAATTCGATAGGTATATTAGAATCTGGTCTTTTCAGTGGATCATATAATGATCTGACAAATGCACCTACTATTCCTACAATACCAACAGATGTTAGTGCATTTACGAATGATAGTGGTTACTTGACAGCACATCAGGATTTAACAGATTATACTCTAAAAACAGAAGCATTCAGTGGGTCATATAATGATCTTACTGATACACCTACTATTCCTGCAATACCAACAAATGTCAGTGCATTCACAAATGACAGCGGCTATTTAACTAGTTATACAGATACAACATATACAACTGCAACTGCTGAAACACTTGGATTAGTTAAGATTGGGTACAGTGCAAATGGCACAAATTATCCAGTAGAGTTAAATGGCGCAGAAATGTTTGTCAATGTTCCTTGGACAGACACTAATTTTGATACAACATATACTGCTGGCAATGGACTAGAGTTAACTGGAACAGAGTTTTCATTAGATTCAACAATTGCAAACAAGGCATATGTAGATAATGCTATCAGTAATCTAATTGGTGGGGCAGATGCAGCATTTGACACGTTCAAAGAAATTCAAGATTCAATGGCAACTGATGCTGAACTTTCGTCAGCAATAAGTAATTTAAGTATTCCAACTAATGTTAGCCAACTATCAAATGATAGTGGGTATCTAACAAGTCATCAAGACTTATCCGATTATGCTCTAAAAACAGAAGCATTTAGTGGGTCATATAATGATCTTACAGATACACCAACAATACCAGAAGCATTCAGTGGGTCATATGATGATCTTACTGATACACCAACAATACCAGAAGCATTCAGTGGTGTATATTCAGACTTAACTGGTGCGCCAACTGATATTTCCGAACTAACTGATACAACTAATTTACTTGTGCCCGAATCACAATTATTAACACTTGCAAATAATTTAGTTACAATATCAGGTGGTAATTCGGTAGACTTATCTGAATACGTTAATACCGATGAACAAGTATTATCATTGAATGATAAAACACTTACGATATCAGGTGGTAACTCCGTTGATCTTTCTAGTTTAGTTGAAGATGTTGACTTAACTCAATATGCAACACAGGATTATGTTGTTAATACTATCAACTCATTGGGTGATAGTGATGGACAAGAACTAACATTTTCTGGAACTATTCTTTCAATATCAAGTGGTTCAGGAAATGGTAATTCAGTTGATCTCGTATCACTGGTAGATGCTGCAACCGATTTAACTGGATATGCTACTGAACAATGGGTTGATGATAAACTAGCAGCCAGATTGGATGCTGATTATCAAAACTTGTCAATAGCAGAAGGAAAACTATTTATATCCAACGGTAATTCAATTGAGTTAACGGACCTAGGCGCTTTCATAGCAACACAGTCACTATCAATCTCTGGTAATGAAATTACTATCTCCGATGGCAATAGTATTACCCTACCAGTATATAATGATGTTGATAACTATATAAAATTGGATGGACATAGTGCACCATCAGAAGATAATCTATGGGATATAGGTAGTGCAGAACTACGATTTAATGATGTGTATGGTGAAAGATTCCATGGTACTGCAGTTTTATCAGACAATCTTACATTAGAAGGCGATATAGGAGATGTACTAACATACAACGGCACTACATGGGTAGCAGCAGCCCCAACTGGAGGCGATGGCAATGGCGGTGGTGGTGAAGGCATACCACAAACTCTAGCACTAGTAGATACCGATTTAACAATTTCGGGTGGTAACACAGTTGATCTATCTGGTCTTGGAATAGATGGATTAACATCTAATCTACCAACAACAACATTGGCACTAGATGCGAGTTGGAACTTTGTTCCTGAAATAAATAATTCGCAGCATTTAGGCTCAGATGGTAGACGCTGGAAAGACATTCATGTTGGTGAAGTTAAACTTGCTGGAAATACATTAGCAGCAGACTCCGCAAATGATGTAACCTGGAATGGTAATAAATTAGCCAAACTATCAGATATTCCAGCACCACAAAATCTAACATATACACATGATACTAAAACATTAGAAATATCAACTGGAAATTCAGTTGATTTAACCGAGTTGTATACTGTTAATATATCAGATACCGCGCCAACCGCACCATTAGATGGTGAATTATGGTTTGATTCCGCAAACTTTGCTCTACTAATAAACTATGATTTAGGTGGATTCCCATTCTGGATCGAATTGAACCCACAGTCATCATCACCAGATTATCAAAATCTAACATTGGATGGCACAACACTTACTATTGCTAATGGCAACTCTGTAGATTTAAGTGGATTAGGTGGCGGCGGTGGTTCAAATTATACAGATGCTGACGTAAAATCATATTTGAACGGAGGTTGGGATTTCGATCTTGTTCCATCGACAAATGCCGGATTTAATATTGGTAGTCCAACAAATATGGTAAAAGATTTATACATAAGTGATACTACAATTTATTTCGGCTCCGCAGGCAATACATTAAAAACAGCAGGGACAACACTATTATTCAATGATGAAGATTTAAAAGATTATGCAAATTTAATTAATAAACCTGCTATTCCACAAGATATATCAGAACTAACAGATAGTACTGGCATCATTCAAGCGGCAAATACAGATAGTCAAAGTTTAACACTTGTTGGATCAAGTTTACAAATATCTGGTGGTAATTCGGTAGATTTATCAGGTATTTCAGGTGCAAGTACATGGGATGAATTAACTGGCACGCCAACTACTCTAGCAGGATATGGAATTACTGATGGTGGTTCAAGTGCATGGGCAGATATCACAGATACACCAACTACTCTAGCAGGATATGGAATTACTGACGCAGTAGTAAACTTTGCTGACTTGGGAACAACGCCGACAACACTAGCAGGATATGGCATCACTGACGGTGGTTCAAGTGCTTGGGCAGATTTGACTGACACTCCAACTACACTAGCAGGATATGGCATCACTGATGCTCCAGCAGATATCAGTGATTTAACCGATACAAATGAACTATTAAGTGGAGGCGGTGCCACAGTATTGGGTGATTTAACTGATGTGAGTGCTTCTGCAGCCAGTACAGGCCAAGTACTAAAATGGAATGGTAGTTCTTGGGCACCAGCATCTGATTCAACGTCATCTGGTGGCTCTGGCATATCTTTAACTGATCTAAGTATATCAAACGCAACAGCAAGCGGCGATGAGACACTTTTAGAATATAATGACGTAACCGGTACATTTACGCTGACATCAGCAGTAGCGAGAACAACAATTGATGATTTAGATGATGTTTCCGTATCTTCTACAGAAGAAGGACAGGTTCTAACATATAATAATACATCTGGCGAATGGGAAAACAGAAATATTCCTGGAATACCAGTTGGCTCAACCCCTCCGACAGATGCGGTGGCAGGACAATTGTGGTATGATGATAGTACATCTGAAATGTTCATAAACTATGATTTGGGTGGATTCTTTACATGGTTACAGGTTTCTTCAGTTCCATTCTCAGGCAACTATTCAGACTTGAACGGTGCACCAACTATCCCGTCAGATGTAAATGAATTATCAGATGCAGATGGTCTATTAGGTTCCGGCGGCGGTGGCGGCACAGGCGGCGGTATTGCTCTTTCTGATCTTAGTGTAACAAATCAATCAATTGGAAGTGCGTCTGGTTCGTTGCAATATAGTGCACAGACTGGTGTATTTACGTTTATTCCACCAGATATCTCATCAGAAACACGTTCATCAGTAAGTGTAAACACTGTAACTAAATCAGGTGGCGGGTCACTGACATTTAATTCAAGTGACGGCGTATTTACATATGCACCTGCTGATATGGCAAGTGCAGAAGTTACTCCACAAGGTAGCAACGGCTCAATTCAATATAACGATAATGGTAGTTTGGGCGGTGTTGCTGGCTTTGAATATGATGCGAGTGGCGCTGGCGCTCTAATTATTGGACCAATAGGTGGCGGTAAGATTAAAACAAACTATTGGGTAGGCGCAGATAATGCTTCACAACCAATGGTAATTCAGAGTGATAACGGTTCTGGTAGCAAATCAACACACATCGCATTCACAAATTCATCAGGTTCACAAACAACTACATTTAGTGGAACAGTTGATTTTACTGGTAATACAATTAACGGATTAGAATTAACTGACTTATCTATTAATGATGGAACATCTGGACAGGTGCTAACAACCGATGGTTCAGGTAACTTCTCATTCGCTACTGTATCAGGCGGCGGCGGCGGAGTTTCATCGTACAATGATTTAACAGATAAGCCTACAATTCCGAATGATGTTTCTCAACTAGGAGATAGTAACGGTCTTCTTGCTCATAATGTATATACAGCAGGAACAGGCATTAGTGTAGATAATTTGGTTGTTTCAATAGACTCTAATTTAGGTGATTTAAACAATGTTTCGTCTAGTGCTCCAGCATTAGGACAATTACTAGCATGGTCTGGCACACAATGGCAACCAACTGCTCCAGCAGCAGCAAATCTTTCAAGTTCATCTATTGGCGAACTGAATAATGTTGACATTTCCGGTGTCCAAACAGGTCAATTCTTAGAATGGGATGGTAGTAAATTCGTCCCAGCAAGCGGCGGAACTGTGGATTTATCAACAGAATCACTAGGTGATTTAGGTAATGTCGATGCAACTGTTCCAACAAATGGTGATGTTCTTACTTGGGATGCTACAAGTAGCGAATGGGCACCTGCAGCACCGGCAACCGGCGGTGGTGGCGGTGGTGGCGGTAGTACCACAGAGTATTTCAAACTTAACTATGCGACAAATGGTTCATTGTCTAGTATTTCGAATACAACAAGTGGAATATCAGCAAATATTGAGGATGCAAACTCAGGCGAAGTTACTGTGACATTTAGTGGATATTCATTCCCACCATCAAACGTACTTGTTTACGGATATTCTAGAACAACAAATCAGTATATAATTATGCCACTTAATAAAGATATGACTACTCGTACTCTAAACGCAGGCGGATCTCCTGGATCACCAATTGCATTTGGTTCACTAGGATCACTTACTATGAACTTAGTATTACGAGAAGCAGACACTGGTGCCGGTAGAAGTTTCGGGACAGATACACATGCATGGATCGTGGTGTCAATGATATAATAATTTATTTAAGGAATAATTAAAATGATTAATTATAAGACAAGTGCAATAGATTTAAATGTTCCGGCAAAAGTTATATCATGTACTGTAATAAGTGCTAAAAATATTGCATCCTGGCCGTACGATGATGGCCTAGGTGATAATTGGTGGGCTGGTGCAAGTAACGCCAAAGCATACCGTTGGGAAATAACAATGGGTGTCACACAGGTAAATCATGGTTCACATTTAACACGTACTCCATTTAGATTTGATGGATTTGACATAACTGTTGGTGATTTCATTGCTGGTGCAACAGATGGCAGAGCATTGCAAATTGTTTCAATAATAGAAAAAACCGCATTGTCAGTTACTTGTCAGGTTGAAGATAGACTCAGATACAACACTTTTAGAAGTGCTGCTGGTACAGGTATATTCAATATTCCAGGCAGTGCAATCGTATTTCAACTTAATGAAAATGGTGATCCTATGATTGATCCGCTACCAGTTGGCTCAGTTTCTAGCGATTTCTATCCTAATGTCAACTCACGATTTAAGTATCTCAATCCATCTAATAACTATCTTTTGAATCAAGACACACATGGATTTGATGAAGGCGATGTGATTTGTATGAATCCTGATACTGGCGAATTTGAAGTTGCAGGGCAAGATAACATGGATAGACTAGTTGGTACAGTAACACATCCAGGTCCTGGTCCAAATAATTTTCTTCTAAGACCTGCAAATGGAGTTATTGATTTTGTGCCTGGACTACCAGGTACAGCAGGTGATTTTATATATCCAGCAATTGATGGTACAGGTGAACTAACGACTGAAAAACAAAATGTTGCTATTTTTCTAAAAATTAAAGATCAAATACCAAGTGTATCACGTGGAACTATTACAAATGGTTCTTGTACTGCAGGTGATAAGATGGGTATCAATGGTATCGATGTTCAATTCTTGACAAGTAGTGGTGGCGTAGTGAGTGTAGCAAATGCAAGGGATGATATTAATGCTTTAACCGTAGAACATAACGTAATTGCAGAAGCAAGCCCTGCACCTAATGAGATTGAATCAGACTCAGGAACATATGGAAATGCATATGGACTTGTTGGTGGCTTTGCACCGTTTTCAGCAACTATTAATGGATCAGCAGTTGATTTTACCACTACAACAGCAGGACAAGGTTCATTTGGAATGGCAGTTGCTATTGCAGAAGACATGGCGAATGATATTAATGCAGCAGGAATTAATAATATAACTGCAAGTCATGCAAATGGAAATTTAATAATATTTGAAGCATCAGGTGGAAGTATTACAATTGTAAATGTATCGCCTGATGCGAATGGAAATAATTTTGCAGGAACTAATTCTATCGCTGCATTGGGACTAACATATCCTGCTGCCGCAAGTGCATTTGTGTTACAACTTAGAAGAGATGATGGCGGCGAGATAATAATAACTGATGAAATCGGATCACCAACAGTTGATTTTGGAGTATTATCTGGACATAATGGATCATATGCTATTGGTCTCAATGTTGAACAAGGTGTACGCAAAGCAGGTACAACTGTTGTTGCTGGAATGGCAGAAAGAGATGCACTTACTGGTGTGCTGGTTGGTGATGCAGCATATGTTCTTGACAGCGGCGAAGGTGAGTGGGCACTATTTATTTGGGATGGGTCAGCATGGTCGTTGGTAGCAGACCAAGATAGTGCTGCAACAGATGCAAGCACATTGTCATATACATTCAATTGTCCAATATCTGGATTTGGAACATCTGATACGGTTGTATTAGGAAGAATGTCTAATAACTCAAAAGTTGTTAGTGTATTGGTTGAAGTTATTAATCCAATGGCTGGCTATACCCCAACAAATATCCCTTCGTTAGTGATTGGCACGACCGCAGAATCAGATCGTCTTATGAGCGCAGATTCTAATGATTTAGAATCTAGCGGATCATATGTGACAAATCCAGATTATCATTATGAGGGTGCAACTGAAATAGAGATAAAAGCGAAGTTATCACATTTCGATGCAACAGAAGGCGAAATAAAAGTAATCGTAACTTACGTTTAATATTCGTATAAAATACAAAATACATGAAGCATAAATACAATTGTAAGATGTCAATCTTGCATAATTTATCTGATGTGTTCTTCCCGGATAGATTTTTCATGAAAACTTTAACCAATGTAAGACTCGAATAGTATTCGTGTTCTTATTTAATAGCTATATAATAGGAGAACTTTAATGGCTTTAATTAAAAATTTCGGTATTGCTGGTATTGGTCAGTCGGTACAGTATGGTAAAGGCGGCGGTAAAGTCGTATACGATACTAGTAACTCACTGTTCAAAATCACAACCGATGGTACTACACTGACCCACATGTCAGTAGAAACAACGCCAACAGATGACAACCATGCTACTTCAAAAGCATATGTTGACTCAGTTGCACAAGGTCTTGACGTAAAAGAATCTGTTCGTGCAGCAACTACTGGTGACATCACAATAACAAGTCCAGGATCAACAATCGATAGTGTTAACCTTGTACAAGGCGACCGCATTCTATTGAAAGACCAGGCAACTGCATCACAAAATGGTATCTATGTATGGGCAGCAGGAACTGCGCCACTAGTACGTGCGATTGATATGGATGCAACAGGTGAATTTACTGGTTCATTCTTCTTCGTAGAAGAAGGTACTGTAAACTCAGACCAAGGTTTTGTATGTACAACTAACGGTACAGTGACACCAGGTTCAACAGCAGTTGAGTTTGCACAGTTCACAGGTACTGGTCAGTTAACAGCAGGCGATGGTCTATCAAAAATAGGCAACACAATCGATATCAATGTAGATGATGCATTCATTAAAATTAATGCGAATGATGCTCTAACAATCAAAGGCACTTCAGTCACTGGCGAGATTCTAAAATCAGACGGTCAAGGCGGCGTAGTATATGGTGCATTAGATATCACTAACTCAGGCGCAATTTCAGGTGCACTACCACTAGCAAATGGTGGTCTAGGTGTAGACGCTTCTGATGTATCAGGAAAAGCAACTGCACGTACAAACCTAGGTCTAGGTTCAATGGCAGTACAAGATGCTGCAACAGTCGCTATCACTGGTGGCACAATTGACATTTCAGGTGGTACACTAACTCTAGCAGCTAACCAAATCAACGGTGATTCAGTTGGTAATGGTACTATTGACGGTGCAAATCTACTAGGTGCATCTGGCAACACTTTATCAGGTTATGATATTACAGTTGGCGCTGGCAAAACACTAGACGTAGACGGTGTACTAGACGTAGACGCTGCAGCAGGTTCAGCAATCGACAATGTTGCAATTGGTACAACAACATCAGCAGCAGCAATCTTCACAACATTAACTTCTGATACAGTAGATTTAAATGGCGGTGCGATTGATAATACTGCTATTGGTAATGCAGTTGCATCAACTGGTAAATTTACAAACCTAAGTGCAACTACTTTATTCAAAGCAGATACAGTAGAAGCATTCACATCAGCAGGCGATATTACATTTAATAGTAAAATTATTGCTGCAGCAGGCATTGACTTCGGCGGCGCTTCTGTTGGATCAGGTGGTATTACAGCGGATATTATCGGTGAAAAAACACTAGATGCTGGTGTCACAGTTGATAGTGTTCTATTAAAAGACGGTGGTGTAACTGCAACAGGTATTTCATCATTTACAAATGCAACAATCACAACTGCAGATATCAATGGCGGGCATATGGATGATGTAGCAATTGGTGTAACAACATCAGCGGCGGCAACATTCTCAACAATGGCAAGTGCAGCAGTAACTATCACTGGTGGTACAATTGCAGATACCGATCTTGATTTGACTGGTCAAACACTTTTACTTGATGATGATCAAATTTCAGGTGATAAAATCAACGGTGGTTTAATTTCTGACTTCGCATCACAGGGTATTGATGATAATGTAACTCCACTAGGCGTATTAGTAGCAGATGGTGGTACAGAAACTAGAACAACTAGTACAATCTTAACACTAGCGGATACAGATGCAACATTTGATGCAAACCTAATCGTAAATGGTGACCTAACAGTAACAGGTACAACTACTACTGTTAATTCGTCAGAAACACTAGTAGCAGATAACTTAATCACATTAAATGCTGGTGAAGTTGGCGCAGGTGTAACAAGTGGTTCAGCAGGTATTGAAGTTGATCGTGGTTCAGCAGATAATGCATCACTACAGTGGAATGAAACTCTTGACGTTTGGGAATTCAAAGTAGGTACAGCACTAGCAGACCTAAAAATTGGTTCACAATCTATGGATGCAATCGCAGTTGATAACATCGGTGAACTAACTCCAAATGCAGGTATTACATTTACCGATGAGGTAGCAGGTTCAGATGCTACATTCTCTGGTACAGTTACAGTAGATACAATCGCTGAATATTCAACAGATGTTGGTGTAACAGTTGATGGTGTAAGTCTAAAAGATGGCGTTGTAACTGGTGGACTAACTGCAGAAGCAGGGGATACAGTAAACGTATCAGCCGCATCTCTAGTTCTAGCAGACGACCAAATTTCAGGTGATGCTATCGAAGGTGGTGTAATCGGTTCAATTCAAATCGATTCATTAACAACAAGCGGAATTGCAGTTACTGGTGGTACAATAGATGGTACAACTATCGGTGCAACTACATCATCAGCAGGTACATTCTCAACATTAGTATCAGACTCAGTTGATCTAAACGGTGGCGCAGTAGATGGTACAATTATTGGTGCAACTACATCAGCAGCAGGTACATTCTCAACAATGACAACTGCAGCAGCAACCGTAACAGGTGGCAATGTTGATGGTACAATTATTGGTGCAACTACATCAGCAGCAGGTACATTCTCAACATTGACTTCAGTATCCGCAGCAATTACTGGTGGTGCAATTTCAGGTGCATCCTTGACTTCAGACATTGTTGATTTTGGTGGCGGTGAAATGGACGCAGTTATTATTGGTGCAAACACATCAGCAGCAGGTACGTTCTCAACACTAGGTTCAAACAATGTTACTTTAACAGGTGGTACTGCTACTGGCATGACAACTGTTACTGCAACAAACCTAAACTCAGGTAATGTTACAATTACTGGTGGTTCGATTTCTGGTACAGACATTAACCTAGGCGGTGTTACACTTACATTTGATGCTGATCAAATTTCAGGTGACGCAGTTCACGCTGGAACGATTTCAGATTCATCACTATTGGGTAAAGTTCACGCTGTAGGAGTTCCACATTCAACAATATCACGTTATGATATTACTGTGGGTGCAAACTTTGCATTAGACGTATCAGCAGGAACATTAACACTTGCAGATGATCAAATCTCAGGTGATAAAATCCAAGGTGGCACAATCTCAGATTTTGCTTCAACTGGTATTGATGATAACGCAACAGCAACAAAAATGACACTAACAGACACAGCGGCAACATTCGGTGTGAATGGTGACTTTGGTGCGAACACACTTGCAGCAGGCGCAACAACTCTAGCATCTGCAACAGTAACAGGTGATGCGGTAATCAACGGTAATCTAACAGTTTCAGGTGCAGTAACAACTACACTTTCAGAAACAGTTGCTATCGAAGATAACATGATTGAATTGAATTCAAATGTTGCTGCAAACGCTGCACCAACAGAAGATTCAGGTCTTGTAGTAAATCGTGGTTCATCAGATAATGCACAATGGTATTGGGATGAAACAGACGATGTATGGTCATCTGAAGATGCTAATGGTGCAATGGCTAACATCAAAGTTGGTGAAATCCAAGCGGCAAGTTTCGGTCTAACTGGTCAAATCGCAAGAACTGATGGTGGTACTGGCACTGATACGTCTGCATTCGCAAATGACTCACTAATGGTCATGGCGGCAGCAGGCGCAGTAGCAGAACTAGCAAAAGGTGCAAATTCAACAGTACTAAAAGTTAACGCTTCTGGTGCACTAGGATATGCAAAAGTCGATATGACTGCAGATATCACTGGTATTACACCAATCGCAAATGGTGGTACAGGTATCTCAGTAAGTGGTCTAGAGCATCAAGTTCTAATCACAGATGGATCGGGTGCATTGGTATATGGATACCAAGAAACTCTACGTACTGCAGCAGGCGATGTTGCAATTCAAACTTCTGGTATGACAACTGCTGAATATCTAGATATGTCAAGTGCAACAGGTAGTGTAACACTAACTGCTAAAAATGCAGGCGGCACAGGTGTTGTAGATATGTATCTACAAGGTCAAGATGGCGGCGATGTTTTCCTAGTTGGTCAATCAGGCGAAGCTGTTCTTCAAGGTGATGATGACACTGATTTAACTGTTTCAGGCGGTGTGTCTGTAGCAGGTGACGCAGGTGATCTGGTTCTTAAAGGCGGTAACGGTTCATCTACACACGCTTCAGGTGATGTTATCATCAAAGGCGGCACAGGTGGCGGCACAGAAGGCAAAACTCAGGTTTATGGCTCAAATGACACGCTAATCGCAACGTTTGTTGAAACAGCAACTGATACAACAGATTCATTAGAAATCAAAAACGGCACTGGTGGTATTGAACTAGCAGCAGTCGGTGGTACAGAAGTTAATCTTGTATTAGCTCCAAAAACTGCAGATAATACTAATGGCACTGGCGGTATGGTTATGCTACCAGCAAATACACACATTGATTTTGATAATTCAGATGATATGGTTGTATCTACTAAGAAATATGTCGATGATGAAATTGCCAAAGTTGGTGATAACTTCCTTCGTCAAGATTTCACAGCAAATGGCAGTGGTACTTTCACAGTTGGTAACATCAAAAATGTTTCAGGTAAACTATATTATGTAAAATCTGTAACAATCAAAATTCTAACAGCGTTTGTTGGATGTGATGAAATCACAGTGTCAGATGGTACGAATGATCTTGTTACTACTATTGATGTTGATATGTCAGAAGAAGGTCTATTCATTATTGAACAAGGCTATGAAAACACATCAGCACAAAATGCAACAATTACAGCAACACTAGGTAATGGCGGTTCAACGGCATCACCAACGGTTGGTCGAGCAATTGTTTCTGTTGAGTACAAAGCAATTAATACGTAAAATTAAACTTTAACTAGTTTAATTAAAACTTAAAATACAGGAGGGGCTTCGAAAGAGGCCCCTCTTTTTTGCCTTGACACAGTAATTATAATATGCTATATTAATATTATATGATAAATAGATTAAGAATTAAATAACTTAACGACAGATATAACTATCTGACTTTTTACGCACAGACGTTGAGGAAAACAAAAATGGCAGTAACACTGAATGCTCGTGGCACAACCGTTCCATCCTTCAAAATAGGTAAGGGCGGCGTGACTATATACCAGGGTAATAATGATCCGGCAAATACATATAGTATTAATACTGGTGATTTATGGATAGATCGTACCAATGAAAAACTAAAATTTAGAGATGTGAACGGTGTCTGGCATGTACAACTAGATTCTATAAATGATTTAACCGATGTAGATATTTCAAGTAATGCTCCTACTGACGGTCAAACACTAGTATGGGATAATTCCAATAGTAAATTTATACCGGCAGATTTTAGTGATCTTACCTCAGTTGCAAGTAATATTATACCAACAACAACAAATACATATGATATAGGAAGTTCGACAAAAGTTTGGAATAATATTTGGGCATCAACCGGTAATATTAACAATTTAACAGTTAGTGGAGATTTGATCGTTAGTGGCTCAGTCACCACTATTGATACTACAAATCTAACGGTATCTGATAATATAATTGTTTTGAATAATGATGTTACTGGCACACCAACAGAAGATGCTGGTTTAGAAATTGAAAGAGGAACATCAACAAATGTTTCCATCGCTTGGAACGAATCTACTGATCGTTGGACATTTACAAACGATGGAACAACATATTATAATTTAATCGTAGATAGTGATGATATAGCAGAAGGATCATCCAATGAATTTTATGATGATTCAAAAGTAGATGCACGAATAGCAAATTCATCTATTGATGACTTAGCAGATGTAGACTTGACAACATCTGCGCCAGTAGATAAACAGATACTAATATGGGATGGAGTCAATAATAAATTTGTACCTGGTAACGAATTTTCCACACTTAATTTAAGTGTTGGCAGTCCAATTGCACCAAATGGTATAGGTGGTATTACATACGATAATTCAACTGGTGTATTTACATATATTCCACCTGATCTAAGTGCGTATGTAATTACATGGAATGACCTTACTGGAACACCAACAACAATTGCAGGTTATGGAATTACAGATGCATTTGATGGAGATTATGGATCATTAACTAATACACCTAGTATTCCGTCATCATTACTTGATTTGAATACTATTGTAGATGGTACAAATGGACAAGTTTTACAAACGAATGGCGCCGCCGGGTTTAGTTTTGCTACACTGGATATTTCTGATTTCACTGACGGTTCGAGTTTACTTGGTAATAGTTCATATTATGCAACAAAGGTCGGTTACAATTTAGCAGATGAAACAGATACATCATCAATTGTTTTAAATCCAGGTGATGCTACTACCTCAGCAACTTTCCGAGGTAACATTATAAATCCAACTACTGGTGCAACGGTATTAAACGCTTCGCAACCTCAATACACACTAACAGGTAATGTAGCAGGCGACTTATATGGAGATGTAATTTCACCTACTCAAAATACACCAATTATTACTACTGGTCCAACGCGAGACCTATTAACAATTCACGATGCTGAAATTGAAAAACTAAAAGCACCAACTGTTGGTGGAGTAGCAGGTGCAACAATAATTAACACTACTGGAGCAGATACATTTTTTGGACACAATGCTCATCTAACAGGATCATTATACGGTGACATTGGTGATACATTAGCAAATTCTCCAGTACTAACAGTTGGTACCGGCAATAACGATTCTCAATTGGATGTCACAACCGCATCAATAGATGATTTAACTGTTAAAAATCCTACTATTGTTAGAACACTAACACAACAAGCAATAAGTGCTGATCATTACACAAAACAATATGTATTATCAGGCACAACAACTGATGCAACTGAAACCGAATTATTTGTTCGTGGTGCGCCCAATGAAAGAATACCAGTAGCAACAGATACAACAATATTCTATGATATTTCTTTTGTAGCACGTAGAACAGATGCGACCGGTGAAAGTGCAGGATTTGAACTTAAAGGTGTTGTTGACAATTTTGCAGGAACAGTAGCAGATGTTGGCGATCTATATGAAATTCTGGTAGCAAGTGATAATACAAATTTAGTAGTTGAAGCAACTGCAGATGATACAAATGATGCTATTAAAATTTCAGTAACGGGCGAAGCAAGTAAAACATTTAGATGGACTGCGGTAGTAAAAACTACAGAAGTGGCACAGTAAAGGATTAGAAGATGGCAAGGGCAAGAGGATTTAAGTGGGATAATGTTCAAAAGAAACAATTTGTTGTTGATAGTAACGGTGTTGAAACAACATTATTAGATGAAACCGGTAGTGGCGGAGGTAGTGAGACAGCAAGTATTGCAACATCTACGACATCACCCAGCAATCCCGTAGACGGCGATTTATGGTTTGATACTACTGATGGAACAATGTATATATATTACGATGATGGCACATCTTCACAATGGGTAGGTATTAGTGGTGCAACCGGTGCAACAGGCGCCGATGGTGGGGTAACATCATATACTGATATTACAGCCCGCAATGCTGCAACGCCCAGTACGGGTGATCTTGCTTATATCACATCAACAGGTGGACTTTATATTTGGGATAGTAGCGAATGGGATAGAATTTGGGCAGGAGCAGATTCTGTACCTACATGGACAACAGAATTATCAGATAATACAGTATTAAATTCAGACGGCACAGCGACTACATTAACTGTTGCAGCAACCGACGCAGAAGGATTTGATGTAACATATGCATATGACACTAGCCCAAGCAATCAAACCCAAGCAACAATTGCAAATAATAATGATGGTACATTTACATTAACGCCCAGTACATCTGCATCAGACTCCGGCAATTTTACATTCCGTGCTAGATCGAATGATGGATTACAGGTCATATCTACAGTCACTACTGTAAGTTTGGCCTTCAGCGAAGATATTACATTCGATTCTAGTGAGATGGGAATAACAACGAATTCTACTAATTCTGTTGATTGGGCGTTTGGAAATTGGGGAAGCACCAGTGACTTTAACATGGCTGCAAGTAGTGAATTGGCATCTGGCAGAAAATATTTTGAAGTTGAAATGGTATCTGGTAGCTCACAGTTCTATATTGGCATAGCACGTAGTGATATTCCACAATGGAACACTGGTCATTTTGATACTGGTGTCGTTGTCAATTACAGGTCTGGGGGCGTGATTGACAACGTGACCAATAGCAACATAGGTGGTGGGGTTGGTAGCCTGAATGCAGGTGCTGTACTGCAAATTGCATACGACAATACAACAGATGAAGTTTGGTTTAATAAAGATGGCGGTACATGGTGGCCAAATAATCCAGCCAGTGGTTCTGGATATTCGGTTAATGGTACGGCTGGACAACCATTCCGTCTGGTACTCGGTACTGAAGGCGGCGTCACGACTTTCGTAGGTAATATTATCACTGGTTCACAAACTTTCAATCATTCTGTGCCGACTGGATTTGTTGGTCATTAATAACATGAATTTAAATAAAAAAGGAATTAAATAATGGCAATAAATTTTCCAGATAATCCATCAGATGGCGATATCGCTACCATTGGCGGAGTAACATATACATACACTGCAAGTGCAAACTCTTGGAAACCTCCTGTACCGGGCGCTAGTGCAAGTACGTTAACTGATTTAAATATTAGTGATGGAACGTCAGGCCAATTATTAACAACTGACGGTAATAATAATTTTTCATTTACATCCGTATCATCTGCATCATCTACTGAAATTTTTGCAGATATGGCAGCATTGATTGCAAAAACCGGAATGAATGCAGGAGACCAAGGATTAGTACTGGACAATAACAAACTGTTTATGTATACCGGGTCTGCATGGTATTTAATCGCAACGATGGTTAATAATTCACCTACTGCAATTACAAATGTTAATTCATCATATGATCTTTCTCTGGATGGTACACCTACTGTAATTACTGCAACATCAACTGACCCAGAAGGGTTCCCACTTACATGGAGTTATGCAATAACATCTGGATCACTTGGATCAACTGCTACAATATCACAAGCAGATAATGTTTTTACAATTACTCCAAGTACTAATTCAGCAGACGCTGGTAACTTTACGTTGACTATATCTGCAACTGATGGAGGATCATCTGGCATAGTAAATAAAGTTATATCCATATCTCTTTTTTTCATCGTTGCTAATAGTAGATATACAACATTACTTGTAACAGCAACAGAAGATTCTGATAATAACAATATAACTGATTCATCTACTAATAATCATAGTATTACATTTAATGGCAATCCTTATGCTGGTACATTTAGTCCTTATAGAAGTGGTGGATACAGTGTATATTTTGATGGTACAGGCGATACATTTTCAATAGCAAGTAATGCTGATTTTGCATATGGTACTTCTGACTTCACTTGGGAAGCCTGGCTATATGTTCCTGAAGCAAAAGCTAATCACTATGTTTTAGATCATGGTTCTAATGGTGGAACCATAAACATTGCAAATACTAAAGTTAGATATTATAATACTACAACAGGTACAGGAAGTTCTCTTTATACTACTGGTGGAACAATTTCATATAATACCTGGAATCATGTTGCAGTTGTAAGATCCAGTGGAACAACCACATTGTACATTAATGGTGTTGTAGGATCAAGTGGGTCTGATGGTCATAACTATGGGTCACAAGCCATTATTGTAGGAGATCATGGTGTCGGGGGTTATTCATATAATGGTTATATTCGAGATCTAAGAATTGTTTCAGGTACCGCAGTATATGGTGCAAATTTTACCCCACCAACTGAACCTTTAACAGAAGTTACTAATACAAAATTATTAACTGCTCAAGGGCCATACATTCATGATGTCTCTACTAACGATCACTCAATGTCAAAGACAGGCGATGTTTCCACAAAGCCAACATCACCCTACGACTATACAGGATACTCAGCAACAAGTAACGGAGGATCTGTGTATTTTCCTGGTGCCGCCTCTGCTTCATTCACACCATCAGATGCTAGTTTTGGTTTTGGCACAGGTGATTTTACAATTGAAGGTTGGTTTAATTTCGATGATAATGGAGCCTTTACAGGCGGCAATGGTTCAACTATTCTATCTACTTTAAATTCGCTATCTGGAGTGGGCGTACATCTTTGGGTATCGGCTAACACAATTAGATTCTATAATGCTGGGGCGGATCGTATTGTAAGTTCTGCTGTTAGTGTAAAAGAATGGCATCATATTGCACTTGTTAGATCAAGTGGAAATACAAAACTTTACATTGATGGCAATCAAACAGGTGCAACATATGCAGACGGTCACGATTACGGAGCAACTGCTCCTTTTAGTATAGGCAGTTATCATAACAATGGTGCTGTTGGCTCTGTTACTAAAAATATGATTGGTTATGTGTCAGACCTTAAAGTCACAAAAGGGCAAGCAATATATACTGCAAACTTTACACCACCTACTGCTCCATTATCTTCATCTGGTGCATCTATACATATCAAAGGAACAGATGCTTCTATTATAGATAAATCTCAAACTAGTAACCTAAATCTGATTGGAAATACTAGCGGTTCAACTGCACAAGTTAAGTTTTCAAATAGTAAGTCGATTTATTTTGATGGCAATGCAGATTATATATTCGCATCCGCAAGTTCATCTATACTAGGCGATGGCGATTTTACGGTAGAAACATGGATTTATGCTAATTCTATAGATTCTGCTTATAGATGTATTTGCTCACAAGGAAATAGTGGCAATGCATTTAGAATGTTTCTTCAAGGAACAACAATTCAAGTATGGCGGGGGGCGTCCCAGATGATTAATTATGAAAATAGTACTGTAGCTAATACATGGTATCATATTGCATATTCAGATCATACTCTATATGTAAATGGTCAAACTGTCACCACGATTCCAACACCAGGATTTGATCATACCTTAACTTCTATAGATATAGGAGGAAATGATAACAGTAGTATAAATGGTTATATGGCGGACTTCCGTATTACAAAAGGTTTAGCAAGATATACCGCTAGCTTCTTCTCACCACCTACTGGTTCACTCAAAGGTTAAATTTTTTATCTCATAATTGTATTTAAAAGATAAATACTGTAAGATACTGATATATAATTAGGAGAAATAAATGGCAATCCCCACCCCGCCGTTCACCGATGGTCAAATTATTACCTTACCAAGTGGTAAAAAAATGCAATGGTCTGCTGCATCTGGAAGACTAGTAAATTCACAGCCTGCTCCAGCAGCAGTTGTTGAGGAAGTAGTAGAAGCCGCTGCAGCAGAAGCACAACAAAAAGCAGATGTGGCACAAGCAGCAGCCGAAGCAACAGCGGCAGCCGATGCACAACAAAAAGCAGATGAAGCCCAAGCAGCAGCGGCCGCAGATGCACAGCAAAAAGCAGATGCCGCGCAAGCCGCAGCAGTTGCAGCCGCCTCAGTGGAAGCAGAAACAAAAGCAACCGCAGCAGCAGTACAGGCAGTAGCCGATGTGACGGGGGGAGCATCAGAAGCATTTGATACTTTAAAGGAAATTCAGGATGTAATGGCAACGGATGCCGAACTATCTGAAGCGATAAATCAAATTTCTTCTCAGCAACTTGCTCTCAATGGTAATGAGTTAAGTATATCTGATGGCAATACCGTAGACTTATCAAGTATTTCTGGTGGTGGTGGCGGCGCCGGAGAAAAAGGTGACACTGGCGATACAGGTCCAGC